CTTCTACTAAACATTTATCACCAGCAAGTTCTTGAATAACTGCAACCAACTGGTCTACTGTATCGCTATCTAGTTTTGTGTCAGCAGTTTGTTTGTCTGCAACTAGTTGTGATACTTTAATTGTAATTGATTCTTCAAATAGTTTAGCCATTGATATTCTCCAAAGTATTTATTCTAGGTTTACGCCCACGCTTTTTACCCGCACCACGCACTGCACCATTTGCCTTAATATCATAAGCAAGACCAAGCCGTGTGGGTTCCATACCATCAATCTCTTCAATTTTATCAATAGGAACACTAAACTTGCGACCGCTACGATGAGAAGAAATAAACTTCATTGTACCTTCATCACTCACGACACGATCAACATTAAGAAATAAACGTTTCTCGGTGGGCATACCGCCAAATGCTGCTATAGGACACCGTGCTAGAATACGAGTCTTGCTATTCACGACACCACGATTAATAAGGGCTGTTGCTAATTCTAAATTCATTATGTTACGCTTTCACTTTCTTTACTAACTTATAAACTTTTTTAATTCCATCTTGGAACAACATATATAGCAGTGGAATATTGTCTGCACTTCGGCAATAAACACGAACTGTGCCATAGTAATAATGTGTTTCAAAACCTGTGGCAGTACGAGTACACCAACGATTTAGTTCGTATGGCAGTGACAAGTCATCTTTGTTGTTATTAACAAACTCATACAACTCAAGTAGATTTTCTTTCTGTGTTTTTCTGCCACTACCTTGTGATCCACCGTTTTGCCAACCCCAATAAGTTTCAAACTCAACCTGATAAGGAATATCTGGGTCATACCTTGTATCACTTACCAGTTTAACATCAACTGCGATATTGTCAAGGTTTTTTATCGCTGCAATATACTGATCATTACTTGTGGTAAATCCTTTGACTGCGGCAAGAAGTGATGGATCATCAAGAATAGCATCAAGTGCTGTCGTGCTATTGGTAAAGAAACGCAAGTATGATTCTTTACGAAGCCGACAGTCTGGATCAAGGGTTTTTAAAACTTTTCGCATATTTTCACGAATATCCCAATCTCTTGGAACTGCTAATTCTACACGAAAGTGATACTTGCCATACCAAAGTTTGTTTTCAGTATCAATGTGCCACTTAAACAAATGGTCTCTGAACCGATCACGGTATTCAATCAGCGTTAATTCTGCTATTTTGGTCATCTTGCGCTACCAATTCCAACTTGTCAACATTTAGGTCTACCTTAATATTAGCATAGTTTCCTGTCTTGTCAAACAGTATTTTCTTTGCTAGCGGAACTTTAATATGTTCGTGAATTGTGCGATGCATTGGTCTGGCACCAAGACTTGGAGTATAACCCGTCTTGCACAACCAATTCCACGCAGAATCAGTAAGTGATACTGATGTATTCTTTAGGGCAAGTTTTTCATTAAGTTCACGAATAAACTTCTCTGCAACCTTACGAATTGTAGCCCCATCAAGTTTATTGAATGTAACAATCGCATCAACACGATTGCGGAACTCTGGACGGAAATATTCTTTAACAGCAGCATCAACTGCATCCACGTTTGTTCCGCCACCAAATCCAATAATGTTACGTTCACTATCAGCAGCACCCAAATTACTGGTCATAATAAGGATAGACTGGCGGCAATCTGCTCGTTTACCATTGGTGCCAGTGATGAAACCTTCATCCATAACTTGCAACAGCACCTGTGAAACATCAGGATGTGCCTTTTCAATCTCATCAAAGAGAATGATGGAGTGTGGGTTCTTGGCAATCTCACTAATAAGCAAGCCACCAGCAAGGTTAGCATCCTCGTAGCCAACATAGCCAGGAGGCGCACCAATAAGGCGTGAGATAGAATGACGCTCTTGATACTCACTCATATCAAAGCGCAGCAACTTCATGCTTAAACGATCTGCCAATTGCTTTGCAAGTTCAGTCTTGCCTGTGCCAGTAGGTCCAAGGAACAGGAATGAACCAACAGGCTTGTTATCAGCCTTAAGACCAGCCTGTGATACCCACACACGGTCTAGCACCTTGTCAACTGCGGTATCTTGATTATACACAACTGCCTTAATCTCGGCACCAATATTTGGCATAATCTTCTGTGTATTTTCTTCGCCTAATTGACTTTCTGGAATACCAGTGATACGACTGAGTTCACGGCGAATTTGTGCAACATCAATAGTGCGTGAGCCACGTGCCTTGGTGCGGCGTAATGCTGCGGCACTATCAATAAGGTCAATTGCCTTATCTGGCAACTTCTTGTCTGCCTGATAACGAGCACTCAATTCTACTGCTTCATTTATAGCAGCATCGGTAATCTTAACATTATGAAAAGTTTCGTAGAGTAGTTTAATGCCGCTTAAAATTTGCTTGGTAACAGCAATGGTTGGTTCATCAATTGTCACACGATTGAAACGACGCATAAGTGCACGGTCTTTTTCAAAGTGTTGGGTATACTCTTCCCATGTTGTACTAGCAATAACCTTAAACTCGCCACGAGCAAGTGCTGGTTTCAGCATATTACTCAGGTCTACTGCGCTATTACTACCGCCACCAGCACCACGCATCTGATGTGCTTCATCAATGAATAGAATAACATTACCAAGTTCAGCAGCAGCCTCTAAAATTTCTTGAATACGTTCTTCAAAGTCACCACGATACTTTGTGCCAGCAAGCAATGAACCAATGTTTAGGCTATAAACTTCATGGTTCTTAAGAAACTTTGGAACATTTCCTTGCACAATGTTAAGGGCAAGTCCTTCGGCAATGGCAGTCTTGCCTACGCCAGCATCACCAACAAGCAACACATTGCACTTGCTTTTTCTAGCAAGAATCTGTGTCATGTCAGCAATTTCTAAATCACGACCAATTACTGGATCAATTTTGCCACTGGCTGCTTGCTCATTGAGATTGGTGCAATATTCCTCAAGTGCTTGTGCAGCATAGTTGTTGTTTTTCTTTGTTGAGGATTTCTTATAAAGTTCAACAATCTGCTCTGGTTCCACGCCATACTTCTTTAAGAAATATGCAGCATGGCTGTGTGTTTCTTTGGAAATAGAAAGGTATAGGTCAGTAATATGAATGTTCTGACGACCAAGAAGGATTACTTGCGTAAACGCACGATTAAACACTCGTTCAAGCGTTTGAGTTTTCTTTGGTTCTACGCCATCATCATTTGATTGCGGAACATTATCAGCAACATATTGCTCTACATCAGCAATTAGGTTATCAACATCTACGCCAAGTGTATGCAAGGTAGTTGCGAAACTACGCTCATGCAGCATACTAATTAGCAGATGCTCAACCGTAAAATACTGATGGTTGTTATCTGTTGCAAATTGCTTTGCATACTTAACTACTTTGTCTAGGTCGCCTTGGCTATTAATCTTACTCATATTACTAATATACCACCTTTTTGGTTAAAGTCAAGTGTTTATTGGACGAATTTTCTGAATTTGATTAATTAATTGTAATTGTTGCTCGGTAAGTGCAGTAGGAATTAGGATATTAAGTTTTGCGATATATTTGCCACGTGTTCCATTACTACGAAGAAATCCTTCATCAGTAATTCCAAACTGGCTTTGATGTTGTGTACCTGCTGGTATATTCAACTCAATAAACTTGCCACTTGGTAGATACAATGGTATCATTGCTCCCATAATTGCTTGAAAGCAATCGATGGTTATTTCTTCAACTACATTTTCGCCATTTCGCATAAAACGTAAGTGTGGCTTGACATTAATTTGAAGTTCAAGATTGCCACGAGGAATAGCACCATTGGCATCATCGCCTCGTCCTTGAATTGTAAACACAGAACCATGTTCAACACCTGGCGGTATATCTACTTGTATCGTTTCTTTGCTATTTGCAGTTTGATAATTTAGAACCTTGCTTATAGGTTGTAGCGTTTCTAAAAACTCAATATCAACTACTAACCGTAGATTACGATTGCGTGGTGGTTGACGAGTTGAAAATCCAAACTGTTGTGCAAATTGTTCGTGAAATGCACCAAATGGGTCTGGCCCACCACCAAAGTTAAAATGAAATTCAAATGGATTACCTGCACCACGCTGCTGTGCCTGTCCATATGGATTATGCTGTGCCTGTGGATTACGACGAGTATGATCATAATGCGCACGTGCATTTGGATCACTTAATGTGCTATATGCTTCATTGATCTGTTGAAACGTTGCCTGATTACCACCCATATCTGGGTGATGCTTCTTGGCAAGGCTTCTGAATGCCGATTTTAATTCTTCGGGGCTAGCAGTTTCTGCCACACCAAGTGTTTCATAATGACTCATATAATAACTATGCCACGATACTGGTTATTTGTCAAGTGTTAAGTAGTGCTTATTGTGCCACTAGGTGGCTTTGTACCAGCCGTTGCGCTTGCTGCTGATGTTTTCTCTTGAGTTCTGCCATAAGCAGAGATACCAAGAATGGCACCGAATGCAAGGTGAATTAACCCACCATTTGACAGCGTAAGGCTTTGCCATTGAGCATAGGTAACTGTATTTGCACCTAAACTTTTTAAAAAAATTGGCATCAACATGCTTAAAATTGGAGCGGCAACAAAATCAAAGAAACAAATCAACATATAAAGCCAACCCATTGCTGGACGCCAGTAACTTTTCATCCAGTGTTCACTGGTTTTTTCTTCTTTTTTATTTTCTTCTTTGGCTATCTGTGCACGTTCATAAGCAACTTCGTCTTCTCGCTGATCTTCATGACGATCTTCAATCGCCATCTTATGATATTCTTTTTTTTCTTCTAATGCAAAGCGCATTTCTTCAAGACGAAGTTTACGAAGTTCAATGTTGTTTTGGTCTGATTCTGATAATACAGGTGCAGATGGAGCAGCAGTTTTTAACTGCGCATCATCTGGGCGTTCATCATCTGCCATACGACGAGGGCCAACTGGCTCGTCATCATCCTCAATTGGTGCTGCCACTGGTAGTTCCTGACTTGGTTGTACCTTGGGTAGAGGCTTGGGCATCGTAGTAAGATTTGTAGGCGTTAATTTGCGCTTGATATTGTCTAATGACTTTAACAAGGTTGGCTTGGTTAACAGCCATGTCCTCGTAATCTCTTGGGTTAATGGCGAAAAGGCTTTCGCTATGTGCTTTTCCAAATGCCGTGTCAATGTGATCTTCACTTCCTGGTTTTGCTGATTTATTTACCACATGCCATTCTACATCACTTAACTTAACTTGGTCTACGCTAGGAAGAACAAGAGTTGGACGTTCAACAGTTACCACTGCAGTTGTGCCAACAGTTTGGCAAGCAGCGAGTAATAAACATAGTGGAATTGCTTTAGCAACCTTGAGCATTGGTTAAACCTTTATTGACAGTATCTTCTATGCAGCGGAATGATTTGGCTGTTGCGTCATTCATACGCTTTTGTAACTCTGTTGGTTTGCTTTGTGCAAATGCGCCAAGGTCACGATTATTTTTCGTAAATTTTTCTTGGATATCTTGCACTTCATTGCGAGCAGCCTGATAGTCATCAAATGTCTTTTGTGAAACTGCTTGCTGTTCCTTTAAATCTGCTTGTGTTTTTTCAAGGGTTGCTGTCGTAGTCTTAAGAGCAAAGTCCTTGCTTGCTACTTCCTGATTCAATCTTGCTAGTTCGTCCTGTGTATACTTGAAGTAACCTACTACTGCACCGATTAATAAAACCACTGCCATTATTTTATAGATTGAAAATCCAAACATTAGATAATCCCACTTAGTCTCTTGATATCTGCTATATCACTATTTAACTTTTTGGTTTCATTTTTAATTGTCACAAATTTCTGCACGGTTTCTTCATATTTTTCAGGAGAAAGCGGCACAATCTTTGTGAAATTTTCTTCGTTCATTGGTTGATAATCATCTTGCTTATACCAACGAAATTTCCATTCGTCTGGTGAGATACCTGTTAGGTGATCTAGGTCTGTTAACATTTCATTTACATACTTGTAAAGATTTGGACGACGTTGTGCTTCAACAAAGACAAGACGATCCATATCACTTACTTCACCTGTTGATACATCGGCATCAAGAATCCAGTCATACCCATTTTCAAGGAATGATACTAAATCATTTGCTGGCATAATATCACGAATCTTAAAACTGAGCGTGACAACATCTTGTGCTTGCCCCATCTTGCTATTATACTCATCAATGTGAATAGTATCCTTAACCAAATAGTTGAGGTCACCCATTTGTAAACCTTCAGATATTAGGGACGGGCGCTGCATTAGGCTCTCCTTCGGGTTGTTCTTGTGGTTGCGGTGTGGTATCTTGCTTGGTATTGGTCTGGTCAGTCAAACCTTTTTCCATGCTATTTTGTAGATCACTTAAGTCTACTTCTTCACCGGCAATGTCTACTGAACCTTGTTTAATGTCAGCCATAAGTTTCTTTGGTAGCATCATCTCTACATACCAGATTGGAAAGTCAACAAGTTTACCTTTATGACTGCCTGGGCGAATGTCTTGAGGACTGCGAATTTCAACAGGCATTTGCACAACATCTTTTTCATAGGTAATCTTTGCACCATATGGAATAAGACGCTTGGCTGCTGCTGGATCAGGCATACGATCACGTGGCCACATAAACTTGCACTTTACCCAATAACGACTAATTTTAGGACCATCTACAAGTTCGCCAATGCGCCAGTTTGGAAATGTGTAAAAATCCATGCTGTCTAACACTCGCTCAAAGTCGCATAACATGCTGACAGCAGCATCACTCATATAAATCTTTTTAACACTATCAATATTTGGTTTAACACTCATGGCAACACCTTTGAGATATTTATGATTGTACAGCACCTTCAAAGATTACAATATAATTGTCATATTACATCATTAAATACTTTTGTGTTACAACCAACACAGGAATCTCAAATGCAGCATAAGCGTAAACAGAAGTATAATCAGCCAATGAATAGTTTTAACAATGGAAACGGAAACTCACACAAACGAAATTATAATAATGTTATAGAACCTGACCAGTTCGCACCTGCTAAAAAAAGAAATGTAGATATAATCCCAAGAAACCTTAATCAAGAACATTATCTTGATTTACTAATGGATGATAGCGTAAGTATCATCATCGCAAGCGGACCAGCGGGAACTGGTAAAACCTTGCTAGCAATGCAAGCCGCAATTAAAGCCTTAAAAAATCGTGAAATTGAACGCATTATTCTCACTAGACCAGCAGTGGGTGTAGAAGGTGAAAAGCACGGTTTTCTACCAGGTGACCTAAATCAAAAAATGGAACCTTGGACCAAGCCACTATTTGATGTTCTCCACGAGTATTATAGTATTCGTGAAACTCAACAGATGGTAGAAACAGGTGTAATTGAAATTTGCCCACTTGCATTTATGCGTGGTCGCACATTCAAGAACTCTATGATTATTGCTGACGAAATGCAGAACGCAACACCTAATCAAATGAAGATGTTGCTTACTCGTATTGGTGAAGGCAGTCGCATTGTTGTAACAGGTGACGTTCGTCAAACTGACAGAACAGAAGGTGAAAATGGTTTGTTAGACTTTAGCCGTCTTATTGACCGTTTTGCTGACAGTGACCATGTTGGAACAGTTGAGTTCAACGGTGGTGACATTGAACGTCATCCTGCAGTTGAAGAAATTCTACGCATCTACGGCGATATTTAATTCGTAGGGCGACTTAATATTTTTAAGAGTTGCCAATTATTATAGGCTTCTTCAACGGATGGATTCTCGTGAGTTTGATCTTTTACCCAACTGGTTTCACGAACCCACCCGTTGATTTTATTTTTATAAGAAGCAACCATCCATGCTTCTACTAGGTATTGCTCATACCATGTATCTTTGCCATTGTCGTCTTTTTGTATGCCAAAGAAAGCATTGCCATCCATTATAGCAATTACTTCTGCAATAGGACGTAAGATACGTTTTTCTTCCGCAGTAAATTTCTTTTTGCGTGTTTTCTTGTAAGTGTTGTGTATATGACTAAGAATTTCCATTAATTTCCGCTAACTCACACAATGTAGCACTTAGGTTAATTTCAGCATCGGCAACCATAGAATGATTGACTAGTCCATTGCGAATGATAACAATAGCACGATCTTGTCCTTCATCGGTGGTTGAAAATAACTCAAGGTTGTCATACATCCAACGAAATACTTCTTCAATTTCATCACTACGAACTTGATTGCATAGAAGTTTACGTGCCTCTCGTACCTTACCACTCTTGAATAAATCAACTGCGGCAATACGATAATCTGTGCTACTCTGTGAATCGTTGCTTGCAGAACTTAAAGAACCACCATTGCTTGCACTTTGCAAACTGTTGATACACTTACGTAGGTCAGGATAGGCTGCAGTTACATAAACGTCTAGGGTATCTAAATCAAAATCAACATTTTCTTCAACAAGAATAGTAGCAGCACGAGCAGTAAACTCAGTCTTATCAAGACGTTCAATATGAAATCCCTGACAGCGGCTATGCAGTGCTGGAATAATCTTATTGGGATAGTTACAGGTCATGATAAACCTAGCACTGCTGCTATAAGTTTCCATCAAACCACGCAACACTGCCTGTGCGCTCGGTGAAAGATAATCTGCCTCATCAAGCAGCACAATCTTAAACTCACCAAATGGCATCGTAGATACAAATCCTTCAATCTTATCACGAATGAAGTCTACGCCATTGTCTCGTGAAGCATTGATTTGTAGAACGTCGTAGTCATCTACGCCCAAGTCATGGATAAGAACCTTTGCTAAGGTAGTTTTACCTGTGCCTGGTCCGCCGCTGAATAGCAAGTGTGGAATAGTTGCATCACTAATCCACTGGCGAACCTGTGCTTCTTGTGTGGCATCACGCCACACATAATCCGTCACGCTAGATGGACGATACCGTTCAACCCAAAGATAATTTTTTGTCATAAGATTATACTAACACTGAGTTAGAGGAATGTCAACTATTTTAAGTTGGATTAAGACCAAATGTCAAATCTTCTTTTGGTGGCTCATCGCTACTCATAAGAATATCTTTTGGATCAACAAGACGAACAGTAGTGCTGTTACCTTCTTCATCGGTCATATCGAGACCACGAGTCCAACGACCATGTGCTACGAGAATATATTCGCCTGGCACAACATCTTGTTGCGTTGGTCCAACTGCTACTACTTCTGCCCAACGAGGACGAATGCCTTGACCTTTCTTATCATCATCAATAATGATAATGCCACCAAGTGTTTGACGTTCACCAAATGCCATATCCTTGACCAACACATTGTTTTTTGTCGGTGTAATGTTGCGATAGTCTTGGTAATAATGTAATACGCTACTACGTGAACCTAATGTGTTTATCATATTCTGTTTCTCTGTGCTCTCATTTTTTCGGCAAGTTCCGTACTACGTTGTTGTGCATCCGCAATACCATTGTTGGTGCTTACGCCACTTTGTGGTTCAACGACAGTTGGTTCCGCATTTGCTGCTTCAATCTGATCATAGCCATTTGAAATTGGTTCGGCAAAGATATCAGCCACTGCTGCGGCATTTGCTTCATCGGCATTATTAAAGATTTTACCGTCAGTCAATTGGCTTGATTTTTGACTATTATAAAATTCAGTCATGATTTCATCTCGTGTTTTTACAACTTGACCGCCTTGGCCCAATAAATCACCACGAGCGTTCATGCGACTATTTCCAACAGCAACTGTATTTTCCTGTTGTATTTTAAGAGCATTGATATCAAGATATCGCCCATTTGATGTTCTGTGCATAGTTGAGTCGTCCTCTGTATTATATCTATTTAACGCATAAATTCATTGAAGTCTAAATTATTTCGTAAACTATGTATGCGATGTACGCCAATTAAGTATAGCACAAAACTTGCTACACTTGAACCACGACCTACTCCCCATACTACATTATTTGTACGCATGGTGTCAACAAGATATTTTAGGTATTGTAGTAGCGGCAATAATCCACGGTCTGCATATTCCATAAGTTCACTGCCAGCACGTTGAAGTTCATTTTGGTCCGCACACTGGTCTAATACCCACTTGGCAATATCCATATCTTTGTATTCATCGGGCATAAACCACTGTTGTTGGTTTATCTTATGATATTCTTGTATTGAACCATTTAGGGTTGCTAATTTTTGTAGTGGTTTATAATCCCAATACAAACTTTTAATGGCAGAATTATATTTTTCTGGATCAATAATAGCAACATCATCAACAGCGATTTGCGGATTCGTATATAATAAATCTGCTAACTCGCTGTCGCTGATTATACTGCGATTATATTCGTCAGTTTTTATCACCTTTAATAACCTCTGGCTTCCACCCTTTTTTAAGTGGAACAATGTTGTTTTCTGATTTCTTCTTGGTTATTATAGCAGGTGGTTGATCCCATTGCAATATTGTTGGCCATTCATTTTCATCAGTTTCAACTATAAATTCTTTATTCTTTTTAGTTGGAACGTCCCACGTAGTAGGAGTTGGTCTAAACCACCATGCTGGTTTTTCCCAACTTTTCATTGCCAAGTCATCCATAACTTCTTCACTAGTAACAATATCTTCGTCAATGTTTAACGCAATATCATCACTTTTATCACTGCTAACGGAAATGTATTCAAGTGTCGTTCGACCCTGAGTAATACTTAAAATTTTATACCAAGTAACCACCCCAATAATAAAATTATTAGGTTGATATGGCAAGGTTATGATACGAGATTTAAATTTTTTATGTAGCGTTGGTAGTAGCGGATTTTCAACATGTACAAAGATTGCATCTTGATATAAATCTTTTATTAAACTGCGCATTCTACCAAAGGAAGTATGCGGGTCTTCATCGTTAATTGATTCATCATTAAACCCAATGCTAATAGTATAATCACATGGTTCAAGAAAATCTTTGAAACAATTGATAGCAGTAAAATTTACATTCCAACTTACATCACTCATCCTATATCCAAACTATCCTTGAAAATTGGGTTTTCTTTTGCAGCATTTGCTTCTGCACGATAACGAGCATTAATTTCTTCTTGGTAAGTATCAGCAACCATCCGTAACTGATTTACCATAGCAGGGTTGCCCATTTTACCAGCAAAACTTATCTTTTTATAAGTTTCATTGATAGTTTTAAGCAACTCGTCCAATGTTTTATCAGTTAAATTGCTCAACAATGGATGCATTATAGATCACCTTTTTTACGATTTTCACTGTGCCACGCATCAAACGTGCCGCCTGGATAACGTGATTCTAATTTCTTAACATTCTCGTTAATTACATCAGTTGGATCAAGTCCAAGTGCAGTGCAGGCATTCATCCAATACCACATGATGTCGCCAAGTTCACGCTTCATATGAAATACGTTTTCTTCATTGAGCGGTTTGCCTTGGAAGAACATCTTCTTGATGATTTCATTAAATTCACCACTTTCAGCACTCAAGCCCATACCAGCAGTAAGCAACAATGCTGGATTAATCTTGGTACGATCTTCCTGATACTGGCTTAGTTGGTCAAATCGTTCGGTAAAAGCATATTCATACTTGCTTGGTTCGCTCGTAACTGCGATCACGAACTCTTGATACAATTTAAGGTCTGTCATAATTTACTCCTAAACTAATATAACGTTAGGTAGAGAATTAGTCAATATTAAATTTGTGTTTTAAACCACTTTTCAACGCCAGGATTACGTGGATAACCAACGTAAGTATAACCCAAGTGAGTGCCAGCAGTTAGCGTAGTCGTATTGCCGTTAATTGTATTGGCATGTAGCAAGAATAGATTTGATACGTTTACGTTTGCAGAAATCTGAACAACCTGACCATCAACTGGATATGGAGGGAACGTTACGCTAACATTTGAAAGAGCGCCAGCAGCACCATTATCAAGAATAAGTTTTGTAACCATTGTAGTAGCAGTTGGGCTTGCAGCAGTACCATTGGCAATGTTTGCATAAGTGTAGTCAACATTGTTACGAGCACGTGATAGTGGAATAACGGTAATAGTTGCACCAGCATCATCGCTAATGAACTCATACCAATATGTACCAGCGCCACTCTGAGAATAGCCAATGCTTTTTGTATTGGCATTATAATCTTGTAGATACGGTAGACCATATGTAACCGCTGCTGGCAGCGTGATGCGATGTGCGCTATTAGTAACTACTAGTTTCAAACGAATACGACCAACTGTGCCAGCAACTGGGAAGTTAGTGAAAGCAATTGCGATTGACGCATTTGTTTGAACACGTTGATAATGACCTTGTGTATGGTCTAGTGTAACAGTAGTACTAATAACACCATTATCATATTCTGTTTCACGGAAATCTTGAATAAGAGCACTGCTGATTAGTGTGCCAGCCATGTTATTAGATAGGGTTGTGCCAGTAAGTGCACTCTTTACAATTGCCTTGCTTTGAAGGTCATTGAGTTCACTCTGTGCGTAAGCAAAGTTGTTTTTAATATTTGTGAAGTTATCACGAAACCCTTGACTATCGTTGTCAACACCTGCGACAGGGTATGCACCATTAATGTTAAGTGGATTAATATTACTCATTTGCTAATTTCCATGTTATTATTATTTAGTACTGGTATTTATTGTAAAATTGTAGTGCGAGGGAATTTTAAGTAACTGTCACTTGTATATGGAGTGACATACTGATCTTCGTTATTAATAAACACAGTTGTTTTATTGTCAAAGGTAGTAGGAACCTTTAACTGAGTAGTATTTGTATTTACATATTCATATTCTGGAACAGTTTGCGCACCTACACCAATATGTGCGGCAGTATACTGATAAGTCTTGCTGCTCTTTGCACCAAATCTTATAGCAACTACTTGGTTAATTTTAATCTCTTGCACAAATGTCAGTGTAATTTGATTATTAGCAACTGTTGATAGCCATACACCGCTACGTTGGTTGACTGCACTGCTGCCACTTTGAACCTCAGCATAGCCAGGCACAACAGTATTGTTTAAGTTCCAACCATTATTGGTAAGTGTAGGATAGTCACCAACATAATTTTCTTGTGTAGTAAAGATAATATACTTGTTATTATAATCACCTACTGAGCCATCATAGCCCCCAAGTGCTGCCATTTGTGCAAGAGTGGCACCATTAACATGATCAAATGGTATATCAAGACCAAAATCTACAGTTGTAGTAATTGGTAAACTTTGAATATATCCACTATCAAAACTAGTATAATGCTTGGCAACATAACTGCGTGTTGTAATATTATAATTTGTATCAAGATTATTATCAAGGATATAACGGTCACTTACAAACGGCACATTTTTAATATCACTAGGAACACCATTTACAAGTTTGTATAGAACCTTGGCACCTGTGCCTGGTTTTAAATATGCAAGTACTGCTGCAGTTTGGAAGCCGAGAGTCTTGCCATTTGTTTGTATAGAGGTTTCCCACTGCGGCAGCGTATTAGTATTAGTAGTTCCAAGTGCAACAATAATATCATTAATCATTAAGTCAATATCATTTGGATACAGCGTAACGCCGTTTTTGCTTACAAAACTACTTGCAGGTATGCTTTTTAAAACTTGTCCATCAACTGTTTTATATGTTTTAGTATCTTCAATAAGATCAACATACACTACATCATAGATTGCATTGCCATTCGTATCGGTCGCAGTGGCATAGTGATAATCACCAAAATAAAATTTCTTATTAAAATGGCGACGTTGCATTGCTGAAATATAACTGCTGCTTTCGCTTGCAGTTAAACCATAACCAACGAGTATCTTAATATCACTTTGAACACCCCACCATGGATCATTAGGACGATAGATATCATCTAACGCAAAGTAATTTGTATTTCCTAAAATATTGTTTAACAGTGAACGCTTTACAATATTTGGGCTGCAATTTAAGTATAGATTGTCATATGGCGCATATGTTACCACATTGGTTGCTAGTGTGAAAGTTCTAGTACCGCTTACTGTACCACTATAATCTTGCGCAATTACAGTAAAAGTATGTGACTTGTCAACTGTAGTAGGTGATGTATAAATTCCTAATCCTACGTTGGTAACATCAAATGTTGTTAAACCTTTGTCAAGCGCAAAACTTTGGAAACTTACACGACCACTTATATCACCATTGTTAAGTAAGGTTAAACCTTGTGGTAATTTACTGCCACTTACAAGATAATAATATAGTTGTCTACCACTTGGCGCAGTGGCATTAACATTCAACTTGCTTACACTGCCAGTATCAATCAATCCTAAGTTTGTTGGTGTATTCCATGCAACACTTAAATCAAGCGCACTTAGCACACGTATATTAAAGACAGTGGTTGGACTGCTTATTGTATTATCAAACGCATTTACCACTTGTATACCAAAACTATAATCAGTAAATGGAACAGCAGTTTCTGGTATAAGTCCTGTTAGCCAACCTGTTTGTGTGTCTAACGATAAACCTGGTGGCAGAGCAAATAAACTTTGATCCCATGGCGCAGCATCCCACCCCAATTGTGGGTCTTGGGTAGGCGGTGATACTGAACTAGAATCCCAACCTGTGCCTGCAGTGCCAGTCACACTGAAGTTTACTGGTACATTATCATAATCAACCGCAGTAAATTTAAATGCAAAATAATTGCCACTTGTATAAACAGCATGATCACCAAGTGTTGTTGTAGTTAATATTGGTGGTCTGTTAATACTACTGTCAGCAGTAATAACATTATCATCATCTTTTAATGCGGCATTATCTGCACGAATGTCATCATGTGCATAAACTACTATCTTGTAATTTTTTACGTCACTGCTTTTACTATCGCTTGCACGAACAGTGAAGGTGTAAACATAATTACTGCTGATAGTACTAAATTCCCATGGATTATTTCCCCAAGGACTATTATTCCAACCAGTAATTTGACCTTGATTGCTGCTAGTGTTAGGTATTAAGATACCACTTATGACACCATCACTACTTAAAGCAAGACCTGGCGGAAGTGAACCATCTAATATGCTAAAAATAATGGTGTCATTATTAAGATCAACTGCACTTAACGGTATTGATACTGATGTACCATCTAAGAACTCACCGAGTGCAGTATAATTGCTGGTTAATATTTGTGGAGCATAATTGCCTGTAACAGTTAATATAAAGTTTCTATCAGTGACCTTGCCACTGCTACTAATAGCACGAACAGTAAATGTGCTTGTGCGATCTTGTGTAACTGCTTCTGGCACACCATCAATGCTATAGGTATCTTTTGGATTACCTGTTACTTGACCGCTGCTATCAAGTTGCATACCTGCTGGCAAGCGTCCACTTATCAACTTATAATTAACATCTCTGCCATCGGGATTACCAGTTGGATCAACTGCTTGTAAACCTAATTCAAAGAACTGCAAGGCTTGAATCTTGCCTAAGTCACCGCCTGGCGTAACCCATTGTGGATAAGCAGTTGCGGTGCCTGGTGCGGCTTCTTGTGTTGCAATATCAACGTCACCATAATAAGTTGTACCAATGACATATGGAAATGCAACATTGCCACTGTTATCAATCGTAGTAAAGTATGCATATGTGCCATTAGGAAAATCAGGAGTAACACAATATCGCCCATTATGTGTATCTAAATCACCAGCGTTTGTAAACTGGTAATCTTCCATGAATATACCTAGCGGATAGATTGTTAGATTACTGGCAGTAGTTCCTACACGATAACTGCTTGGTTTTAGTGTATAACCACTCGCCATGCGACGAGTTCCACTTGTAGCACTTAGGGAATTACTATATCCATATGGACCATATATTGGATAGCCGTCGATACTAAAACCAAGTATTTTACTGTGTCCATCATCAAAAGTAAGACCACCATTTAAGTATGGTATTACATCCGTTTCTGCTAGCCCATGAACAGTGCTACTAAATGGCTTACCGCCTAGACCAGTAGTCCACGCATCGGCAAAACCATAACTTTTATAATTATATTCGCCAACACTATTTGCTACGCCATTGGCCAAATCTTCATTATATGTGTAATTAAATTGTGCTTCTGGAGTTGGTGCAGCAACAAAATGGAATCCTGCTGGTCTAGAAAACCCAAGTGGTGCAGAATTAAGCGCACTTGAATTAAGAATTGCTACGCCATTTAACCAATAACCTATATTTTCAGTACCGACAGTAGTAGGACTTGCACTTGCCGTATTGGTTCCGCCACGATAAACCCAACTCAGATTATAATATTGAGCAAGAGAAACGGTTGTAGAAAGATTATTTCCATATCCATGATATGGCAATCCGACTGCAGTTAAGCCAATAAGTGTTACATAACTGCCATGACGATAAACATTAGGCGTAAATGTCCATGCATTGCTGACATTGATCAGACGACCAAGTTGCACATTTGTTGCGAACCCATTATAATTTGACATACTGCGGACAACCTCTACACTAATATTTAGTGGATTATCCTACTCGTATCCAACGTGGTCCACCAGGCAATTGTTGTGGAATAGGATTTCCATTGTAAGGAGCATATTTTACATAATGCCAACTATATGGAGTTGTCGGACTAATGCTTGTAACATTTCCACTTACACTGCTATCATTTGCAATAATATACAGCGTAGACACTGTAATATTACTGCTAATAGTAATCTTTGTACCGTCACTTATGTTTGCATTTGCGGGCAGATAAACATTTGCAATAGAAACTGTAGCACCAGCAGTATTGTCAAGTATTAAAGTAGATACATTGCCATAAAGTGTAACGCTATTTGTATTATTGTTTGCTAGATTAGCAAATGTATAGCCATTGATGGCAATATATCCCAACACATAACTGGCGCTGCTTACACCATTTGCTGCAATGTTTGCATTTTTATAGTATGTTGGCAGATAATTTGCTACACTAGCATTACTATAAAGACCAGTAAGATATTGTGAACTACCAACGAAGTATGTAGCATTAACATTGCCAGTTGTGTTAACATTGCCAGCATTAATATTGCCACTATAAGTTGGAAGATAAGCAGCAGCCTGAATATTACTGTATAAACCAGTTAGCAGACTTCCATTACCAATAAAGTAAGTTCCGCCTACGTTACCAGTCGCTACAAGATTGCCTGCAGCAACATTGGCAGTATTTGTAGGTAGATAAGTTGGAAGATATGCCGCAACCTGAGTATTGCTATACATGCCGCTTAAGGTGCTTCCATTGCCATAGAAGAATATGCTGGTGACATTACCAACACTGGTAATATTAGCAACAGTAACATTACTGTTGAACTTAGCGGTGCCAGTAACCTGTAGTTTATTTGTAGCATCATCGCTGCCACCAATCACCCAACGACTGCTGGTGATACGACCTGCTTCATTAGAGGATAATGTACCATCGGTATGGAATACAATTGCTTTGTTAAGGGATGCAGTTCCGATAGCAATGTTACCATTTGCAACATATAGGTAAGCATCATTTGGGTACGTGATAGTAAAATTACTATTGCTATAATTGTTAGCATTGATACCAAGATCAACATAGTATGCACTATCATTGCCATTGTTTGCAGTTGCCACAATATCAGCACTTGTGCTACTACCATTACCAATGTTTTGAATGTTGATTTGTGTATAGTTTGTGCTGTTATCTACAAAACTTGCAGTCAAATAAGTTGTAGGAACAGTTCCTAGCGGTCCAACAATAAGATCAGTAGTTGCTAATAGGTTTACTGCAGTAACATTACCACTGAATGTTCCATAATTAGCAGCAGTATTGCCACTTGTTACAATGTTACCGCTGCTGTAAATGTTACCAGCAATACCAATACCACCTTGGACAATGACGGCACCTGTTTGTGTGCTACTTGCTTGCGTAGTGTCATTAACCCAAATTTGCGTTGCAGCGGCAATAGCAAGGTCACCAGTTCCATCAGCATTAATGTTGATATTGGCATTTGTACCCGCTGGCGAGATAATATTACCTGTTGCGCTTAACACAAGATTTGCACCTGCACGAAGCGCAAGGTTACCACTTACGTTAACATTACTTGCTAACACATTTCCATTATAAGTTGTAAGATATGCCGCAGCATTTGTATTGCCATAACTTGATGGACCAACTGCTAAGCCACTCAAGTAATAGCCATTACCTGTTACGAATCCACTTGTGCTTAAGTTACCAGTGGCATAGATATTAGCATTTGTATTAATTGTAGCAACGTTCATAATACCAACGTTGATATAGTTTAGGTTACCAATAGCAGTTACGTTTGGTAATTGTGTGCCACTGAAATTCTGTGCATTTGTTGCAGTGCCAGCGGTTGTGGCATAGGTTGCTGTTGTAGATAGCAGAGACTGTGTTGCATAGCCACTTAAGTTACCAACAAATCCATATTGACTTGCGGTCACTGTACCAGTAAATACTGCCGTGTTTGCTTGGAAATTTGTAATATTGGCAGTAGTGCCATAAAGAATGTTAGTGGCACCGATTACTACACTGCCCACGCCCTGTGGTTGAAGGATTAGGTTACCGTTAGTGGTACCTTGTACACCTGTTGTGATAGTATTGCCACTAAACGCAAGATCGGTACTAACAACACTTTGAAAAAGTCTTGAGAAATTATTATTAATTTTTGTAAACGATGTTCTTAGTGGGTCACCTGTGCCATCATTCGGACCAGCACCAATATTAATAACCTCTTGTACCATAAAAAAACTCCTGCACAATATTTAGCGCAGGAGATTTCTTATACACTAATACTTGTTCCGCATCCGCATGAACTCTTAGCCATTGGATTAGTTACAACCAGTTGACTGCTTACAAAATCGCTTTTATAATCAATTTCACTGCCTAGCAGATACATTAATCCGCTACCGTCTACGATAAGTGACTTACCTTCACCTAGAGAGATCATTTCATCAATTTGTGGTGAACCATTTTGAGCATAAAGTTCATCATCGGCAGGTTCCCAGAAATATTCAAATCCTGCACAGCCACCACCTTTGAGACCAAATACAAGATATGGCTTGTCAATATTAATAAGTGTACGACGAATATGAGTTCTTGCTGCTTCTGTGATAGTTACTGCTTGCATAATGATATCTCACTTAAAACGATAGGTAATTCTTCCACGAGTCAAATCATATGGAGTTAGTTCCACAGATACACGATCATCTTGGATAATCTTAATTTTATTCTTACGCATATTGCCACTTGCATATGCAAGGATAATATGGTTGTCAATATCTACTCGGAATACGCCGTTAGGTAGAACTTCTACCACTTTGCCTTCCATTGTTATTAGTTCTTCTTTAGCCAAGTTAATCCTTTATCTCAGTTCCATATGGCGCTAATATACCACTTACACCCATTTTACCCCACGGTAGATTATTTATAAGGTGGGATGGCATATGTTTATATAGCGCATGTTCGGTATCACAATATTTGCCAATAGTTACATGATCTAAAATCTCTTGATGCATCTTTTTGTATATGTCATGCATCATGTTTTGAAGTTCTGTTCCATATACCATACAACGCACACTATACCAAAACTTTATATCACTAAAATTCTCTGGATTACCTGTTTTCACAGGACCACTTAGCGTAATCTTATTTGCAACATAGTTTAATGAAAATGTATCATCTAAGATATATCTTCCACTCAACTTAACTACTACACCATCTTCAAGTTTTTCATTTTGTAAGAATACACCTAGCGCATAACTCTCACATAAGTTCTTGCATATACTGTCTACGTTCCAATTATTATATATTTGCTGCAAATATTCATCATTAATCGTAACAACTTTATGTGAGTATTGTTTTATAGCAGATATTTGTGCGTCGTTTAATGAATCTTTGCTGATATCAAGTGTAATAATATGTGCGTCAGGAAATTTTTCTAAGATATTACGATATGTAACAAGTTGCTGTTGCAATCTTTCGTCTGATGAAAATACACCAAAACTACTATTGACAGCACTTGTTACAATAAAGTTTATCACTTATATTTCACCGACATAGAATCACCAGTGTCTGGGTCAAACATTGTAAATGCATCCAAATCAGTAGGAGATGCTGCCACAACCGTTTTATCGGGTGATGTATATGTGGTGACAGGATTTCTATGTAATATATCTGTTAATTCTGCAATCTGATCATCACTCAATGTAACAGTGGGCGAATATGGCATTGGGGAGTTACCCCAATTGCCGTTATAGTTTCTACCTTGATCATAGGTGCCTGGTGACCAATATGAGCCACGGTCTTTATTAACTGCATCTATTTTAAGTTGGTCTAATTCACGACGCATATTTTGCAATTCACGCCACATTTGTTCAAGTGGTCCAACAGGATCAATTCTATCTGAAAGCGATTCTGCTACCTTGCTTAACACAACGGCTTGCTTAAAAGCATCAAGCACGGTTGGATCACGTGATATCAAAACTTTGTCTAGTTCTCGTAGTTGTTCTACTAAATTAGTTTTGGCCATTGTCAAGCAAATCCTTTCTGCGATAAAGTAGTGTTAAACCAGGTGCATAATACATATTTTCAGCGATATGCCATGGGTCATTGTTTTGTAAGAAACTGTTAAGACCAAACACAACACCGATTGCCTGCACACCATTGCCTAGTCTAACCGTTGGATCAGGTTGATGCGCATGTTTAAATGTGTTATTAACAACAACATAACGATTAACGCACTGTTCAAACTTTTGGCAAATAGTCATTACTACATTGCCTTCGGCAAACGCATCAACTATCAACATATCAGTTTGCGGAATAGTATCCAATTCAACAATCATCTTATTGTGAAATACAAATTGGATACCATACTGATTAGCAAGTGCTTGATAATCACCAATGCCATCAGGTAATACATGATCATATAGTGTAATGCTCTTTGGTTTGGTGCTTAATGCCACAAGAGTGCTAAGACCGCTCCCAAACCCAACAATAGTAATATTATCCACTCTGCGACACCAATCCATGAGACGAAAAAATTGAGGATTGCTGCTAATGTTCTCTGCGATGTTTTCATAAATTTCCTGCATGATTATAATTATACCTTATGATGTTGCTTTGCTAAATTTAATAGTACCTGATACTGTTCCCATGCTTCCATGACAGTAGGATACTGCTCACGAATCATGGCTTCATAAAATGCGTTCTCTACAATATCGTGCGCTGCATTTTTCGTAGTCCAAATTTCTTCACGGTCATTGTTTGGCAGCGTGTTTATACGCACACGAATCTCTTTAAAACCTTCTTCATGGTTATTCCATGGACGACGAGTGACAGTTTTACCACCGTCTGGACTTTCATAAATCCAAGAGGTCATTTTTAATTCCTAGTGTTTGTGGAGAATGGTCAAGATATTCTGTCTGGCCATTGCTATAAAAATAAGCATCTTCATCATTGATGGTTACTCGTAAATCACTGTGACAAATTTCATAATCAGTAAATTCGCCGTCCTCGTGATAGACACGGAATACCCAATGATCATCCATTGGATGAGTGGGTATCAATACTCCAGTCACGCCATTTGCATTTTTTAATTTCATACAATAACCATATCAAAAAATTTAAGTACAGTCAATAAGAATAATATATATTTGTAGAGGAATACATGTTTTTTTCCATAAGCAAAGATAGCAAAGATAACTTTCCACACCATTATAATTTTGGTAATTTCATCGTAAACACTGATAATGGTTGGAAAATAACAATAATTAATAATATTCAATATCTGTATAAAGGATATACAGATATAGGTAACATTGAAGATAATTTACCGCAGATTATTACTGAAAATTTTCCAACATTTCTTGGTAACTTTTGTGTTATTGGCAATAACAAGATAGTATCTGATTTATACAGAAGTTTTCCAATTACATATGATAATATGGAAATTACTAATTTAAAAAATGTCGGACATAGTATTTGGTGTGATAATTGTGTAAAATTTGATGATGAATTAAATGTTACTGAAACACACAATGATGTTATTGGAAAAATTGATAGCAGTACAATAACAGAAGAAACTGCAATTTCACAAATTGATCGTATTCTATCAGAAAAAACTATTGAATTTTTAAAATATAATACTAAACCGTTAAAAGTTTTCTTAAGTGGAGGAGTTGATTCTTTATTAGTATACAGTTATATTCAAAAATATACTAAAAATTATGAGTTAATATTAAACAACCATATTGATTTTGATTATTTTTGGTTAAAAAATAGCAATTCAATAGAAAATTATTGGGGATATCGTCAGATTCATCATTGGAATAATGATTGTGTATTAACTAGTGGTGCACCTGGCGATGAGTTTATGTTACGTAGTCCAAATACAGCAAATATATTCTGTCGTTATTACAATACATCTATAACAAAATTGTTAAAAGAAAAACAATTTGTAAATTGTTTACATCATAACTATTTTTCATTAGAAAAACATACTAAATTGTTTAAACAACATGAAATAGAAAATTTAAAATTTAATAATTTGGAAGAAACAATTAAATTCTTGTGTAATATAAATGCAAATGATTTTCAACATTGGCATTTAGGAAATACATTAACATGGACGCCGTTACGTGATTTAGAAATTTTTAAAATATTACTACGGTTAGATTTTAATACTGCATCACATCAGATAATGAACAGTACTATTAGTAAAAAATTAATTGAAAGAAATAATCCAAACTTGATTAAACTAATAAGTGATAGTAAAAATCATGAAAATTATTTAAGCAACTTAGTTTACCTACTTAATTGATTTAAAAAATTGCTGTAATCAATACTTTTTATTTTCTTAACAGTGTCCATTTTATTAACAAAATCAATAAACTGTTTATGATTATGTTCGTCATATTCATTCGACGATAATTGCTCAATGCAATTTTTCATAGCATTGATGGCATTTATTTTTTGCATTTTTTCTATATTACTTTTTAACAATGTTATTACTGTCTGAGTAAGTTGATTTATTATTTCTTTTCGCATCGTTAATGGTATTACTTTTAATTGTAAATGAGATTCTTGTACTACTCCAAAAGTAACTTGATGCCAATCTTCACATAAAAATTCTATTAGTTCATTAAGATAAAACACATTATAAACGCTTATCGTGACATTAACGCATATTTCTACATGGTCATATGTTTGACATTTTATATAATTTTCCTTAATAGTTTCCCAATTACTGCCAAATCGAATGTATTCAGCACTTTTTCCGATACTATCAATACTAAAAACTAGTTTAATTTTACCATGATAATTTTCTATAAAATCGTAATCAATTACGCTGCCATTGGTAAAAATAATTAAGTTTGCTTGCAAATTGTTAGATGCCCAATTTAAAAATTTTAAACAATTTTTATCATAAAATGGTTCGCCTCCCAGTACTACAACATCTTTTATTCTGTGTTTTACTGGTTCAAGCATATCAAAATTTTTGTGGCTAATCGATATGTTTTCTTTTTTTATCAGATTTGCGGCAACATGATATTGATATACTCTACTACTTGCTTCTGGCCAACATGTTTGGCATGCAAGATTACATGTATTACCTGGTCTAATTTCCAATGTTAAATCATCATTGACATAATTACCATAAGAATTGTCACCATTTAATCGTGTACTATCGCCACGACCTTGTTCTTCTAAATTTTTACATTTATAACATTCTTTTGGCCAAATATCATTACTAAGTTGTTCTCGCAACTCTTTTACTTCATCTTTATCATGCCAGTTTGCCAAATCATTATTATCTATTTGATTATTAGCAATCCAATTGCTATCTGGCACAAATGAACAGCATGGTACTATAGTTTTATCATACTTTAAACTAAATCCATGGGATAAAAATTTACATTCCATATAATAATTTAGCTTTTAGTAATTAATCTAATATAAATTTTAATAATTATTTTGACGATTTCTTACCGCAATGCTTAATTGGTCTGCGGGTATGCCGTTCATTTTATACCCATCATAAACGTGTTTTAGGTATTTGTGTGATGGTGATCTTGATATATCGTCTCTGCTCTTGATCATAACATAGGTTAAGGCTTTATATAATTCACCTTTGTATAGCACTTCAATAAAAGCATGACTATAATCTTTGCCATCGCCTTCATACCAATCTAATATTTTTAATGAATCCATATCAACAGCCCACAATACACCATAGGTTTTTGCGCCATCTTTTGCAACGATGTTAGTATAATGATTTATTTCTAATTGTTGATTTGGTGCAACAGCAACCCCAATGCGTTTTGCGTTGGGAATACGGTTTTTTAATTCAGGTATATTAGTATTATGTCCGTATGAGAAATATAAAATGCTGTCAGCCATAAAAATATTTATAATAAAAAAGGGGAAGTAAAAACTTCCCCTAATCCTTGTTCATTCGCATGAACTAATATTTAGTCGTTACCTGGATCACCCTTGCAGAGTGTCTTCTTAGCAGCAGCAACTGCTTTAAAATCTACTGGCCATAGAGCAGGTTTTGCTTTCTTGTCAGCGCCTGGTGGAAGTGGGAATACCAATCCACTTGCTGCTTCAACATCAGCCACGGATACCTGAACCTTGGTTAGGTCATTGCCCTGATTTTCAGCCTGTGGGAATAAGAACGCATAAACTTCCTTAGTTTGTTCATCAATAACAATCTTAAACATCTTGTTTGGAACAGTTACCTTGTTAACGCCGATTGTCTTATCGGTTCCAACCTTGTAGATGTTGCCAGCATAGATGAGAAGCGTATGATTGCGTGAGAATGTCCACGCACCTGTTGAACCTTCAAGCAACTTCCAGATACCACGATTAAGACCTGGCAACTGTGGTGACATGTTGCTCATTAGGAATGATTCATATTCAACCTGTTGGTCCCATGACTGATGAGCATCATTGGCGATATGTCCCTGATCATAGCCGCTAGCAGCATAATCACTTGGAGCCGAACGCTTGTCCGCAGGTAGTGCCGCATCAGCGACGAATGCATTGGAACGGGCTACACAGCCATTAACATGCTGTGGAGTGATATCCCATGCAGCCCATAGTGGTTCCTTGGCAGCATTGTCATGCATAACAAAGTAACCTTGGCGGCATAGTGGAGTAGTATCGTGCTTTGCGGTGTCAGTAATCTTGCCATAAGGCATGAACGCAGCGCAAACGCTATCTGGTTGATTTGGACGTTGGTTCCATGCGTAGGCAAGTGATGGGATTAGTAGTGCAAGTAGAATTACGAGAAGTTTCTTCATTGAGATATTTCCTTTTTGGATGAAGATATTTAGACATAAAAAAACACCGCAGAGATTAATCTACGGTGTTTTCTATCTGCTAGTTAATACGATATTGTTTAGTTTTTACACTTTACATTCTGCTAGTTATCACATGTTATATTTTTAATTTTTAAGCTAGTTATTTTCTAAAGTTAGTTTTCAAAGTTAGTTTTTACTACTGTCTATATTTTTAGCTAGTTATAGGTGCCATTCAGAGTGACCCTACATTTTTATTTAGCATTTGATACCAATGTCATTCAACATTTTTACGGCATCATCTACTTTGCCATTTTCAACTTCAACTTCAAGCATATCAAGATAAATCATCATCATGTCGCTTTCGCTAAGTTCATCCATCCAAGCATACCCATCATTGTGAGTAAGTGGTTGCACCCAACTAAATTTTAGGGTAGGAAACTTTTTCTTTTCACTCATTTTCATTATCCAATTTGCGTTGATAATCTTCCACTACTTCACGCAGTGGATCAATTCTAACTAGCGCACGATGACCATTGGGTCTAATGTGTAATATAAACTTATCGCCATCTTTCCAACCCACTTGTGAGATGGGAAGGTCTTCATCTAATATAAGCCCAAAAGGATTGATGTCCCAAAAATAACCGTCTGCTAACATCACCAAGCCTCGTAGTCAGTTACATCAAGTTTGGCGATTTGTTCGCCATGTTCGTCAATAGCAATGGCATCAACCGCTTGACCAATGCCATTGCCATTTGTGACGATAATCTTTACACTCTTGGCGCTCATCATTAAGTCGCTGTCTAGCCAATCTTTAATCTTGGTTATCTCAGCAACAAACAGATGAACGCCCGTCGTGTTTTTCTTTTTAGTCATTACGAGGAAGTTCTGCTACTTCTTTTACAAGAGCAACAAGTTCATCAACTGAACTTACAATGATCTTAGCAGTCTTCCAATCATCTTCACTATCACGACCACCGACTTCAATCATGAAACCGTTGTCATACATGTTGATGGTATAATTGTCATTGACCTTCGCCAATTTATCACTAATCTTAGCCATTTTTTTCTCTCCTTTTTTAATTACTTAAAAACACACCATAGAGGACCACCGCTCTTGTGACCATCTGCAAATAGTGTTTCGCCATAGGCTTCTTTTGTCTTGGCATTAAACGCCATCTTAAACCTGTTGCCAGTATCGCTCACTTCAACAACAGTTAGCCAAGGGTTTTCAAAGTTTGAAATAGCACTACGGAAACCTTTGTTATCCCATTGGATCATTGTAGTACCACCTTGACCTACGACCGTAAAGTGTTCGCCACTTTGGAAATAGCAGGTGAGTGTTGCTGGCGCATCAGCCAGCACAGGAGTAGCAAACAGCAGCGATGCTGCTAGTAAAATCTTCTTCATTTCTTTTCTTCTTCGGTTGTAAATGCAATATATGGTTGGGGAACAAAAGTCTTGTCAGCAGGTACGCCTGCTACTTTAACCAAGTTTTCAAGTTCGGTCATCGCTGGTATTTCTTCTGTTTTCTTTGGTATTGGCAAGGTAGGCATATCAATTCTATTGGCGAGCGTCTTTACGCTATCGCCCCATGCATACAACTTATTAGCAACAGCGTTCAAGAACCGCACTTGCCATACACGCTTTCTTGTGACAATAGCATTAAGTTTTACTTGCGTTTCTTTAACATGTTTAGCAATCGCATCACGGTCTGCTGCAATTTCTTCTGGCGTTGGGTATCTTTTTGGTGGCAATGTTGATGCCTTTGCAATTTTTGCTTTAAGTTCTTCGTCCATGTTATCAATCCTTCTTACAAACTTGTTTGCCATCTGCGCCCATACGAGGCGTAAGTGAATAGCGATACAGATACTGACAACCTGTTAGATGATCAGTATAAACTTCCATGTGGCTGTTCTCATGCGGACCATCGCTATCATCTCGTGGTTCATAGGGTAGTGATGCCTGATAAATTGTTATCCCAAAAATTGCGGCACAACACAGCATATAAAAAGACCACCAAGACCACCACTTAAAATACTTCTTCATGCTACACTCCAATCATAATCATCAACTGTCATTACAGTTTCCATACCATCATATTCATCAATGCGATATTTCGTACCAGCCTCAACTTCACGTATAGCAAGTTTAGCAAATCCGTCGCCAGCAGCCTTGCCCAACTCTTCTACAACCTGCACAAGAATAGGGTCGGCACGATTTACTTCATAAACATACCAATCATCTGGTTTAGTTTCGCCACGAATTTCCCAATAACGAGCAATTGCCTCTTTGGACAATCCAAATCCACCATAACAAGTATTATAAACTATTTTAGTCATACCCCAACCTTATCCGCTCTCTCACGATCTATACTCATAATAACACCGTTACCAATATCTGTCAAGTCATTATTTGGAAAGAATATGTAAGCATTTGGGTCATTTACCTTTGTGCCGTTTAGCCGTATGCCACCGCTATCTACAAGGCGGTTAAACTCACTCTTACTTGTGACAAGTTTAGCATCAATGCCAACCTGTGCGAGATTGACAGCACGAGCATATTCTGCCAGTGGAACATAACTCCAATCGGTTAATATTTCTTCTAATGCTATATTCATTGCCCATTCCTCATTGCCGCTAATACATATTCTTCACTGGTCATATTAGCATAGGCTTGAATAAAACCTAATTTTACCCATCTTGCAAGCAATCGCCGTTCTTTTTCAACTAACGCATCAGTAAAAATTCTAACTTCTGCACGAGGCACAAGACGTGTGCCATCAATAAACCTGAATTGTCTATCATTTGGACCTACACTTACAGTATCGGATTTTTCAACGGTGATCATATCTGCTCCTATACCGTTGGCGATTAGCATCTACTAACTGTGACATTATATCATTAAACTCTTTACTGACCACCCATGGTTTTTCGGCGTTTGGAATTATTTCTTTACTGTCCGCAAACATCATGGAACCTTCAAGTGTTTTTGGGTCATGGACGAGCCATAACTTATCTTCTGCCCACAGTTTAAACAATTCACTTGTAGTATAGGTCACTTACAAATCTCACGGATTTCTTCTACTGTGCGATTGCTTTTGGCATATTCCATTTTACAACTGTTCTTCTGCCAACTATCAACGGCTACACCGCCCATCATAGCCACAACTGCGATGGCGACCATAATAAAATACCATTTATATTCTGCTTCAAACATTTATATTCTCCTCACTGCATTTTGGACACAACAGTGTGCGTGTCATTTCTTTTATATCTGGATTGTCAAATCTTGAGTATGCATCCCATACTGGTTCTATCTTGTAATAAGAATAGTTCCAACCACGCAATTGTTCTTTACGCTTGGCACTGCGATTGTCAACATTATCAGCAAGGTTATCCCGCTCGCTTTCTTCGTGTGCGTGTTCTTCTACGTGACCACACGCATCACAGGTAAGTGTAATATGATATGTTTTAACTGTGAAGGTATCTAAACCCATTAGTAAGTCTCTACTTCTTTCAACAACCGCTGACAGCGTTTGCGCCAATCATCACGTTGCTGTTGTGCTTTTTCATAACTCAATTCATACGAGTCATTGGCGATAAACCGCACAAGATCACGATACTTTTCTAACTTGGCAATCTTTTCACGGATTGCTGCAATTTCTTCATCCATCATTCAACTCCAAAATGTTTAGCGATTAATTCTGATGGGGCGAAGAAGTTACCATATTCATCAGTGAGTACTAAATTACCAACTTCCATACATTCACGCACAATTAGTTCAGCAAACTTCTCAACATCTTCTTGTTCGGCATTGCCACTAATGAAGTAGCGTCTAGGTGTTTCATGATCTACATAGTTCAACAGACCAGCATCTAGCGCAAGTTCTATAAATCTCTCATTCATCGTTTCTCTTCCCAACACTCATTCGCATCGTCCCAATGACGATTATCATATAACTTAACACTAACATAGAACCATAGAATTGTCAAGTCAAATTCTGGACCAGCGTGATCATGACCATACCACCAAGTGTCAAGATTGATGCTAAAAAACTCATCTAAACCGCTCCAAAATGAAACTTGTAATTCCAAGTTTTTATGTTTGGTAATGCGATAACTCCGTAAAATAACATCACGAGTAACTACCCAAGACTTGGCAAATGGATTGCCTATACGTAAATGAAATCCTATCATTCTACCCACCTCATTGTAAAAAGCACAGCATGTTCCTTTTTGTAAAACCTAATCTTTGTTTGTATGTAAGTAGGATAAGTTTTACTGATTGTATCCCACATTTCCCAACCAACGGCTTTCATTGGGCGACCCCAAGTTTTAACTGGTCCAACATTTTCATCAAGCCAAATTACAATCTGCGACCACTCTTCGCCACCACGCCCATACAAATCTCGTATTGTAATTGTTTTACTCATCATGCCCATCGTAATAAAAATAATGCTAACTGTTCTTCGGTATCAAATCCAAATGCTGGCGTTAGACTTTTATTGGCATACTCATCATACTGCACCCCGCAGTTATTTTCCTTGCACCATGCTGCAACTTCATTAATCATATTAAACCGCATACCTGTCATGGTATCAACCTGTGGGCGATAAATGTCAGTCATTGTGGCACGAACATTGTATGGCTTAGGTAACTTTACATCTTGAAAGTAAGCGGTATCCTTAGTAATCATTTTGAATGTAAGTTTTAATGATGACATATCAACTCCATCGCATTACAAAGTGTGTTAAATCTTCTGCTCGCTTAAACTTAAAAACAAACACGGTTGGCTCTAAACTTATTAGTGTAATATTATTTGCTACAATATCGTTGGCTTCCGACCATGATGTTTTTTCAGGATTGTCAATGTTTTCTGAAACCCATTGTCGTATTTCAAGATATAATTCTTTAATAGTAGATACATGAGCACCTTCAACAATTGTAACATTAGCCTGATGTTTATACCTGTAATTAATATATTTGGCAAGCACCCACGATTTGCAGTCTTTTAATTTGCTACGCCAGTTATTCCTATGAATATCAAATCCTACTGCAATCATGGCACATACACCGTAGCATACAACCATGATTGCATCAGTTGCAACAACCCAATAAGGTATTTCAATAACCAACATTAGGCATCGCCCTCAAAGTGATAAGTCCAACGGAATGAACCCCATAGTGAACGGGCTTCATCTACTTTGGTCTGGCTACCAAGATGCTTGCGGATCAAGTCCAACACCATCTTGCGAGTATCCTTACCATCAAACTTACCAAACACAATGTTACCAACGAAAGCATCTTGTGCCTTGATAGTAGGAAGCCATTCTAAGGCAAACCGCTTACGATCCATGTCATGTGCTAGCACCGTGTCGTAGTATTGGTCATATGACTTGATGACTTGGGCAACACCCATCCAAAAGTCAGTTTCAAATTCTTCAACACGCTTGCGGTCATCATCTAACATGAACGCCTTAGCATCATCCATCTTTTCTTCAACAAGAAGTTCAATGATGTTCTTCTCGTGAAGCAGATGATCTTTAGTCTTGTGAATACGCAGATACCATTCACCCTTGCACTTGACCATGTGACCATCGTCAAAGCGAACGATGTAACCTTCAATGCCTTCGGCATCACGAGTTTCATCCATAAGGTGTGCCATAGATTCTGCAGAACCTTGATAAGTCTGCACTACTTCTATGTCAAACATATCACCGTATTCTTGCAACCATTGTAGGCTTGCATACACACCGCTATCCTTGCGACGAGCAGCAATCAACACAAGACGATCTTCTGGATAATCAACCACAATACGCTGCTTGCGTGAGCACCATTCAAATATAAGAGTATAACCACATGATTGATCTGCCCAACGAATGAACTGTTCATACTGTGGGCGTGTTGCTATAAACTCTTCTGCTTGCATAGAGACTTCTGTAATCCCCATTTTGGTGCCAAGTCGCAATCCACCATCGGTGAATACGCCAGTTATCATAGAGCCGTCTAACTTCTCCAAGATAACATGTGGCTGCGTGAAGTCAATCACACCAAACTGCGTTTCATCACGCTCACCGATGTTGAAGAACTTGTGCAAACGACGAGCCATGATAGAGCCGTCCTTGTGGAACAGCATACCACGACATTCACGGCGGACTGCATCTATCTCCGTTTCAACAGGCGGAAAGGTATCGGTCATAGATACAATGTAGTTGACTATATAGCCCCAATCACGCTCTGCAATGATAAATTCATCACGACCTTCAATAGCAGGACGAACCTGATCAAGGTGAGTGATACGGGGAAATTCGTAGTGCATGGTCCTACTCCTGTTTATAACTTAATATAACACAGATATAGGGGTTGTCAAGCAATTTCTTTATAGGCTTTTCCGACCTGATTTGTGGTAATTCCAGCGTGTTTATACCCATTTACGATGGTTGTAACATAGGAATCACTAGGGCGGCGGTCTCTGCCTGCCCATTCACGGGTAGATGGGGTCATATAATATACCCATGCCTCATACTTTTGACCGTCCACGAATATTGGGACAATCTTCCTACCATACATGTTTGGATAACTTTCAATATGGTCAAGATAACGCAGCATTTGCTCATCTGGAAGTTCCCAAAGGACACCATCAACGCTATCGCCACCACTTTGAACAACATCGGCAAACTTATAAAATTCAAACTTGAAATTTTTAAGTTGTCCACGACCAATAAAGTGCGCATCTTGCATAATGCCAGGATCGGTTAACATACCGTATGCAAAGTAATAGATTGGCTGACCGCCAGCTTCTAGGATTATCTCATTCATTTTCATGCTCTGATATTTAGGGGTTTGGCGATCTCGGCAGGATTCGAACCTGCAACCTAAAGAGTAGAAATCTTTTGCACTGTCCAGTTGTGCTACGAGACCACATTACAATTCAAATATATCACGCAGTGCTGCTTCTGTCAACTCACTTGTGAGAAAAGTATGGTCGCACTTATATGATGGACTATCGCTTAAGCGACGTGGTGCCTTGTTATGCACAATACGAACGCTCACATCATGCTGAACACGATCAACCGCATGTTGGTGGCTCTGATGCAGCACCATAGCAAGTGGTCTGGCAAATCTATAAATCTTAGAAAGACTTTCAGCACGGCTAACAACATAGGCGCTATATCCTACCGCATGTTGCTTATTATTGTATGGACTCTCAGCAATTATTTCGGCTTCACTTATGACTTTAACTTGCGGCAACTTAGCCAACAATTCTACACAGTCATAATCTTCAACTAGAAATAATACTTTCATGCCGTTTCCAAAAAAAAAAATAATGGCGGAGCGTAGAGGAATCGAACCTCTTCAACCCGTTAAGGTTGTACGGTTTAGCAAACCGCTGCATTACCAGCCTGCCCACGCTCCATTATATTAAATATAGCATCTTTTCCCCATACTGTCAATTTATTTTTAAATTGTTTCCACTTGCAACGGTCAAGTTCTGTCTCATAACCCTTGACTTCAAGATAACCACCTAATTCTTCAACATAAAAATCAGGAGTATAATGACTCAATGTTCCTTTTAAATTGATATAAGGAAATCTTTCAGTATTTCTACGCCAATTCCATCCTTGTTTATCCATATATTTTGCGGAAATTAGTTCCCACGAGCCATCCAATAAAACTTCACCAGCAATAGGAGATACATATTTAATTTTTTTGCATCTTCCTGCTTTTGGCATCCATCCGTCTTCGTATCTTTTAATAATTATTTCACGGTGTCTATCTCTAAATTTTTGTTGTTTTTCTTCTGTTAAATTATTCCAAAATAATTTACCTAGATTTGCACTTCGCAACTTTTCTTTTTGAATTATTGCGCCTTGTTCACCAAATATTTCATTATATTTTTTTCCTTTAAGACTTGTGCCTTTTGAAGAACCTTTTGGGTGTCCATTTTTCCAATAATTATTGCCTAATTCTTTTCTTAATTTTTTTATTTTAGAACGATTTAGTTCCTTCATTCCATTACAGGAACTAGTAGATTCACTACAACAATTTTTTCCATTTTTTAATTTATATTTTGCTTCTGTCCCACAACCATAATCACATAAGTTTGTCATATAACTATTTATACAAAATAATTAAAAAGGTGCTTTTAACCTCTGAGATGGTAGGCAATGACAGAATCGAACTGCCGTAGCCGCTGTGTAAAAGCGGAGTTTTACCATTAAACTAATCGCCCACTTCTTATATTACTAATATACTTATATTATTCAATTTTGTCAAGCATTATTTTGTAAAACATGCATTTATTTTTGGTAGAATTAAATTAAACCAATCTACATGCGCCGCTTCACTTGGGTGACTGCCGCATAGCGGATAATTATTTTTCTGTGACCAATTATTAAAGGCGTGTTCTTTATACCAGTTATTCCAATTGACAGTTTCCCATAAACCACTGTCATTTACTACTTCTGGTAAGGGATTTAATATTTCATCGCTTGCCAAACAAAAGAAATACGGTATATTCTTAGACTGCAAATAAAACTGTAACAAATTTATTTCTTTAAGCAAATTAAATTGATGATAATGATAATCACCTGTTACTTTATAAAAATAATTTGCAGCATCAGTGATACCAAGTTCAGTCATCTTGTCATGCTGTTGTTTAAAAAATTCATGTCTTTCTGGATGCAAATCATCTTTAAAAAATGACATTTTCTCTTTAAATGTTAAACCATGCCATGCATTAAGATTAATCCAATAATTGTCAATATCAAATCTGGCTGCTACCACTGGATCATTGTTGATATCAATAAATGGTTTTTCTTTTCGTAATCTTATTTCACTACGATGTGTGTATGTCCACATAACTGCCACATATATCTCGTCATGAATTTTAGATTGTTTTGCAACTTCTGCGATTACACGACGAGATATACTGTTATTTCCGCTGCCTGGTTTGGCAACACAATTATAGTCCATATTATAGTGTTGCGATATTTTTGCAGACCATGTTAATTGACTTGGTATGTTTTTCTCATAGTCAAGATACTGGTCAGGCAGTTCACTGCCCCATGTAAAACTATCGCCACCACTAATCAATATGGGCATTAAGCACCCAATACTGACTTGGCTTTGTTATAAAGTTCAGTACGTTCTTCTAGCCCAATATTTCCACCATTGATGATCTTAGTTGTTTTTACAACATCATCTGCATCAGCAGTTTCATTGCAGCCATTTTCTTGAAAGAACCATGCAGCCGAACGAGCAGCGCCTTCTGGAGTTGCGAGATAATCGCTATCACTCGTTAGGTCTTTGTTAAGTGCCTTGCCACAGTTATCATAGTTTGACTTACCAGTTAATTGGATGAGTCCACGACCACGATAACGATAGCCATCACCGCTTGCTTCATCGCCATTGCCCATGCGTGATGCATAAACACGGTTAGCAATCTTTTCTGGTTGCTTTGCAAAGTCATCTGGATTTACATCACGGAAATACTTTGGAAATACCTTTGTTAAAGTTTCTGCCTTGTAGTTAAGGTTTTCACTTACGGCACTAAACATGCCACTTTCATGTCCACACTGTGCAAGAAACATTGCTTCACGAGCAAGAGTGTTGATTTCAAACTCATTCATTGCTTCGTTAAGTGGATCACAGAACTTGTCTAGGTTTTCTTCTTTTGCGCCGTGAAAGATTTCTTTTAATTGGTCAATAGTTGCCATTTTAATTTCCTTTAGGGGTTATACACTATTTACCATTCCCAATATGTCACCTAAATAACTACATGTGTATCATAGTGGCCAAGTATTTTGAAGGAACTGGTTGGGTCGGAGTAAAGAACCGAGATAGAAACTATGTTCCTGATTTAAGTTTTATTAAAGTTAAAAATAATAATACCGAAACTTTATACTTTCATGATGATATTACAAAATATGTAGAAGGTATGAATGATAGTGGTATTTGTATTTTATCAGCATCGTTGATGGTGCTTGATGATGAAAAAGAAATCACTGTTCGCACTAAAACACCATCGAAAGATGGTGTAAAGATTAAGAAAGCACTTAAACTTACTGATATTAAAGCAGTTTGCATGAGTTTAATTAAACAAAAATTACCAGGCTGCACACTTATATTCAATCAAGAAGATTGCTATCTACTTGAAGGTGCTTGGGCACCTGGTGGTTATGAAGATAAAGATTACAAATATAAGATTGAAAAGATTGAACACAATGAAACCGTTGCAAGAACTAATCATGGTGTATGGTTAAAGTGGGCTGGCTATCAATATGGTGCGGACGATAACGAAAGCATGAGTGCTATTAGTAGTCGCAGTCGTTTGTTAATTGCGCAGCATGTTGTTGATAGCGCAGAAACACCTGCACAACTTATTGATTGGTTGACCAAAAAGTATGTTGATAATTGGCAGTTAAATGCCATGCGTTTAGCAGATGAAAAAAAGATGATGCGCACAACTGCACAACTTATGTTAGTGCCAAAAGATTTAACAATGTTTGTGCGTCCTATTCAAAGCAATATTAAGTTTAACTTTTGGAAACTTAATGGCGCTAAGGATAATAAGATGTGGGTTGAATTGCTTACCAATCGTGTGCTACGCACTGGCGAAGATGATCCTGCTATTCCAACTAATCTTTCACATATTGAAGATTAAACTGGATGATGGGCTAAACCCCAATCATTGTTTACCCAACGCAAACTAAACAGCATGGCATCTTCACTACAGTAAAATCGCCACTGACTAGTCCAACCAAAATCGTCATTAACATATGGCCATTTTTCTACTTGAAATTTAATGTCATTTGACTCACACCATTTATGCATCTGATCAATCCACCACTCTTTTCCATAATAGTGGGCGGCAGGTAGCGTGATATCAATTTTATAAATTTCGTCTATCATGATTACTTTTTAAGTTTGGTGCGCTCTACCAGAATCGAACTGGTACGCCGAAGCGAGAGATTTTACGGCGGAGATTCTGGATTTGAACCATAATGGGCGTTTACCCTTTCTCCGAAGTCTCTTGTGTCTACCTATTCCACCAAGAGCGCATTAGCCTTATTTTACACTTATACTATGTATGCTGTCAAGACGAAACGAACGCCATTCTTTAATATCGGTCACAAAAACTGCCAACGATTTATCACTGACCTTGCGCTTTGGCATTTCAGTATCTTCGCTTTCTACGATAGGAGGCAACATCTCAGGATTAAGAGTGCAAGGCATCGTGCGTAGATCACCATTGACTTTAGTAAAGGTTACTTCACAAATACCTTCATGCAACATACTACGCAGCATATCAATGCTTGGTTGAACATCCGCATTAAATTCAATATATGTTGGCATCTATACTCTTTCAAAAAATGGTGGGCAGTGAGGGACTCAAACCCCCGATCAAATTCTTATGAGGAACCGGCTTTAGTCGCTAAGCTAACCGCCCATTGTTATAATTTATACTGTTTTGTTTAACCTGTCAATAAAAAGTTTCTTCAACGCTTTCTCAAAACCTTCCGAATTTCCTTCAACACGAGCCAAGAACAATTCGTAAACAAGTGGGTCATGACTTGGTGGTGTAAAAACAAGATTGCGTGATTTCATCTCTTCAATGAGTTCATCATCATCAAAATCACTGATATCATATTCTACTTCTACTTCTGTGTAATGTGTTCGTGCCATTTTTATTCTTCCATTTCAAAAAGGTTATTGCCAAATTCTTCTGGTTCACCAAAAAGATAATTGTATTCTAGACTATCAGCGCATACAATATTTTGCTCAACAACATATCGCAAATCTTCACGCCCACACAATAAACGATCTTGACATAATTTAACATTGTCTGCCATAATGTCAACACCATAAATCGTAGATAGTGCAGTTTCAAATGAAATGCCGCTTTCAAGTTTGCAAATTAATACTTCACTTAAGAACTGCCCATCACCACATGCAGGATCACAGAATATTTTAGTCGGATCACTGAATAATTCTTGTGGTAACTTGTCTAATACTTCTTGCACAAGTTCAGTAGGTGTAAACACTTCACCTGTTGCTTTCACTCGCAACTTGTCACGTTCTACGCCACTCATATATTCACGATTACGAAGATGATTAATTATCTTTTGCATTGAACCCATCTACGAATTTCTTTTCATCATCAGTAAGTCCAAAGTAATTGTATACTTCATCATCGTTGTATACATGGTTCAGCGGTGGCAGCGCAAAGTTTCTGATTACTTCTTTATTATTAAACCCACTCCACTTATTACATGCCATGATAAAGTGAAATAGTTTACTGTTAATAACGCTATGTGCACTATCAACTGTTTCACCATCTTTTACAATATATGCCAGACACATATCAGTAAATCCCATAGTTCCGTAATCTGGCTTTGGTTGATACTTGCCACTAAGACTAATCATGACTTTATGATCATTTAGATTAGGATGCGGAACATTAGTATACCAATAACGTTCGCCCTTGGCTGGCGTATGATATACAGGATAGGTAAACATGTTATCTTGTGTTTCACTATACTTGATAATATTTTTACTCTGCAATTGTCCAGCAATAACTTTGCCTGTTATCTTTGCTGAGTATTTTAAATTAATGCTATATGCAAGCGCATTATTAATGGTAGGCAAACTATCATACTGACGAAGATCAACAGTAATCTGTGTACCATCATTAAGTTCAACGAGCGTAGAGCCACCATATGGCGCATGCTGCACAATATAATAACTAAATGTGCTTCCAACACCTGCAAAGTGTTTTCCAAGACTGTTGCTAAGATTGATATATGTTGTATTGTTCTTCGCAAGAACATCCTTGAGAAGATATCGTCCGCCGCTTAAATTCTTGGTTGGTCCTGCCCAACTTGCAGGCGTAATCATTGCAAGATATCCGCCATCGACAAGTAATTCGTTAACACTCTTGTCAACGAATTTACTCCAAAGATTGGTGCTTAGGCTTTTACGATTGCCATTGCTATCGCTTTCGCCAAATGGTGGATTGCCGACAATTACGTCAAACTTCATAGTAACATCCTGCTTCAAGAAATCATTATACGACATCTTATTGAAATTTCCAATAAGTTTATTCATGTTCACGGCAAGATTAACTAATGCCTTGTTATATTCAACCCCATAAACACGGCCCTGAATGTTCTCATCATTATGACCTGCTTCACGCAACCGACGAATAATTTCAATTAAAAATTGTCCACCACCCATTACTGGATCAAGAAAAGTTGTAGTTGTGCTAGTCCACACATGTGGTGGCAAGCCGTCAAGCATTTGACTGACAAGAGCAGTGATTGGTTTAATACGAGCAAGCATTATGCACCTATTAGTTTAATGACTTTGGCAGATTTCTGTAAACTTGCCAAATCATAATTCAAGATACCACGGTCGAAAAACTCAAGAATCTTCTGTGGCGTTGCACTAAATTCCTGCGTGACATACGCATGATATTCACTATCGTCAATACAAGCCTTTAGACTATCACGTATTGTAACCTGATTTGTCATAAATGTCAAGTAGGGAAGATGCTCAACGATGGTAGTAAGAACCTTACGAGCCTTATCAACCGCATCTAGATTAGCATCACGTTCGTTATTATTATTTTGCTGCTTACTGGATGAAGATTCACCGTAAGTTTTACCACGTTCAGCAATTTGAGTTTCTTCGAGATTATCATAAGCAATATTGCCGTTAGCAAGAGCAATGATTTCTGTCAGGCTCATCTTAGTCAGATCAGCTTGTTTGCCAACCATACGACTTAACGTGTCACGGTTAAGTAGCTGCTGCAAATAATCATCTGGATTTATCTTAACCGCACCATCAGGCGTTGCTGAAAAGATATCAATCGTAGCAATAACCTTACGTTGTGCATCAACTATTTCAATACCATCACGCTTGGCAATATTCTGTGCAGCGGCAACCAACATTGTATCAAATTTATCATCACGATTTGGATCAAATGACAAACTAAAAATACGTCCAATCTTGCCAGCATCTAGAGGAGTAAGAGCACGACTGATCTTTTGTGTAGTAGCGCCAGCATCACCTTCATCATAGCATAAAAATAGATTAGTAATTTCACCAATGCTGTAACTACGCTGAGCCATACCACGGCTAAGAATAAGAACAGGTGTGTTTGACTCCTTTGCTTTGGCAACTACTTCCTTTGTAATTTCTTCGGCATTCTCATTCTTAATCTTGATACCATTATAGGTGCCAGCGCCACTAATCTCTAAAATTATCCAACCTTTTAACGCTGATTGCGTGTATGCAACAACATCCTTAAGGTCTTTATTTCGCATACCGCCTGGCAGAAACATCATTGATGCTTGAAAGCTGTCACTGACATTTGTTTGATATGAAATGTTAAGTTCATCAAGATTATTCTTACCAAGAAACATAGCCTCAAGCATACGAACCCAGAAACCTTTTGCACGAGAAGGTTTCTTAGAAAATTTAGTCCAACTTGGCAAATTATCCTTATCAATCATAACCGTTGGATCAAGGCGACATGCTTGAGCAAGAGCATTATTGATATCAAGCTGATAGAACTGTGTATCAACCACCTTATCAACACGACTATAATCAATATCAAAGTTCTTTAACGTATTGCTATGATAGACGCTGCCACCGTTTAATACTTCTTTTTTAATAATAAGAAGTTCTGGATATACAACAGAAAGATAGTGGTCAATTTTCCAATTGCCGCATGCACGATCACCATTAGTACCAGTCATTAGCACAACATGATCATTAGATTTTACTGCAGCAATAAATGGCTCTGTTTGATTTTTAGTATGTGCGCCAAAGTCTGCTTCATCAATAAAAAGCAACCGTGGTTGTTCAAGATTAAACAAATAATCAATACGATCTTGCCGCAACGAACCGCCGACCATGCTAAGCAATACAATAACTTGCTGATCGTTGTCAAGAGCAGTTTGAACATCTGCTTGATATGTTGCACTGGATGCTTCGACCACTACCATATTACGAAATTGTTCATACTTTGCTAATTCATTTTTAAAACTAGCAAATGATGTAAGAACATAACTGGCAATAATAGTTAATCGTGAATTAAGTTCGTGAGCAAGAGCCGCTGCCCAAATTGTTTTACCAAAGCGAGCACACAATTCTGCTAATGTAATCTGTTTGTTTTCGCCAATTGTAGCAATAACATTTTCAGCCGCTGCATATTGCCAAGGACTAAGACCAACTTTAGAACGTTCTATGCCCCATGAATTAATATATTGGTTAATGCGAAGCATTGCGGTTTCAAAGTGAACTGCATGATGCTCATCTTGTGGATCAACACGATATCCGATAGCAGGACGAATATAATCATCCATCTTTGCCTTTGCATAATTACGGTTAACTGCAGTTGCAATTTCAGTTACATCCCAGAAGCCATCAATAACAACCTTGCCGTTATCATAGTCACGCTTGTTAACACCAAGACTTTGGCGAACACGATTAATAACCGCAGTTTCAATGTCTTCGCCTGTTAATACAAATGTTTGTCCAAATTTAACCTCATTTGGATTATTGATAAAATGATGCAAATATACAACCATGCTACCTTCGGTATTCATATTACTTTACTTTCTTCTGTGATTGTTTAAACATTTTATACAATCCAAGTTCACGACCAAAGGCTTCAATCTCCCAAGGACAATCCCAATAGTTCATATCTTCTGGATAATACTCACCAGCAAAACGATACATGCGCTTACGAGAGTTGAAGCCAAACTTGTCACACACATGCTGCTTGACATGCACCATCTCATGGGCGAGCGCCAACAATATAGACCGCTCGCCCATGTCAGCATCAACCGTGATAGTAAACTCTTTACCATCATCATTGACACAATCAGCATAATTGCCTTGGTTCTTCAAAAAACCTTTTTCAAAGTCAATATGCACGTCTACCTTCGCATGTTTCTTCATGAGATAATCGGCATAGAAACCCATCGCTGCCTTGACGGTTTTGTGGTCAATCTTGGAAGGCTTGCCAGAAATCGTGAGGAACATGCGATATCTCCATTGCTTATATTCTCAATATAACATGGATTTAGGGTTTGTCAAGCATTATTATTTCGTCAAATCCCTCACTCAGATGAGGCATTTCAAGATGTTCAATCATGCTATCAATAACATTTTGCGGTATCTTCTTGCCCCAACGACTGTCCAATCGGCGTTGCAATTCGGCCTCATCTGGCGTAGGAAAAAATACCCCAACCTTGATCCAATCCTTGGGTAGCCGTGCCAACCGCAACTTGCGGTGCTTGGCTACCGTGTTGGTTTGATCCCATACAAGCGTCTTGTCCAAATTGATAGCCATCTGCACTTGCGAGTCACAAAACTTTTGTGCATAGCCAATAGCCTGACTAAACATTTGGTCATAGGTCTTGCCAGCCTTGGCAGCGACAGTTTCAATATAAGCATCGCTAGACGCAATGATTGCGTCTTCAAAACCTTGCTTTGTAATCCACGTTGACTTGCCGGAACCTGGCACACCAATTAACATATAACACTTTGTCATTTTACACCTATCATTTCAACTTCACTATCAGTTTCAATCCAGAGTTTGGCACCACATTTTCGTGGTTTGTCTGAACTATACACCATACGAGATGGACCTTTAATATCTACTTCCATACAGTATGTTACCACACCATCCTGTTCAACACGAACAACAGGCTCACTTCTGCCGTGTTTGGCGTTAGCCTGTATGATGTTTCGATTAATATGGATAATAGTAGTCATATCAAAAATTACCTTCGGCAACCTGCAACACACGAACGCCACATGCACGGATGGCATCAACAACCTGATTACGGTCATCAAACCACAGCCAAGGCTCGCCAAAGTCGCTACGGATTTGGTCAAACAATTCTACTTTGACAATGCTATCCTTGCGATAGTCCCTTTCCGCTCGCATGTAAAGCCGCTTGTATGGAACGGTATGCGTTGCCAACCACTTCTCGGTTACCGCACGAGTTTCCTCGCCACGACCGCTGCAAAAGATGATAATGTCGCCCCGTGAATGAAACACATCCAACAGCAATGAGATGTCTGCATGAACAGTGTCATTTGCCATACCAGCGTTCCAAGCAGCCCAGTTCTTTGGCTTGCTTGCAACCCAATGCTTGCGGTGTTCAGTGTTGGCAATCGTGCCATCAATGTCACATACGATAATCTTGTTCACTTTAACCATTCCTTGTGATAGCCAATAAGCGTCTTGATTTGATCTTGACTAAGTTCGCCGTTGGACAGGAGACCCGCCATATACGAGTCATAAATCATGTTCTTTTTGTCACAATAAAGTGACACCAGAAAGCGTAATTTGTCCATGTCATACATCGTTTGCGTTCTCCTTATATCCAAATATAACACAGGTTTAAGGGTTGTCAAGCATTATTTTAACTTAACGTATTGTGGATTTATGTTATTTTTTAATAAATCGTCAACTTTGTCGATATCTTGTATCTTTCCAACAATTATGACACCGTTTGTATTTTCAAGGGTCCAATCGGGTATATTATGATGTGTTAACCATTCTTCTTTATATTGATTCCACCAGCTATTAAATTTATCAACATCAATATTTGGAAATAAATCACAATTTGTTAATGCTATGTTTAATTGTGGTTTTATTATCAACCATGGTTTTATTAATTCTTTAATGCGGTTTATATCATTCGGTTCGCCATCTTTCCAGTACCTATATATTTTTTTACCTAATTCAGCCCATGTAATAAAAATATCACCACGTTTAACAATAGTTGTTAAATTTTTTGTATATTCATGATCATATGGTTTATTAAAATATCCAGCTTTTTCATCATATGTTATAAAAAATACATTTTTACTTGGCTTATAATAGTCTTCACACAGATGTATCATTTCATGAAATATTAACCAATTATGATTTTTTCCATCGTAATTTTTTTCGTATAATTCATGTAAGTGGTTGCAATAAGATTGCGCTGAGTCACCGTGTAGATTATCTATGTTAACAATAATTGACAATTTTTCAGCGAAGTTTTTTAATTTTAACACATGCTCAGCATATATTATATTTTCAGTATAATATGGATTTTGAAAATCATGGAAGTCCAACGGAATATGTTGTAGATGCTTAAAACATTTTTGTATATATTCTCGCAACGGAGAATCTATTAATTCAAATTGTACTGTTTCATTATTATTAAAAATAATTTTCATAAATTTACTTATAAAACGCTTGACAACCGCCCCAAATATGTTATTATGAGGATATTATCAATAGAGAGAAAACACCATGAGCAATCAACGTGCAGGCAAAACCCATTCGGCAGCCCTTGTAGATGGTGACAAGGTTTCCCTTACGTCCATTATCAAGTTTCTCAAAGATGCCAAGACCGATCTCGAAAAGAGCGGCGAGGAAGATGCTGCTCTTCGGTTTGAAATTCTTGCTGACTATCTTGTGCAAGACTATCGTGGTGGTGGCTTCAAATATTCTAGCAAGATGATCGGACTGTAATAACTACAGTATGACCAATGACTCCAGTGAACTGCTCCTAATGTTTCCGCTAGCAGTGTACAAGGCAATGCTAGCGGATAGCGATTCAATAAATCAAATATTCTTTGATAATATTGAAGCCTATACTTTTAGCAGTTCACTGGATACGCTAACTGGTGATTTCTTAGGCAAAGGCAATATACATCATAATCCGCTATTCAAACCTTTCTTTGATAAGGTAAGTGAACATGCCACCAAATATATGGCAACGCTAGGTGTCAACACCGATATCTTTGATTTGTTTGTGAACAAATGTTGGTTGAGTATTATTGATACTCCGCAATATAATATGAGTTATCACACTCATACAGTTGCTGACATTTCTTTTGTATATTATTTGCAGATTCCAGAAAATAGTGACCTAATTTCATTTGCAAACCGTCACAAACAAAACGAATTATTTCCAAACTTGCTAGACAGTGATCGTCCGTTAGAGCAAACAATGCTCACGGAGATAAATTCATTTAATTGTAGCACCTATAACATAATGCCGCAGAGTGGATTGTTGTTGATGTTTCCTGGCAAACAATCACATGGCACAATTAAAAATGCTGCTGGTGATTTTAACGGCACCCGTATTGCTGTTGTTGGCGATATGAGTTTATTTTTTAAACCAGGATTTGAAAATACTGATTATGGCAGACTACCATTTAATTACATGAGAAAAATATGACAGATTGTAAACCCCTACGCCGTTGCCTATGCTGTGGCAATCATAGCCTTAAACTTACTCTCGACTTGGGTTCTCAGCCGCTTGCCAATAGTTTTAAGGCAACGGCTAGTGAACCTGAAAATACATATCCACTTGCAGTTAATTATTGTGCTGACTGTTCGCACCTACAACTTACCCATGCTGTTGATGGCAATATTATCTTCAAGAATTATCTTTATGTGAGTGGTACTAGTCTCACTATGCAGAATTATTTCGCATGGTTTGCAGATTATGTCATGGAGTATTTTCCAGATGTTAAACCTCGCAAGGTTCTGGAAATTGGCTGCAATGACGGCACACAGTTAAACTATTTTAAGAAACATGGATTAGAAACAGTGGGTATCGATCCTGCAGAAAACATCTATCCAATCTCTTCCAAGAACCACAAGATTATTTGTGATTTCCTAACACCAGAAGCCTTACTCAAAGTAGGCAAGACACCTGATATCATCTACGCACAGAATGTATTTGCGCACCAAGATGATCCAGAAACTTTTCTGAAACTATGTCGTAATATCATGAATCCTAACACGCTGTTGTTTATTCAAAACTCACAGAGTGATATGATACAGAATAACGAGTTTGATACCATCTATCATGAGCACCGTAATTTCTTCTCCGTAAAGAGTTTATACACGCTTGCTAGCAGTGTTGGCTTGAACATGATTGATGTGTTCAAAGGAACTATTCATGGTGGCAGCAATATCTTTGTGTTCTCAACGGACCAACATAGTCCTGCTCGTATATCCTCGTATCTTGATTGGGAGCGTATTCAGGGATTGCATGATTATAGCACATACCAAAGTTGGGCAGAAGGTGCCAAGCGCACAGTTAATGACCTTTCAATGGTCCTAGATGGGCAGCGCAAGGCTCACCAGCGGCTTATAGTAGGCTATGGAGCGCCAGCAAAGGGTAATACGCTTCTTAACTTTGGCAATATCAATATGGACTTTATCATTGATGATAATCCACTAAAACAAGGCAAATTTACGCCTGGCATGAGCATACCTGTTGTCACGATAGATGAACTTAAAAAGTATCCTGACCGTGAAATTTGCTTTGTGCCGCTAGCATGGAACTTCTTTGATGAGATTGTAGGACGTATTCGCAAGGTTCGCAACTTCAAGGGCGATGTATTCGTCAAGTATTTCCCAGAGATCGTAATCTCCTAAATAATTGTAGGAGATTACCCACGATGAACAACGATATCAGATATACAATGTTAGTCCTTGAAGGACTTGAAATCAACCATCGCATGGATAGTGATGTGTTAGACATGATTCGTGGTCTCATGGTCGAGAGTGAACAACTTGATGAAGGTGTATTGGATACCATCAAGGACAAGGCTGCTGCTTTTGCCGATAAAGTAAAAGACAGTGCCAAGAATATTCTTCCAAGTATAACACAGAAATTTGATAATGTGTTGGCACAGGTTCGTACTAAACAAGGTGAAGAAACTGCCGATGCCATTGAAGATGAAATGCGCAAAAAAGGCGGTAGTGATTGGAAAACCAATAGTGTAAAGATTGCAGCAGCCCTAGCAGTTGCAAGTAGTCTGGCACAAGCATCACCTGCACAGGCACGTGATATGTATATGCGCATGTCGCCATTTCAGGCACAACAATATGCGATGCAGAACCAGGCAAATTGGTCACGTCAGCAAGCAATGTGGGGACAACGCAATTTTAATCGTCCAATGCCACAGGGTTATTATCAGGGCAATCAGGGTGGTGGTAATGATGCAGCCGCACTTGCTATTGGTGTTATGATTGGCGCAGCACTTGGCGCAGCATTAAGTCAGCCACACAAATAATAAAATAAATACCCTATGCGCAGTAGAGAATTTATCACAGAATCACGAAGAGTCATACTAGAAGGCGGTAATATGTTTACCGATGCTAGTCAGTTTGACCAGAAGTATGCAAAGAATATTACGGACACAGTAAACAAGGCACTTGCGAAAACTGGTATCAAGGTTATTCCTGTGGGCAGTGGCGCAACACCAACTGCTGGCAAGATGAGCGGTGACTTTGATGTTATGGCAGATGAAGAAGATGTTAAGAATTACTTTAACGTTCCTGATGCCAAAAGTGCTCGTAAAGCCCTAAATGATTACTTACATAGTCTAGGTTTTAATACTGCACAAAGCGGCATCAATGTTCATATTCTAGTTCCGCTGCCTGATGGTGCAAAGGCACAAACTGATATTATGGTCACGCCGCAGGCAGCAACAATATCTAAGTTTCATGTGCACTCAGTGCCACAGGGAAGCCCGTACAAGGGCAAGAACAAGATTTTGCTTATGACGCTACTTGCTAAACAAAAAGGTATGTTATGGAGTCCATGGCAAGGTTTGTTTATGCGTGATGCCAGTGGCAAGAAAGGCGAGTTTGTATCTAACGATATTGATCAGGTTGCTAAAACACTAATTGGTGGCAACGCAAGTGGTAAAGATTTAGGCAGTGTTGAAAGTATTCTAGGTGCCATGCCACAAGACCAGGCACAACGTTTATTAACAGATATTCGTACCGATCCTAATTGGGAAGAAGCACGATGAGAGCAAAAGATATATTAGTTAAAGAAGCAAGCATTATTCGTAAACTTGGTGAAAAATATCACTATGGTATGAAGTTTATATTGCGTGGAAAAAATGGTGATACTTTAACAAATATTATCAAAACAAGTGGTGTTCCTGATTTTAATAAAACAGAAGAACTAACTCTAATACAAAACAACCCACCTGGCGACGTTGATGAAGTTCAATTTGGGCGTGGAAATAATGTTATTACTTTTGAACGACCAAATGGAAAATTTTTACAAATAATTGGTACTCAAAGTAATATTGAAAATTCAATAAGCGCAGCATCCAGTGAAAAAACAAGCAGAGGTGGCAACATAGGCGATTTAAGTGAACCTGTGTTAAGCGCAGCAGTTATTGCAAAACTTATCAAGCGTGGTGGTTCAAATGTTGAAGATATTACTGGCGATGATGTAAAAACAGTATTAAATGGCGCACTTGCAAATGATGGCTTAGTCTATAACGTTTTTGATCAAAATAGTAGAATTGCTGATAATATTGAATTTTCAATGAGACTGCGTGATGATACAAAGATGTTTATTAATAGTCCTCTCTTTTGGCCAAAGTATGATCCTATTTTACCAAGCGTAGTGCATTATGCCAATAGTGGGCAGATTGACAAATATGCAGATTATTTTTATAAAAACGGAAAAGTTGATAAAGTTCGTGTTATATCCGATGGCGTAAGTGACGCAAAGGCACGAAAAACAGATGTTGAGGCTTTAGTTTTTAATGAAAAAACTGGACAGGTGGATAGACCACTTCAAAATTTAAATTTAAGTTTGAAAGCGGGTAGTAATAAACTTGGTATAGTTGGTGGTGGTTCACTAAACAAATACAAATTAAGTGGCAAGGAAAAAGGTACAGAAAACGCAACCTATATACAAGCTAATGCACAGAAGTTATTCGGTGAATTAGGTGTTGGGGTTCCAGAATATAACGGCAGACAATCAAAAGCACAGTATTGGGATAAATGTTACAAGATCGCTGCAACAGAATTGAGAAATATGTTAAAAGATCGAAATGTACGATCAGAAAAACAAATTGTTGAAAAAATAGCAAGAATGATTCAATTCCATGCACAGAAATCAGAAGCCAATGTTCGTCTTGTAAACATAGATAGAAAAAATAATATTTCCACTGTCCATACTTTTAAAAATCTAGAAACCAGATTAGTAAATTATGACATTGATTTAAATGCCCAGTACATATCAGGATATACTAGAGATGGTGAAAAAAGACCTACTCTCACTATATTTGATAATAATAGTGGATATGAAATACTAAGAATTAATGTTATTATAAGTGCCAAGGGTGATTTAAATAATGAGATTCATATGGGTAAATTACTGTCAAAATTGACAGAAATACAGTTTACCAAAAATAAACCAAAAGAACCTCAACAAGGCAAACTAATATAAGAAAATAGCCCCTTTCGGGGCTATTTTTTTAAGCATCACGTGAAATATAGTGATGACGAATCTTCTGTGGCTTGAAATACTTTTCCACAGTAGAGAATACAAGTTCATTCTCAAATGGCTTGCATGAGAATACATCAATATAGAAATTGCCGTCATTGTCACAGAAGTGACCAGTGATGTTTGAAGTCTCAATCATCTGACAAAGACTGTAACCAGCCTTATCTGCCGCATGAGTGGCGAAACGTTCAATCCAAGGCTCGCCAAATGCTGTCATATCAATAACAACAACTAGTTCCTTAATAAAGTTATAGATATTTTCCCGTGAACCGATAAGTTCCTTATCGCCAGCGGTGCAGTCTAGTAGTAGGTGGTAACCCCAAGTTTTGCTCATGCCAGTTTTCCTTTGTTGATAGCAGTTTGAAGAATTATTTATTTGGATATACGCCTAACTTGTGGAAACACTCAGTTAGTCGTTGTATTTGTGACAAACAATCCCATAACGCATGGTGTTTGTTATTTTGTGGAATAAAATGGTCAGGAACCAGTTTATAGATTGTGCGAGCATCTAGCACTTGCCAGAAGTTCCACGGTGACTTATTATTGAGTTGACGGTTGCAACTTTCTAAGATAGTAAAATCAAATCCTGCACCATTTGCCCAATAACGGTCAGCACCCTTTGCCCAATCATTGAGACTTGACATTGCTTCTGCTAGTGGTAAACGATTATCATCAGCAAATGCTTCTGCCTTTGCTTCTTGTGGTTGTTTAGCCCACCATTGAACTGTATCTTCATTGATTTCACGCTTCTGTGATTCAACATCTACTCTGCAGTAGAAGAAGTCCAGTGTGGTAGGGTCTGCTACGGTGGCATACTTGCCCATACGGTCAAAGGCAATGCCAGCGATGGTTAAAACTGTGGCGTCAGGTGTATTGCCTAACGTCTCGATATCGATCATTACATCTCTGTGTTTCATACTATCAATATACACTAAAATAACAGCATGTCAAGATATTTTTATGCGTACAGAATAAATAATATTGTCAGTTAATGTTTCGGAGTACTAACCAATGTCTTCTCAAGAATGGCAATGCATTAGAAAGCATCTTCCTAATTTTCTAATTTGGCCAGAAGTATGGATGGGTTGCCTCTTTGGTTCGGTAAGTGGTGTAATACTCTTAGAAACAATATTAAAGTACGTCGTTCAATAAATTGGAATTCGTGTATGGATTTCTTAAAATTAGTTGGTGAAGTTGGATTCCCTATTGCAGCCGCCTGTGCAGGCGGTTATTTTGTTTTTTTAACCCTAAAATTTATTCTTGCTGGCGTTACAAGTTCCGTGAATGGTATTAAAGGTATCATTATGGCGCTTGATAACCGTGTTAAGACAATGAACCATGATGTTATAAGAATTGATACTCTCATGAGTAATGCGTTAGGTGTGCGTCCCGACCTTGATCGTATTGCTCGTGCAGACGGTAAGAACGACGCAAGGAGAGACTAAATGATAGAGAATTTTGTATTAGCAAGTTTGTTCGTCCAGCTGGCAGTAATTGCATATGTTGGCAAAGATTATCTGTTTAATTAAAGGAAAAGACAATGAAGAAGTTATTATTAGTAGCAACAATGTTAGCATTTTCAACAAGTGCTTTCGCAGCAACTGCACCAGCAACTAAGGCTCCAAAGGCTAAGGTTGTGCATAGTGCATGTGATCCTGTAAAAAATGCAGCAGCATGTAAGAGTGTAGTTCATCACAAAGCACCAAAGAAGAAAAAGAAATAATTAACTTTTTGTTAAGTAATTGGTGGTAGTATAATGAAGTGGAAAATGCACAGAATCCTTACCGTGTTGAAGAACATCATCGTGTAAACGGTGATCGGTATTATACTGTGCACTTCCATGGAAAATTAATAATAATACTACGAAATAAAAGAATAGCAGACGAATATATAGAATTGAATAAGAAGAATAATGGAACAGAGTCTAGTACAAGCAATTAATCAATATGGGTTTCCAATTATAGCCGCAAGTGGAATTGGCTATATGATATATTTTGTTTGGAAATGGGCAACTGAAGAAGTTAAACCTGTGCTAAGCGAAGCCAATACAGTGCTGATTGGTCTTATAGATCGTATTCGTATGTTAGATAATGATCTTATCCGTCTTAATCAAAAACTAAACATAGTGCTAATGTTGCGTGGTAAGGAGATTGAAAGCCAACGCCATCTTGATGATGCAGTTGCAGATGTTGCTGCAAAGGCAAAAGAAGAAGAAGTTCAACGCACTCTTAAAAGAGCAAGTAAGAAAATTCCAAGCGACGGTTAATTACTTTGAATTAGTGCGGAAAACACCATCCCAATCTTTACCTGGCGGATTGGCAGCCATCTCGGTACAACGTTCAATCCACATATCATAATAGCCATCCATTTGACCATCAAACTCGCCTTTTAACTGCTTACATGCTTCAATAGCAGTTTTAAAGTGTTGTGAGTGATAATCATCCATCATACTAATATGCCCACTTTTTGCTGCTAGGTATTCTGCGGCTGAACCAGCATCGTATATCTGTAGCACAGTGTGAATATTAACACCTTCTTTCTTACCTTTAACTGCGATACAATCTAGTGGTAGCGTGAAGTAATCATTCTTTACATATTCATTGGTTTTATCGCCAATAACCATAGCAACATGATATGGTTTGCTTTGACCTTCTAGGCGTGAGGCAAGATTGACACCATCGCCAAGGCAAGTGTAATCAAACCGCTGAGAACTCCCCATGTTACCAACAACGACAGTAGCAGTGTTGATGCCAAGTCCCATTCCAAAAGGTGGAACGCCTTCTGCGGCGACTTCTCTGTTAAACGCATCTAAACTTCCTAACATTTGTAGTGCTGTTTTTACAGCATTCTTTGCATGTTCTGCATCATCTAGTGGTGCGTTCCAAAATGCCATTTGAGCATCACCGATATACTTGTCAAGTGTTCCGCCATTATCTAAAATTTTAGCAGTCATCGCTGTCATATAGCGATTCATGATCTTGGTTAGCCCCTGAACGTCGCTTCCATAATGCTCGCTAATAGAAGTAAAGCCCCTAACATCTGTAAATATGATAGACAATTCACGTGACTCTCCCCCAAGTGCCAATAATTCAGGATTCTTTTGTAGTTTTTCAACCATTGCAGGTGAAAGATAAGTTCCAAATTGTTTCTTTATTTGTTGCTTTTGTAAGAACTCAGAGATAAATTTAACTCCGTAGGCATGCAAAGCAACCAAGATGATTGTAGCAACAGGAGCGGTTGCGTCCCATAACTGTAGAGTGTGACTAAACTGATACTGAGAAAAAGCAATACTGCCGATGCCCAATACAACAACCGTGCCAAGTCCAACATATACCCACCTTGTTAGGAATAGTAGTAGTAATCCACCAATGACAATGGCAGCAAGTTCTGTACCTTCTGCATAATCTGGTCTAGAAATATTTACCTTGTTTGCCAACGTAGCAATGATCTTGGCTTGAATATCTTGTGGATATACAGCACCGATAGCAGTAGGAACGGGATTAGCAATGCCAGCAGCCGATGTACCAACAATTACAACAGCACCATCAAAGTTTTGTGGCATATTCATAAGACTTACTTGTTTATGTTGTTGACTTAAATCAATCCATACACGACCAAGTTGGTCAGTGGTGAATATAGATTTGCCCATACCCATCTTATCAATGCCAATTTCACTTAGCTTAACCTTAAAGTTTTTTTCATTTGTAAAAACACGTAGCGTTTCAATACCAATGGTTGGATAAAGTTTGCCACCACTGCCAATAAGTAGTGGAATACGACGATTCACACCATCTATTTCAGGGTATACATTGGTAGTACCGACACCGATTGCGGCGTTTTCTAGTTCTGGAATGTTGGCGATTACTCCAGGATAATTGTAAATCCTATCTATAAAATTGCTATTGACAATGGCGGCACCATTAGGACGAGGAGTATTTTTATTGACTGTACTTGGAATGTTTGAAAGAATGGTGGGGTGTTGTTTAAGAGTATCTGCTAGCACAGCATCACCGCCTTGACGGTCCGCCTCTGGCATCAACACTGTCCATACAACTAGACTTGCTCCACGAGCATAGATATCTTTAATAATATCCGCATATACAGTTCTGCTAAACGGCCACTGACCATACTTGTCAAGTGCTGCTTCATCAATATTAACTGTATAAATTGGGTTATCAGTAGGAGCCTTGTTGGTGATTAACGTGTCAAAGTATCGTAACTTTATACTTTCAACAAAGGTGGGTGATGAAATCTTAATGGCAACTAAAATTGCCAACGTGATGAGCGCAGTCCATGGAGATAGCAGAATTTTTTTCATGATGATATTTAGATTTAGGAAATCTTGAAGGAGATATATTCAACAATAGCGGTGGCAATATCTACGCCGCAATACTTCTCAAACCCTTCAAAACCAGGTGCGCTATTTGCTTCGCATACCTTGTAACCGTCATCGTCAAACAGCAAGTCAATACCAGCCACATCTAAACCAAGACACTTAGCTGTTTCACGGCATAGCAAGTCCATCTCTGGTGTAACGGCAAATGGTTCGCCACTGCCGCCGCCTGTGATGTTGGCACGGAAATCACCTTCTGGACCAATGCGTTTCATAGCACCAATGGTCTTGCCACCAATTACCCATACACGAAGGTCAGTGCCTGCTGCAGCATTAACGAACTCTTGCACAATCATTGTCTTCTTAACGCCAAGATTATCAACCAAGTCCATTAGATTTTCAAATAGTTCTTTGGTTTGGCAAAGATGAACGCCCTTGCCATGCGAACCTTGCAGCACCTTAACAACACATGGAAATCCTATTTCTTGTTCAACCACTTTGCTCGAAACAGGAAACTTAACTAACATTGTCTTTGGTGTAGGGATATTGTTCTGTGCTAGGATTTGATGTGCTAGAAGTTTATCTTTAACATTTGCAATAGCATCACTACTATTAATAGTAGGCACACTAAACTTTTCTAATTGACGCATAACAGCACTGCTAAAGTAATTTGTTCCACTTCCTGTGCGGGTTAGCACAATCTTAGGCATAGAGATGCTTGTGCCTTGATAGCGAATACTTTTTGAACGACTGCGATTAACAATGATATCAAAGTCATCTGGATGCACAAGTTTGGTGTCAATGTTTTTAGCAGCAAATGCTGCTAGCAATCTGCCGTTCTCATAACTTTCACGATGCTGACTTAGTATCCAAACTGTGCTCATGCTATTAGTTATCTATGGACTTAATAAGACTTAAATTTTCTACAAATGCAGCAGTGCAGCCGCTCCATGTATATTGCTTACTTGATTCATGCACAGTCTTACGATCACAGTTAAGTGCTTGTTCAACCGCCTTTTCTAAATCATCATCCATATAACCATTAACGCCATTAACAACTACATCGCTTGGTCCAGTAACAGGATAAGCAGCAATAGGAGTTCCACATGCCATTGCTTCTAACATTACAACACCAAATGTATCAGTCTTGCTTGGAAATACAAACACATCAGCACAAGCATAATATTCGGCTAGTTCCCTACCACTCTTATAACCAGCATAGTTGATATGTGGATATTTGCGTTTTAATTCTGGCAGATATGGACCGTCACCGACGAGTATCTTGGTGCCATCTATTTGTAGGGAACAGAAATCATCTAGCCCTTTTTCATAACTAGCACGACTAACACAAAGTATGATAGGTTTCTTGACACCAGTAGTTTCTCTGCGTTGTGGATTAAAAGTAACAGTATCAACACCACGGTTCCACACAGCAAGATGTTCAAATCCACGCTGTGTCAATTCCCCCTTCATAGTTTCATTTGTAACTAGCACCTTAGTAGAGAACTTATGAAACATTTTTATAAACCAGTATCCCCAATCTACAGGAAATCCAAAGAACTTATTAAAATATTCTGGAAACTTTGTATGGTAGGATGTATTGTGTGGGATACTGCGCTTATCTACTTTACAATACCAACGAGCAGCAAACCCTAGCGGACCTTCTGTGGCAATGTGAATGGCATCGGGATTAAATGATTCAATCATTGGACCAACCTTCCAGATATTCCACGCTAGTCTAATTTCTTTATAGCCAGGTGCTGGCACGGTCTTAAACTGACTTGGTTCAATAACCTGAACCTCGTGTCCAAGTTTTCTTAGTTCTGCAACAGTATTGACAAGGGTAGTTACAACGCCATTTACGCTTGGACTATATGTATCGGTGACTAGGGTGATCCGCATGAGAGTATTTAATTATAATCCACTTGCCTTCATAGGTTTCAACAAGTGCTGTGCAACTCTCTACCCAATCACCACAGTTCATATACTTTACATCACCTATATCACGAATGTTCGCATGATGAATATGTCCGCATATAATACCATCGGCACCTTTGACTCTAGCAAATTTGGCTAGGTTTTCTTCAAAGTCGCCAATAAAATTTACTGCTTGCTTAACTTTATACTTTGCCCATGCGCTTAGACTCCAGTGTGGGAGTCTGAACCAATTTTGTAATTTATTAACAACCACATTAATGTTAATGAGAATATCATATGCCCAACTTCCTATATGTGCCAACCACTTCATATTCTTCATGACCACATCAAACTGATCGCCATGCATGACTAGATATTTCTTTCCATCTAATCCGCTATGTGTGATTGTATCAGTCAGAATAATATTACCAAAATGATGGTCGCCAAAACTGCGTAAAAACTCATCATGATTGCCTGGCAAATAGGTAACAGTTGTTCCCTTACGAGCCATACGCATAATCTTTTGTATAACATCGTTATGTTCTTGTGGCCAGTAAAATGATTTGCTCATTGCCCAACCATCAATAATATCGCCTACAAGATAAAGACGCTCACATTCAAATGTTTTAATAAATTCAAGCAGAGCCTGTGGCTGACTCATTTTTGTGCCTAGATGCACATCGCTTATGAATACACTTCGATAATAATTCATGCAGTAATATTTATGCTGCCATTTTTTAGTTATTTGGGTAGTTTATTAATTCTTTGTATTCAATCCAATGATGTTTATCTAGATTAATATTTAATTTGTTAAGATTTTCATTCAGATAATTCCAATCAGACAAAGATTGCTCAACATCAATGTGAATGAAATAATCTTTATTCTTTAATTGTTCTTCAATACTTGATTTACAAATTTTCATAAATTGATCTAATTTATGTGTTTGTTCATTTTTAATGATGCAGTTTTCTGCAACTTGTTTATAATTTTTGCTATAAAGATGTATCTTGATTTGATCTTTTTCAACTAAATCTTTGTGCACGAAATTTTTAATATTCTTGAAATATTCATAATGAGTTGATATAACAGTATTCAAGTTATTATCTATAATATTTTTATAATTTTTGTTGATTAAGATATTATCATTTTCAACACGAGTTCTAAAAGGCATCGGTTCATTGCACCACTGTGGTCCAATAAATTTTACTTTATTACCAAATTTTTTATGTATTTTCCATTCATTTATGCCATCTGCGGAAAAAACGTTATTTGATTTTTCTAAAAGATTACAAAAACCATCTCCGCCAACACCTGCAAAGAAAAATATCCAATATTGCATTTAATTATTTAATTTAGAAAAGGTGCGGGTAGGATTTATACCTACAATTTGATGGTATTCACAGGCTACAGGTTTAACAGACCCTTGCTTTCTAGTTTTCAATATTTCCATCATGCCGATACTCGATTACGTGTCCTGCCCACGCCGCCACACCCGTATTCTAATTAACCTTGACTAACAAAGTCATTTAGAATCTTAGCCTTTTCAACAATCTGTTCCATAGTATAGATTGGTGGAAGGTCTGGAGTAGTAGGAACAGGTTTATGTCCTTCATGTGCCAATGAAACTTGATTGCTCCAATCAGTGCGGATCATATCACATTTTGTATGGTATTCTGTATTAAGTGCGTCTTGTGCCATCTTTAACAATTCAAGACGAAGCATATATGGATTTGACATTATATTCTCCTTTGTGTGTTTGTGTGTAATGTCTGCCTACTGTTGTAAGCAAGAGTATTTAACCACACTTTACGTAGTAATGCAAATTTAATTTAACGCTATTACTTCTTTACTGCCAAGAATCTGTGCAGTGTATTTGCAAGCACGTGGATTGATAATATTCACTTCTTTTTCTTCTGGATTACCACGAACATCTACGCTTAAATTATCAATATTGTTTGGTGGTGTAGTAGCAGTAAGTAAAACATAAACTTCTTTACCTTCACTGTGTGTGCGACCTTCTACACCTTCAATATAATCATCTATAACATCACGATCAACAGTCCAGTGTGAACCTAAATCTGTGCGATTCAAATCTTCAAACTTTTGCAAGAATACAATACGATATAGCACACCACCTTGTTGTATTATAGCATCGACTTCATTGCTATAATCATAAATTTCAACTGCGCCACGACGACTATCGCCATAATAATCTGTCCAAAACTTTAATGCATCAGCAAAATATTTTGGATCAATTAGCCTATTATTTTTTTCTTTTGCGGGCGATGGCAGCGTATTAAAATATTCCCATGTATTAGAATCACGCACAACGCTAAACTCTTCTGGTTTAGCACCACTATTTTTTATGGCATAATCAATGCGATATTTTTTATACCAATCCACTGCTTCATCATATGAATTAAAAAACTTTGCATTATCATGCATATCGTTTGGCTTACCATTACGAAATAATTCATAATAGCCTGGTCCAGTTTTTTGTGGTTTGGTTTCTATTTCACTTATACGCATACTATATTTAATGTTTTGTGTAACTGTATCCAGAACAAGGCGGCGTTAAACATTGGATACTCATGCTGCCGCTATCTGGCACCGTAGGGCTATCTTGTAACACTTTTGCTGTAATACCACTGCCACTCAAATTAAGAACAAAACTTTTATCAGCATCACCAGACTGATGAATAGCAGCGCCGTTATTGCTATTGGAAGTAGTGCCATCAAGATTAATAGCAGCAGTATGATTTCCACTACCGCTTTGAACGATTGTGAGGGTGTTGTTGTTATTATTAGCAGCATTAGTATTAGTATTAATAGTTCCATCTTGGTTCATTCCTACGGGTGGCGTTCCAATGAATGCAGCGTGATTGCCACTGCCATTCTGTATTATAGTTAGGTTGTTGTCATCGCCTTGATTCAAAATAGTAGCCTGTGGCGCACCACTACTAACCTGTTCTACGAATATGTTATTGCTATCACCTACTTGGTCTATATAAACACTGCCAGCCGCAGCAGGCGTAATCCATAGTAAGAATAATAAACGCTTCATATTAGTTTCCCTGTGTTATTGTAATAACGCTACCGCCAGGATGTTGAACATTTTGTGTCATTGAAGTTCCTTCTTGATTTAAGATAAGTGTAGTTGGGCTATCCTTATCCACTGTCAATTGACTATAACTATTACCACCTTGACGATACAGTGTAAGGTTAGTATCTATCTTGACATACTTTAATCCTGCTTGTTTATTTGCGGCATATTGTGGCAGCATTTGATTTTCACCGCCTAACATACTTGCCAATAGTGAAGCATTAGCGAGGTCTAACATATTAGCCAAGAACTCTACATCAAGATTATTGATACTTAACTTGTTAAATGCTGTTAGATAATCCATGTTTAATTCATCAAACTTTAAGAAATCTTTATCAAGAAAATTAATATCAAGTGCTGTTTTCTGAACATGCTGTTCTTCTTCTACTTTCTTTGGTGGTTGAAGAATAAGCATATTGTTGATTTGTTCTGGACTTAGGGCAAGTATAACAGGTTTGGTTGGGTTTTGCTCTTTAGCACTTGTAGATGTTGCCTGAAACGGCTTGTCAAGATGTACAGTTCCCATATCAGTTGTTACATCAATCTTACCAGTGATACAATCTTTATCAATGTTCTTGTAACCTACTGGACAACTTGGCAGCAGTACAATAAGACTGCGACCTAACTCATCAACAGTCATACTAAAATCAGTTCCACGCACACCGATTGTAGCAGTAGGAGTTTCAATCTTTACACTTTGTGGATTATCTTTGGCAATCTGACCACTGGCATAGCGAGCAGTGCCGATAGCAACTTTTAATCCTAACTTTCCAGCATCACCGTGAGCAGGATCATAAACAAAATCATCGATAACAAGTTTACTTTGCTCCGTTATTTCAACTTTGGTATCATCTTCAAATGTAATACCAACTCGTGCTTTAGCAGTAACAACGGCATCGTTCATTTCGACGCCGCTGTTTACATTGCTCGGTATGCTCTGACTTGACCGTTGTATTTCCGTCGGCCCTGTTTGTTCAGTCACAGTTCCGATTGCAGCATTAGTTACCGCTGGTAACAGAAATACTGTTATTAGAACCAGTACTCTTAATATTGACTGTGCTATCAGTTGTGCCACTTTGAGTCACCGCCACGTTATTACTCGCACCAGTTACTTCAACCTTTGACACAAAGCCATTAGCACCCGCTGGTCCGTTCTGACTTATATTTACCACGTTTGTATCGCCAGTTTCTTTGACATCAACGCCAGCACCCATTAGGTTTGTAGTGCTGCTGCTAATAGTAGTGTTGTTTGTGCTACCAGAAACTACTGCACTAACTGTGCTTTTAGAACCAGCGGTGATACTTGTGTTGTTTGTATTACCTGTAACATTGGCAGTAATAGCAGTATCATTACAACTGCTACTTGGTGCAGCACCACACGCAACCGTAGTATTATTGTTATCACCAGTTACAACGCTGTTAATAACGCTGTTAGCACCCTGTACATTTACTTTATTAGTATTGCCACTACCGACTTGTGAAATGCTTACGGTTTGTCCATTTCCATGAAGAGTAGTTGCGGTCGTGTCATTTCCAATCTCGTTGTTGGAACCTTGTTGATTGAGCGTGATCGTGCTTCCACTGCCCACTTGGTCGATATAAACGTTGTTTATCGTACCAGCAAAACTTTGACTCGCTAGCATTATAACTGCAAATCCTATTGCAGATTTAATAATGTTTTTCAAATGCCTACTCCTTTAAGGAGTTTTACGACGCCTTCTTTTTAGTAGTCGCATAACCCCATAGATTTTTTTGTGCACCCTGTTTAATCATATCCACAACGGCTGCTTCTGTTGCCAGACGCACTGCGTATGTGGTGGGTTCGTTGACATTTGCACCAGCCTCGACTTGTAAACTCATCGTACTCTGATCTAGGAATGTGACTACTGTGCCACTTCCACCTGTGCTTAAGATTGTTTTGGTAGCGCCAGCAGAAATTAAAACCTCACCTGTATGAACGCTGATCAATCTCACAATCACAGTAACCTCGTCGGTTCTATATTGTTGATTTACGCCTATTCCTAACATGGCAGCGCCATTGCCACCACTTTGTACATTGGTATCATAACCTACGATACCACCTTCAACCATAACACCAGCAATAAGCATTGGTGATAATGGCTTGGCATCTTTTCCTTCATAGGTTTCACGTTGGTTGCGAATTAATTGACGCTCTTTAATAAGATCATCTAAACCAACACGTTCTACAACTTGAAACCATTTTCCCTTACCTGCGTCTTGTAGTGCCTTGATAAGAAATACTTCACCACCCTGTGTTACAGCACTACTTAGCACTGAAAACTTATCATTTTCCTTGCGTTGACCAGTTTTATCACCAAAGCCATACATTGCAATAGTAATTGGTTGTCCATCTGGCGGTGGCATATTTGCCAACTCATTATAATAACTTTTAGTAACTTTCTGCGGCATGTCGCTTGCAGCAGTTGGAACTCTTGCTTCATATGGCTGAACAGTGCTACATGCTGCCAGCAACGTGGTTATAATCATTGATACGATAAATTTATACATTAGAACTTGAAACTCCCTATTGGAACTGTGATATCTGTACGATTGCCAGTAGCATCAATTACCGTTAAGGCGATAGTCTGCGCAGTGCTATCCTTGATCCAAGAGATAGTGCTGCCTTCAAATTGCATAGTTCCAGTAGTTGATCCATCGCTAAACATAGCATTGCTAAGTTGCAAACTTAACTGTGCATAGATGCGGCTTTCCAGATTGTTGAGAAATTTATTTAAATTGGTATTGCTAGCCGCTGCTGCGGCTGCATCTGCTTCTGCTTTTTTAGAAGCAGCAAGAGATTGACGACGAGTATATTCTTCGTTTTCAATAGTCAGAACATGACTAGAGAATCCATCACCACTAAATTGCGGGTTTTTAAATGCAAATGTCATATCACTTGCGTGAGCAAGTGTGGGAATTGTCATTAAAAATACACAAAGTGCGCTAATTTTACGCATAATAATACCCTTGTAACTAATATTATTTAGTAGTTACAAGGGTGTCAAAATATTGGCACTTTATTAATTGGCTGGGGAAACTGGACTCGAACCAATACTAACGGAGTCAAAGTCCGCTTTTCTACCGATTAAAATATTCCCCAATAACTCAATTTTCTATTGCTTGTCCATTTGGTGCTACTAGACCTTTAACACCAGTTCTAGCAAACTCTACTACATCCGCCTTTGGCAAGAACTTATACCAAAGATGTTCAATATCTATATATCCACCTGCATTAACACGGTCTTGCATATGTTCAACCATGTCTTCAAGAAGTAGAATAAACTCCCCCATACGACTGCCACCAAAACTATAAACACGCAACATATGCTGTTGATCTACACCAGTCACACCTGGCGCAAACTGACTTAACATACGCTTGGAAACAACATACTTGTCGCCAACGATATCGTTCTCATAGTCTGCGGTATTAAACGTATCAGTAAGCATATAACGACCACTTACCTTAAAGATGCGATCACAGCCCTCAAACCAACCTTCTTCCTGTGCCATTTCAAAGAAACTATGAACTACTGAAAGTTCAGTAAGATTCTTGACAATATCCTGTACTTCAATGTTATCATGAATCCAAACAACATTTTCATCGCCACTGAAATCCATAAAGTGATCAACATGTTCAACAAGCTGAGCCTTTACATCATCACTTATACCAGGTTGGCTGCAATCTGTCAAGCAAATAACGCCATTTGGAATACGTGCACGAACACTGGCAATAGTTTCTAGCGTCTGAGCAAGTCGTTCCTGCGGCTTATAGATTGAGAACTTGGCATTGATGGCACTGGTGATAAACACCCCATATTTCTTTGTTTTCTTTTTAGACATTTTTAAATCTTTCTTTATTAAGATTATAATACAACTATCTGCTGCCGCTAAAGCCAGGTATCAGACCTTAAGAGAGTCCAATCAACAACTTGCTTAATACGTTCGGTAAGTTCAATCTTAGGTTCCCAACCAAGGCTCTTCATAAATTCACCACTTAAGGAATAACGAAGGTCATGACCAGGACGGCTAGAATGGAAATCAACCATTTCATAATGTAGTTGTTTGTCTTGCGCATTGGCAATAATCTTGGCAAGTTCAAGGTTATCAATTTCTTGCTTGCCTACGATATTAAACTTTGGACACTTTGCTCCACCAAACTCTGGTGGCATTGTAAAGTCCTTGAGATCAAGAATAAACATCAAGGCTTCGGCAACATCCTTAGCATGAATATAGTGACGTGAACCAGGTACTGTGCGAGTTTTGTCACTATGAACCGTGATTGTTTCGCCATCACGAGCCTTGCGAATACACATAGGAATAAACTTCTCTGGATGCTGACGCTCACCAAATACGTTCATGGTATGCGTTACATAGACGGGCAGACCATAGGTATTTTCATATGCAACCGCAAGTTCTTCACCACCTGCTTTGGCAGCACTATACGGATTGCCACTGTTATAGCGATCATACTCACCGTAATTTACACCAACTGGTGCAGGACCAAATACTTCATCAGTTGAGAAATACACAAAGCGTTCTAAATTATCACACTTACGAGCAAACTCAAGAATATTGCAAGTTCCAACCACATTATCCATAACGAATTCCATAGGATAATCGATACTACGGTCAACATGACTGCCAGCGGCCAAATGTAAAATAATGTCAACAGGACCAATGCGAGTTTTGGTAAGAGGATTGATTTCGGCTTTAAGATCATGGAAGATTACCTTTACACGTGATCGTGTTTGTGGGCTATGGTCTTGCATCATGTCGTTTAAGCGGTTAAGATTGCCACTAAAATCCAAGCGGTCAAGACTGATGATATTCCAGTTGGTAGTTTTAAGGATATGATCGATAACATGGGTAGCAATAAAACCTGCACCACCAGTAACTAATACGTTCTTTGACAATTTATTCTCCGATTATTGATATTATTATATATGGTTACGATACTTTCGTCAATAAATTATTGATGATATCGTTACTAATCTTTTTAGAATGCCCATTTCTATCAACAAGCACCAACCCAATGCCTGTTGGACTTGCATCATCAGGATAAAACTCTACAGTAGCTTCACTGTCCTTACCACTATCACGCAGATAACGTTTTACCATCGTCATCATACGCATGTTAATAAACATGTTTTCACAATCAATGACATTATCCATGGTTCACCTATCTTTCAATTAGTAATGGCAGTAATGCCACAAGCCTTCATAAACATACCATAATGGAACCGTGGGTTACTCTGGCGGCAAACCTCTGCAATAGACTGTGCAATCTTTATGCGATTTTCAAGGCTGTCAATACAGGATATAGCGGCGGCTAGAACTTCGAAATGTTTTTTACTCATAGGATACCCTTTCTGTTGTTTGAACCAAGTAATATTGATTCGTATTATTAATATACCATATGATTAAAATTTGTCAATAAAAAAAAGACCGCTGCGAAGCGGTCTTTTTAACGGACATCTTTAGTTTTGGCTCGTGCCGACGCCGCAGGTTCTTAATTACTTTGCCTTCTTTGCCTTTGGAGCAGCCGCCTTCTTAGCACGGGGCTTCTTAACTGGTGCTGCTTCTGCCGCTACTTCTGGTATTACGACTGCACTTGGTGAATCAACAGTTACAACAACTGGTGCTACTTCAACACGATTTGGGTTTTGATCACTCATTGCCCATTCAGCGTCACTTATGTTTTCTGGCTTAGTTGTTGCCTTTGGTGTTTCGGTGGCAGTTTCAGCAACATGTAATACTTCGTCCATCTTTGCCGCTACTGCCTGCTCTGCTTCTGCCAAATTTGCCTTGGCTTCTGCTTCTAACTTATCCAGAGGATCAACCTCTGGTGTCTTGTCTTTATGATTTAGCAACTTGTAAATCACTGCAATAAGAACAGCAAGACCAAGCAATAAAATAATAGTGTTCATCGATATATCTCCTTTTTAGATATTTACTATCTATAATATGACATTTAAATTAAAATGTCAAATTATTTGTACGATGGGGAATAAAATTTAAATGCCTCTTTCCAAAAAGTGCTGTAAAGATCATTTGAAACCTGTTCTTGCATCTTCTTGAAATGCTTGCCAGCACTAACTTCTTCAACTGACTTTGCCATTTCACTGGAAATTACGCCCATTGCGCTTGCTGCTGCCTTAACAGCATCCTTTGTATAAGCAGATTGTGCATCAACAAATGCGTTCATGCTCTTTGCAATAGTTTCGTTCTGCACAAAAGTCTTTACCATAGTCTTTTTTGCGTTCTGTACGGTATCAATAAATTCATCGGTATCAAACATTTCATTCTCCTTTGTTGTGGCGGTTGCGCCATGGTTTATAAAATCTAATTCATCCACTGTATATGGTTGCATAGAACTGTTCCTTTATTATCTTTGCAGTGTAGCACAAAAAATGCTGCACTGCAACATAAATTTATTTATGCTTGATTAAAATAAATCAACGGTTTCCCAAGGCAAACCATCTTTGCCAAAGTGTCCATAATTAGTCGTAGAACTATAGATAGGACGGAACAAGTCAAACTTGTTGATGATACCAAGTGGCGTTAAATCAACATTCTCACGAATCCACTTAGTTAGTCCACGACTATCGCCATTGCTTTCAACATAGAAACTCATTGGCTGTTCAAGCCCAATAGCATAAGATACCTGAACCGTTGCCCAATCTGCACGACCACTTGCTACAATATTCTTTGCAAGATAACGCATCATATAAGCAGCAGACCTATCAACCTTTGTAGGGTCTTTGCCACTAAATGCACCACCACCGTGGGGAGCAGAACCACCGTAAGTATCGACAATAATCTTACGACCAGTTAGCCCAGTATCACCATCAGGTCCACCAATAACAAATCGTCCAGTAGGATTAATATGAAATGTTGTACGAGTATCAACTAAACGATCAGGAAGAACGCTGCGAATAAGTTGTTCTACTCGTGTACGTACCGTATACATATCAGTATCTTCACTGTGCTGCGTAGAGCAAACTACCTTGTCAATACGAAATGGATTACTATCATCATTGTATTCAACAGTAATTTGACTCTTGGCATCTGGACCAAGCCAATTACGTCCACTCTTACGATGTTCAGTAAGTGCCTTTACAACTTCATGGCTATAATGAATAGCACTTGGCATATAGTTTGGGGTCTCATTGGTAGCGTAACCAAACATCAAGCCCTGATCGCCAGCACCAAACGTATCAGTGCCAAGTGCAATGTCAGCACTTTGTCCATGCATTAGATTAAGAACCTTTACAGTTCTCCAATCAAATCCACTTTGCTCATATCCAATATCACGAATAGTATTGATAACGGTTGCTTCAACCAATTGACGATCAAGTTCACCTTTATATTCACCTGCAATAACTACCTGATTGGTAGTGACAAGTGTCTCACACGCACAACGATAAGACTTATCCTGCGGTGCCATCATTAAATCTAGAACTGCATCACTGATAGCATCAGCAACTTTATCTGGATGTCCTTCACTTACGCTTTCACTAGTAAACAGATAACTCATTTATTTTCCTTTGGTTAATTCTTTGTGCAATTTAAAACTAGCAAGGTTCTTAGCCTTTGCTTCTACTTGTATATCAAAATCGTTCCATAGTTCGCCAATATAGTTATTGACTGCGCTGTTCCACATAAAGTCACTGTGTGCTCGCAGTGTGCCTTTCTTGTGACCACTTTCCATTAGTGTGGATAGATCAGGTCTGCCAACACCAGTGATACCCATAGATTCACGACTAAGAGAGTAATGAAGAGAAGGGCGGACACCCCTCCAACTCTCCTTGACCATTTTAATACGGTCGTCAGTTGGAGATAGGTATTCTCCCGAATGAATCCAGTGATGATGAGTATCAAAAACGATAGGCAAGATATCACCCAGAGTGAGACAAGCATCAAGTCCATATGTATATTCCTCGTTTTCTATTGTGATGAGATTTCTAGCTTCGGGCGAGAGGCGGTTGTATACGGCTCGTATAGCCAACGGACCACCTTTGCCGCTAATATGCACATTGATCTTAAAACCGTGATCGTGCCAACTAGAACCAAAACCCATCCAACGAGCCAAGTCAGCATGATATTCAAATTCAGCAATTGAATTTTGAACAACACTTTCTCTGTCACTAGCAAGGACGCAAAATTGGCCAGGATGAAAACTGACCCTAACATCGAGACGTTTAGCAGCCTCTCCAACTTTGGCCAGTCGCTTTGCAATGGTTTCACGAAGGTGTTTATCAGTCCAGAAATGGCTCCAAGTTGACTCAGTGTAAACAGGAAGTATGTCGCTACTAAGGCGTACCATTCGTAATTCTGGTGCAAGTGTTCCCACACGCTCCACCAATCGTAATGTGGCATCTGTATTGTGCTCCATGATATCCCACAATCGTTGCTCGGCAACTGCCTTAGTCTGGCGGTTTAACCAAGCCACTGTCGTGGTTTTGTTGTTATAGCGGAGTGCATCATCCTTGGGCTTAAAGCCACCAAGTTGATCCACGGTGTCAATCCATTTGCAGCAAAAGCCGATACGTTTTTGTGTCATAATAAGAATATAACACAATTAAGCGCAATGTCAAGCAAATAGTTCAGGATAAAGTAGGGAAATATGAAATTCTTGGTCAGTTGTAATATACGTTTTAATATGTGGAATTAAACTTTGGGCTAAAACTTGGTGTCCATTTGCACTAAAATGGTTTAATCTTGGGTCTTCAAAAGTAGTCCAATGCTTGTTATATTCTCGATTATAATCTGCTCTACTGCAATTTATTAATCCACCATTACACAGAATCCATAGTCCATACGTTTTATCTATAAAATCATGTTCAAAGCATGGAATGTTTATAAGTTTAATATTACGCTGTTTGCATATTTCTTGCATATCTCGTAGAATAGAACTAAAAATATACTTGCTAAAATTTTCATCATCGAGCAACCATTCTCTGCTACCATCTTTATTGTAAAATCTAGTATGCTCAGTATGACAACAAATAATAACATCTGGATTGTTTTTTATAACTTCTAAAAATTCAAGATATAATTTATATTGTGCCTGACCACGAAATCCAGATTGATGAATTACGGTGAGATTAAGTTCGCTACAAAGTCGTTCAATCCAAGTATCTTTGTAATTGTGAGTAAAACTATCACCAATAATAGCAACCCGCATTATTTAATTAAACCCTTCTGTTAAAATTGAAACGCTATCAAATTCTTTATCACCATTTATAAAATTGTTAATGCATGGAATAATATCTGCTGCTATTATATCATGCTCAGTTGCATCAAAATGATTCAATCTTAAAATACTTGAATCATATTCTTTATCTTCTCTAGTATGAGAAGTCAGTGTCACTAACCCACCGTCAACAGTTAGCCAAAGTCCATATTTTTTGTCTAAAAAATCATGTTGAAAACAAGGAACATTGATTAGTTTTATTTTTTTATCCTTGCAAATATTTTGAATGTCAGTTAATAAAAATTTATAAATTTCTTTTGCAAATTCTTCATCGTATAAATGATCATAATATTTTTGTACTGCATCATGAAAATCTTTTAATAAAATTTCAGGACCAGTATTAAGTTGAGGTCTAACACTGTATTTTGGATGATATAATCTTGATGGTTCGGTATGGCATATTAGTATTATGTCAGGAAGAGTTTTTAAATTTAAAATATCTTTAAATTTTTTATATATTTTATATTCACTCATGCCAGGAAATCCTACATGAATGCTTAATTCTAAATTACATCCATTAACGATTTTCTCAAACCAGGTATTTGTGTAATGAAGTGCAAAACTATCGCCAATGATTGCTATCTTCATTAGAATACCACGACATTATGTAACTGAGCAAACCGTTCGGCATCCGCCCATGTGTTTACCAGCGGCTCGCCTTTAATGTTAAGACTAGTGTTAAGCAACATTGGACAACGAGTTCTAGCATACCATGCTTCTAAAATTTTGTATGCAATACTTGGTGTAGGTTGATCTATGGTTTGAACACGAGAGGTGCCATCTACGTGACATATTGCTGGAAAATCACCGGGTGAAAGACAAGCATCTGCCCATTGCATATAATCATGGTTTACTCGCATCCTACTATGAAAATATTCACTGAACCAAGGTTTCAATATGATAGGAGCAAATGGACGAAATGGCTCACGCTTTTTGATTTGGTTCACACGGTCTTTTACATCGTCACCACGAGGATCAGCAAGCAGCGAACGATTGCCTAACGCACGAGGACCAAACTCTGCACGACCATTGGCAATACCTACAACTTGACCTGCTTCTAGCGCATCAACGACTGCACGAACATCAACCCTACGGTCAATATTATAACCAAGAAACGCATGATTTAAATGAACATGTTTCTTAGTATGATAGGTAATCGCACCCAAACTTAACCCACTATCGCCAGGATTTGGTGGCACCCATATATTACTAAATCCAGTAAATGTTTTCAATCGGCTATTTGCCACACAATTTAGTGCGCAACCACCCACCAATACAAGATTATCGCTGCCAATTATATCACGAGCATAACGGCAAATTGCCATTAAGTATTGTTCATATAAGGCTTGTGCAGAGGCTGCAATATCTTCTGGCTTCCAACCTTCATCTTTGGGCTTAGTCCACCAACGCATACCACGATGTAGGTTATGCTTAAACTCTATGTGAGGCGGATTCCATACACCAAAGAACTCATTGAGCATGGCTTTAAGGTGCTTTGGTTCGCCGTATGCTGCCATGCCCATGACAATATATTCTTCTTCATTGGGCTTAAACCCAAGATATTCTGTGATGGCACTATAGAATAGCCCAATACTTTGTGGATAAACATTGCTCCAAACTTTAGTAAGTTTGTCTCCACGACCACGCCACACAGAAGTACACTCCCATTCGCCAATAGCATCAATTACCACAATAGCAGCATCGGAATATTCACTAGTATAGTATCCCATAGCAGCATGAGCGCCATGATGAGGTGTGGTTACAATTGGTATTTTACCCAAACCATATTTTTTAAGATAGTCGGACAAGTTATAATGTAGTGGACGCTGCCCACTGACAAGATTACGAACCGTTCGTTTCCACGGTTGTTCGTACCATACTATTTTATCAGGTATGCCATATTGTAGCGCATCGTCAATCAATGCTTCATTTAGATGTGGATCATTCTTTACTCTGCTATACCGTTCAGCGTGACCAGCAAACAGAATGTTAGACCCGTCAACAACAGCAATACTTGCGTCGTGATTGTTAGCATTGATACCTAATAACATTTTTCCTCAATATATAAATGGATCACGCTTGCGCAATTCTTTGAGCAAACGACGACGCTTATACTTGTATATCATATCATCAACGATATTATAAATCCATTTAAAAATACGCATTATAGAATCTTCCCCCAACTATTTTGACCAAGACATCTGTATATAGCCGTGCCATCACGCATGACAGCAATTTCGCCAGGTTCGCCAACTTGTTCTGGAATACGATCTACAACATTTATTAACAACCCATTGAAACGTAATGGACCATTAATTTCTATTTTACCATCATTCTTTAATTTTAATTGGTTCTGATTATTTGTTCCAAGTATTAAATCAGTTGCACGGGTAGAACCAGCATACATTGTGCGTGGACTATGCTTTACTAGAGTGAATTCAGCATCTTCGTCCCATACCGATAACGCACCAGCAGCACTTTCTGTATTGATACCAACCTTATTATTGGTAACTACCAGTGTTTCATGAATAATGGCTTGACCTTCAACACTCAATTCTTGTAGATTTCCCAAACGACGTATGTTGCTGTTGATAATTTGTGGACCAAGTGTATCGTTACTCAATATTAATCTATCGCCATATACAACGTTGCGACCTGAAATATCAATATCTTTCTTATTGCTTTGTGCAGTATAAACTGCAGCAGTTTCATCTGCAATGTTTTTTACAAATGTATCCAATCCAGCAATATGGAAATTTCCATCTACTGTGATATTTTTGAAGAATGCATTATCATCAATCAACAAGTTTTCAGCAGTAATGTTATTGGTTGTAACAATGCCATCATCAGTCACGACAAGTTGGGTTTTGCTTGCAGTATCGCTAATGCCCCTACTATTAAATTGTGGTATGATACCACTATCTAACTTTGCTGCTGGTAACTGTGCACCATCAAGATTTAAACTGACGAATGGTATACTGCTATCTGGAAACTTAAATGTTGAGATTGCGCCATTTGCTGCTGCTTCTGCCTTGGTGTTTACAATACTTGTGATATCAAGCGTTCCTAGCAATTCACCAACTTTATTATGTCCAAGTGTCAGTAATTGGTCAGCAAGTATGTTGTTAACGAGTGCAGTGACTTCGCTCTCTAAATCACGTTTATCTACAATTTGTGAGAATATCTTGCCTGTTAAATTGATAATAACATTGCTCACTTGCTTTTGTAAGTGTTCTGCAATGATTTCATCTAGGTTAATATTTTGAATATGCGACTCAATGCTTGCACGAACTGTGGCAGCAATTGTTTCTTCGATCTTTAAGTCCACGCCTGTTCCTTTTAAACAAAACGCACCGTGATGATGTGTTCATAGTTTCTTTTATAAAAACCACGATATAACAGATTCTTCTGTATCACATATTGTGTGCCTTGTAAGTCGCTGCAGTATTTTGCCAATTGTTTAAAATACATAGTGCGGCGAGGCGTTGGTCCTAGAACTGTTAAATCATTGTGGTTTTCTATAAAGTATATATAGTTTTCCCAGTTCTGCTTATTATTTCTGTCTAAAATATTTTCTTCAACAATAATAATGTTATTGCTGTTAGAAGCATCTACTTGACTGCGCTTATGCGGAGCATTGTTTTTATAATCTTGTAGCGTTGTAATAAGATATCCACTCAAAACTTTTTTAATTTCGTCAAGCAAATCACGTTGTTCAATTTCACTGTCAGCATAGGTAAAGTATTCGTCAAGTGCAAGGCAAACATCTACTGTGCCTACATCTGCAAGACTATCTACAAATTCGCTTTTACTTTGCCATGAATACTTGAGGCTTTGATCTGCGACGACTACGCAGTCATAGTGTTGTTCAAGCAACAACACGATTGGATTAAATGTTGGGAATAGTATTCTTTTTGGTTTAATACCAATATTAGTAAAAAGTTTATCAATTATCTCAAATTTGGCTTGAGCAATATCAAGCCACTTACTAATCTCTGCAATTTGTTGTGTTTTTGCCCAATAATCATTTAACAAAACATAAACTCCCCTAATTTATATTTAGGGGAGTTTATGACATTTACTTGATTAGGATGCCAAGTTCCCTCAAGTCTTCATATAGAGTATGGTCATTTGGAATGGTTTCGGTTCTACCTTCCTTGACATTCTTGACAATCTTCTCAATGTCACCGGCAGGCAAGTCTGTACAACGCTTGAACGCAGCACGAACTTTTGACCACTCTGGCTTATCTTTATATCCCATGATTAACATTGTCATAACTCTCTTCTGTTTATTCTCTTAATATACTATATAGTTTGCGGGTTGTCAATAGTTTTTTAACGGGTGGGTTGCTATCCCCACGATGGTTTTAGGCTGGTCTACCATTTCGGGTTTCGTTTGTCTGACACAACTACCATTACCTTAAACAGGTCTCTCACCTGTGCAGTCCACTGATATTGGTATGCATCCCTCACAGATGGTTTTTAGTTATACTCGCTCCAACCTTTTAGCACAGCCGTGCCGCCGTTAAAAATTGTTATGTCCATAAACCTTTTCTTATACGAACAACAAGCATCAACATAGCAGTATCTTCTGCATCATATGCTGCTTCAATGTCATGCGTCTTATCTAATGCCACACGACCACGTGAACGTTCTTCTGGAGTTTCTTGGTCACGACTTTCAAAAATATGGTCATCTCCATACTTGTCACGCATATCATCACAATACTGGCTCCAACCACTTGCATCATGTGGGTCAGGACGCTTTGGACGATCAAACTTCCACCAGATATAAAGTTTCATTACATCCATAGCACGTTGTGCTTGGTCAGTAAGTTCGCCAAACTTTGCATCGCTTGGTTCCATGCCCCATGATTCATCGTAAAACAATCCCATTTCCCATTTTAGGGATGCTAAACCAAGTTCAGGGCAACGACCGCTCTTCCACACAGCAGTCTTGCTTGCCTCAGTGTTTAACCAACGACTTTTCCATGCTGCTTCTTTTTCAACATAGTCAACAATACCTTGCATGATGCCATGAAGAATACGCTCATCTAAATCATGATATTCGCCAACAGGCAATCCTGTTGGAAGAACATGGGTTTGACGCCAGAAACGATTGCGCAGATAATAACGAACATTGTCAATATGACCAACCGTATTGCGATCAATCTTATCTACGATACGAGGAAAGGTTTCAGTTACCCAATAGCCGATAGGATGTGCGGCTTTAGTCTCACGCTTCCACACTGACCAAGCACCCCATTCAAGAGCCACTGGTTTTTCAATCTTAAATTTTTTACGAAGCCAATAGACTATTTTAGTTTCTGACCAATAACGTGACATGACATATCCTTGAAAAATGGTGCTCCCACCTAGAATCGAACTAGGAATTGAGGTTTACAAAACCACTGTTATACCACTTAACTATAAGAGCGTTATTCTTTAGGAACGGTGTGCTTTACGCCATCCCATATTCTATTTACTTTAGCAGATTCTACACAAAAGTCAATAACTAAATTATAAAATTCGTCTAATTCACCACCAAATTGTCCAAGCAACATGGTAACAAGTTCTTGTGTTTTTTGCCAATCACCACTCTTATAAGCAGCAATCATCTCTACGTGAAGTTCACGCATAAATGAAAGCGTGGTAATATCTTGAACATTAGTAATTTCAACGACTGCAAATAGTTTTATTGGTTTTTCTAAACCAGGTTGCATAATAGTATCTAACTCTAGTACTGTGTATTTTTCAGCAAGTTGTTGGGCTAATTTTTCATCAAAAATAATATTCATAACATTATATAGGCTAATTATTATTGGAATATAAAAAAATGCAGTTTGATTTATATTGTCATATTATGATTGAGTATCAAACAAGTAATTTGCAAACTCTTCTGGAAAAAGTAAATGACTATGGGTATTTCTAAACCTATCAAGCGTTTTTAACTTGGATGCACACTCTTTTAATACATTACTGTCACCATTTCTATTCAATTTGTTAATTACGCTAATAAAATTTAAATTTTTTCCTATAGTTGTTATTATTTGGTTTTTAAAATTTTCAGGTAAATTCTTAATGTTATAATAATTTGGTTCTTCAAGAAAATTAAAATTTACTTTTTTTGTTAAATCTTTCCTTAAAGAATGAAAATCTTTTTCTATATTGAAAATATTCAGTATACTAACTGTATAATTAATTGATATAATAATATTACTAAATTTTTTTACATTATTGATATTATTTAAAATATCTACCCATTTTGCTGGCCATCTAATTATTTCAAAATTCTCTTCAACACCATCAATACTAAATTGAATATCAACTAACTTAAATGTACTCAATTGTACTAATAATGTGTCATCAAAAATTGTTCCATTAGTATAAAAATTTAAAGTTATATTTTTAGAAAAGTTTTTTTCGACTAACCAAGATAAAATATTTTTTAATTTTTTAGAATAAAATGGTTCGCCACCATATAGCACAAGTGTTTCTACATTTTCCCAAAGTTTTTCATCTAATAACCAATCATAATTGTCTTGTTTATTTTTTTTAACAATAGGTTTATTATACATTCTTGCATCTTCACTTGCCCATCTACTACTTGAATTAGCATCGCAAGTAATACATGCAATATTGCATACATTATCTAATCGCAATTCTAAATGTTTTAAGACAAATTTATTATTAGATATAATACTTTGATCAGGTTTATGAAAATATTCTAATCTATGACTGGTTGAATTTAATTCTTCAACTTTTTTACAATGTTCACATCCACTCGACCATTGATTTTTTAAATTATCTTCTCTAATGGTTTGATGAAAATCTTCTATGTTATTATATTTTGTATTTTTATTAAAATAACAACATGGTCTATAAATCTTGTTATCTATATCAATATATAGTTCAGTAAACGCACGGAAACATAGAATATTTTCAAATTTGTTCATATATTTAATTATCATGATCACATAATTCTTAAATAAAATTAAAAAAAATTATCAGATTTATATTGTCATAGTAAATACTTTTATGATAAAAAAATTGAAATTAATGCATAATGCATTTTGATTTATACAGTGATTTACATGATAATTGGTGGTCTAAGGATAAGTTATTAAACTATCGTGGGCTAGGAACTAGTCTTGTGGCAGTTGTTGCTGGTGATATTAGCAGTGATTGGGATTACACCTATGCTACGCTAGTTGAGATAGCACGTTGTTATCGTCATGTTATTTTCGTAGACGGTAATCATGAGCATAACCATCAAATGGATATTGAGGCTAACTGCGCTGCATTTCAAGCAAAGTTGCGTAATCATAGTAACATAACCTATTTGTATAGATCATGTCTTGTGCTTGATGATACTGCTTTTGTTGGATGCAATGGTTGGTGGACATTTGATTTTTGCCAACCAGAAATTAGCACGGCAGATTGTTGGAATAACTTAATTGACTCAACCTATAGTGAGAAATTGTTAAGCGAAATATTCATCACTGCCAAGATGGATGCCAAGATACTGTATGAACAAATAGAAACATTCAATGATGATCCACGAATTAATAACATAGTAGTAGTTACACATACTGCACCACTACATAAATTCAGATACATCAATCCAGATATGCCACAATATCATATGGGACGCACCGGCAATAGTCTAATGAACTTATCACTCAATGCCAACACCAATAAAAAGATAAGCACATGGTGCTTTGGTCATGTGCATACCGCATACGATGAAGTAATTGACGGTATCAGATATGTTTGCAACCCACGTGGACGTGAGGAAGAAAATATCGGTACAGTATATTTCCCAAAACTTATTGAAGTTTAAGCAACAGGTTCAAGTTTTACATTAAGTGGAAAACTGTTTGTACGAGCAAGTAACGTTGCTTCTACTGCTTTGCTTTCTGCAATTTCAAATGGTAAAACTGCAACAGCAGCCTGTCCTTGCTCATGAATCTTTATGGTCAAGTCTGTTGCGCTATCTTCATTATGATCAAATATTTCCATAAGAACCGCCATAACAAATTGTACGGTAGTTATATCGTCGTTCATAAAGACAACTTGAAAACTTGGCGGCGGCGTAAGATCAATGCGTGGTGCAATCTTAACTTTGGTTGTTGTTGCGGTGTCTGTGCTCATTTTGCTCATCTTCTATTATTTACACGGCGGGACAATTCCCGCCGTGTTTTGTTGCTATTATATTACTTGGTTACTGGAATTTTCTTTGGCTTCTTTTCGTCTGGAACAACATGTTCTAGTGATACGATAAGCAAGCCATTCTTAACCTTTGCAGCATTTACCACAACATCGTCACTTAGTGAGAATGTGCGAATAAACTTGCGAGCAGCAATGCCACGGTGAAGATACTCATTGGTATCCTCGTCGGTGTTTTCGCCAGTGATAACCAATTGATTATCAGTTAGGGTGATATCAATATCTTTTTCAGAAAAACCACTTACGGCAATCTGAATTTCATAATTGGTTTCATCGTTGCGGATGATATTGTATGGTGGATAATTCTGTTGAACATTGATAGTGTTTACACGCAGCATATCATCTAGGATACGATCAAACCCAATAGTGGTACGGTGAAGGTTATCAAATAATTTTTGGTCAAAGACCTGTAGAAGGTTACTCATGCTTGTTTCTCCTTTTTAAAGCGAGTATACTGTAGACGACCCATCATTGGCATCGTCTACATATATTTAGTAATTCACACATCATTTGTCAAGGGTTTATTTTGAATTATTTTTTTACAAAGATTTATAAAATAATCTTGCATAAAATTAGCTTTCATATGATTTATATCTTTATGCACAATTTGTATGTTACTTGTTTTATATCCAATAGAATTATTAATTCTATCAATAGATGCTGTTCTATTATGGAAATCAATTTCTAATCCTGACAACGCACACTTTTTATTCTGTTTAATATAAAGATTCCAAACATCTTGCATCGTTATTTCAAAGACATAATTTCTATCTTTTGCTTGTTTTTGTATTCGTGCCCAATATGTGCCAGTAATTTGTTCATAGCCTTTAAAATTATTTGGTCTTGGATTTTTCTTGCATCCACAATTTCTTACACCGTCTCTTCTTGATATTTGATTAGCAGTTCTTTCAATAAGATTTCCGCACACACATTCACATATCCACTTTGCAGGTTTAATACCTATTTCGGTCAATCTTTCCTTAACAATTAAATCACCAACTCTATATCCAATATCAATTTTTGCATTTACGGGTTTTAATCCTTTAACTTTTTTTCCATTTTGTCTGCTTCTTTCTTTGTGCAGTTCGCTTCTTTCAAATATTCCTTTTGGCATTTTTATTTCCTTTTAGGTGGTGTGTATTATATTTATTTATCACACACCACCTAAAATATTATTTTTCATAAATTTTATTAACTTGATTATTAACCAACACAAATGTTGTGCGTTTAGATAGTTCTTTCAGCGACTTGCTGCCCGTATAAGTTAGAGTGCTTCTTATTCCACCAAGAATGTCTTGTAGGGTATCGCCAACATCACCACGATACGGCACAGCAACTTCTTTGCCTTCTGCAGCACGATATGATTTCAATCCACCACTGTGCTTGTCATTGGCAGACTTTGAACTCATACCATAGAATTTGACAAACTGTTTAGTCGTAAAGATATCATCAGGAGTGCCATCATCTTGTATCCATACTTGATTACTGCGTGTCATTTGTGATACAATTTTGCCACCACCCTGATCATGTCCTGACAACATTCCTCCTAACATTACAAAGTCTGCACCAGCCCCAAAAGCCTTAGACACATCGCCAGGACAAACGCAACCCCCATCACTAATGATATGTCCACCAAGCCCATGAGCAGCATCAGCACACTCAATAATAGCACTAAGCTGTGGATAACCAACACCCGTTTTGAGACGAGTAGTACAGACACTGCCAGGACCAATACCAACTTTAATAATATCTGCTCCACTCAGTATCAACTCCTCTGTCATATCACCAGTTACTACATTGCCAGCAATGATAATTAGATCAGGATTTTCCATACGGAACCGTTTAACAAACTCTACAAATCGTTCTGTATAACCATTGGCAACATCAATACAAACAAACTTGATGTTATCCTTTGGCAACTTGCTTACAACAAGTTTGAACTTTTCGTATTCTTCATCTTTAATACCAAGTCCATAAGCCCAATATTCTTGAATATTAAATCCAGTGCGACCAATCCATAACACAAGTTCTTCTGTGGTATAATTCTTGCGCAAACATGTGAACATCTTATAAGTGGCAAGTTTTTCTGCCATCTCAAATGTTCCAACACCATCCATATTTGCCGCCATAATTCCTACACCAGACCAATAACGATGACTATTACGAAATGTAAAAGTTCGTTCTAGCGACACTTCCTCACGACTCGTTAGTGTGGACCGTTTAGGCAAGATTAGAACGTCGGAGAAATCCAACTTTTGATCGTTGATTATACGCATTTTAAACCTATTGGTTAGAGTTGATTAATTAGCAACGCCGCTAGCACGAAGTTCTTTCAACTTCTTCTGCCAACGTTTCTGTGCACGAGCCTTTGACTTCTTACGTTTCATGCTTGGCGTTTCAAAACGCTCACGTTCACGCAACATCTGGTGAATACCATCTTGCTGCAACAACTTCTTCATCTTACGAAGTGCCTTGGTGACATCGCCATTATGAACTTCTACAAAAAGTCCTTTCTGACGAACATTTTCTAATTCTGGAGTATTACTCATTATTTTCCTCTTTTAAGTAATTATTATATTGTAGCAGCAACCAAGAATAAATGTCAAATACATTTTTATGTGTGGCTGCACCTAATTCATTTTGCCCTAATGCCCAAGTAGTACGCTGTGCAAGTAGCCAACCTTTAAGCAATTCTTTACTACCACTAAATCTGCAATTTATTAGAGTAGCATAGGCGTGTTTGTGGGCATTTATGCACCATATATCACTTTCATCTTTGCTACCATATAAAAAAATTGTAATTGGAAACTGTAGTTCTTTTATGGCGTGTGATAGTTTTTCAACATCCGACCATTCAACATCAACCAGCAATATCTTAAACCTAGCATCAAGGTCTAAATCTGGTGCGGTTACTATTCTGCTATCATTCATACATTTAACGTTTCTAGTGCAGTTTGTTCAGCATTAGTCATATCGTCAAACTCAATCTCTGCTCGCTGTAATCTGCCCAACTGCCAATGTTTCCAATTTATATTATCAGTATAGCCAGTATTTTGTGTTTTGTCAACTAAAATCCAACTATCGCCATTCCATTTATACAAGTTATTTGGTTCATTGGTTATAATAAAAAGTTGTCCAACATATGGCGTTATACCAGCCACACTTGGAAATTGTGGACCAACAATATCGGTATCAACATCAAGCAAGTATGCCTTATCATCAACGCCTGATTGTTCTTCACGTAAGATTTCATTTTCCGCATGAAGTCTATGAATTTCGTTGTTCTTTACATCTATTTCTTTTAACAACTGATCGAGTGCACCCGTTAAATCACCAATGGTTTTTGTGTCATTGATTACTTCAACAGGAACTTCAACAATCTTTTCTACTTCTACAATCTTTTCTACTTCAACAATACGCTCAACAACGGTTATAGTTGGAACTTCTACTATCTTTTCAACGATTTGTTCTTCGTAGATAGGGACTGCTTGTGTAATCACACGTTCAATTACTTGCGGTTCACGATTGCGAAGTTCTTCTACTTCTGCTTGTAGGGCTTCTGCACGAACAATAGCATCATTATTGTAAACTGTAACTATTTTTTCAACAGGAACCTCTACAATCTTTTCAATATATTCTACTGTGTTTTCTTCTTTAGGTTTACGCCACGACATACTCATGGTTGCACCCAACACAAGTGATACCGCAAGTGGATCAAAAACTGCTACAATAAAGATAATAACCCAACGAACTGCTCGTTCAAGCAAGTTTTTGTCAACAGCATCACCGTATATCAATTGAGCAATATACTTGATTGGTCCAACTTCTGCTTCAACTTTAAGTTGTGCCTGGTTAAGTTTTAACTTTTGGCTATTTAAATCCTGAATACGCTTGTTGGTATCATCAATTGTTTTGTTAGCCGCATCACGATCTTTCTTTTGACTATCACGAAGTTTGGTTGCCTGTGTGGTCAGCGTTGCTGTGCGGTTGTTGTCTTTAGTAGCATTTGATGCGCCACTGTTCAACAATCCATTAACAGCATCATCCATTTGCGCAATAATCTTTTGATTATCTTTAATTCGTTGTTGTTCTACTGCAAGGTTTTGGTCAACCTGTTCAATGAGTAGCGTATTATCACCTACCGAACTTGTAGTTTCAATGTGTGCACGTGATAGGAAACCAAAGATACCCATACTTGTAACAAACATTAGCACGATAACCGCAAGACTCAAGTAGTATTTGATAAAAAAATTTATCTTGTTCCAATTGCCATGCAACCATACTGTGGTAATAATCTTACCAACTTCTAACACGGTTCCCATAATGATAATAGGAATAACTGCACCACTAAAGATGGCGGTTAAACCAGCAATACTATAATATGCTGCAACACCACTGATTGAGATGGCACTTAACAATGCTAAAATGTTTAGGAACATTATATATTTACCTTGTTTTCAACCACATACCAACCAATTTTTTTAAAATCTTCACGAATCTCTTCGTCAACCATACCTTCGGAAATGTAGTTAGTATCATCGTTAAAACTTGCTGTATAGTAACGCATATAATCACCGCTGAAAGAACCATCATATAAACCAGCAGCAATACCGCCCGCATGACGCCACGAGCAAGACCAGTGGTCTGCTGCCAAGATTGATAGCACTTCTGCCTTTATAAATTCATTATTGCAGAGTGTAGCATAAAGATGCTGACAATATGTGTCATTATTTCGTGCTTTATCACGAATATACTGACTATAAAATAAATCTGCTTCAAGGTTTGGTTTAGGTTGATCAGTCATAATACGCTCCATGAATATTTAATCTATCACACACCAAGCCATGTAGCAATATTAAAATAAATATTGTAAAGGGAGAAAATCAACCATGTTAAAAGACCAAAGCCTACCCGAATTAGCCGTTACTATGGCAGAATTAGCAAGCGCAGCCTATCAAGATGACAATAAAGCCATCTATGCTGCTCTTGGATTTAAGAAATATAAATTTTTAGATAATGAAGGCGCACAAGGGCATGTTGCTGCAAGTGATAGCGAAGTAATTGTTTCTTGCCGTGGAACACAACCTACACAGCCAAATGATTTACTTGCCGACCTTGATACTATTCCAAAGCGTCACGGCAAAGGATGGGTTCATGAAGGTTTCCGTCGTGAAGCACGTAAAATTCTTGACCAAGTTTTAGATTGGGCAGCGAAGAATAAGGGCAAAGACATTTATGTTACTGGTCACAGTCTTGGTGCTGCAATGGCACTTTATATTACCCAAGAACTAGAATTTGCTGGATATCCACCAACGAAACTTATGACCTTTGGACAGCCTCGTCTTGGAAATGCTGATTATGTGTCGGACATTAAAACTGACCACTATCGTTTTGTAAATTGTAATGATATGGTTACGCATGTGCCACCGCCAGTGTTGCTATTCAAGCATCATGGACAACTATGCTATATCAACTTCTATGGCAACATTCGTCCACTAAGCCGTTATCAACGCTTTAAGGATAGCATGAGAGCGCATTGGCGTTGTTGGAAGAAAGGTCAATTGTTTGATGGACTATATGACCACAACATGGGTCTTTATATTGAAAAGTTGACCAATATTCGTGATACTGGTCAAAGTATTAATTAATTTGCATCCGTATAAAACCAGTGGTGTCCTATCTTTCTAATAAACTTGAACTGTTTGTTCTTAAAAGGTTTATTATTAAAGTATAGAGCACCGCCGGTTGGATCAACCATATAGGTTGAATACAACACCATCATCGCAATGCTATAAAAATCATTGCGTTCATCTACCTTATCTATTGGCTTAAATGGAAAGCAAATAAAAGTAAACTGGCAATCCATACCATGTTTTTCATAAACAATCTTACATGGTGAGTTAGGAAACTTACCACTTTGCAATCTGTTACGAACTACCCAAGCAATAGCAACTTGTCCCTGATAGTCTTCGCCACGAGCCTCATTGTAAACGGCTTGAGCAACACACTCGCTAGGATTTTCCACAACAATAGGTTTTTGGGGTTTGGGGTCTTTGGCTAAAACAGGATAACTCACTGTTAAGAGCAGCGCCAAAGAGATTAAAAATTTTTTCATCGCCCTCAATAAAAAAGTGCAACTTTTCTGTTTCGAGGTAAGTTGCCAACCCAAGAAATTAAGCTACTAGAGCCATTTCAATTAATGCATTATCGTTAGCATTTATTACGTTTACTAACATCTACTCAAAACCTTTACTACACCTGTCGATCCTAATTGCCGCCCATCAAAGATACACCGTCATGGACTCAAACCATAATAGCATTAGAGTTAACTAATCTATGTATCATACCCCACGTCTGGGCAGTGTATCTATGGTGGACGGCGAGAGAATTGCACTCTCGTCCAGCATGTTTATTCTGTTTTGCCTCAACAATATTAGTATGTTATTTATAGCATAGGGAAAGGGTTATGTCAAGGGTTAAATTATTTTATCCCAACTATCCAGATCAGATAACATTTCGTGAAATATAATACCAGGATGTTTACAATCTCTTGCAAATGATTTTTTCTCTTCCATTGTAGAAAATGCTATTTTTAATTTTTCTTCATTTACTGAAAACAAATTAATATTATTTTCATATGCAATAAATTTTATAGCATTCCAATTTCTATGCCAAAATATCTGTTGTTCATCATCGCCTGAAAAATAATTTTGATATGCATATTCATAGAAAAACATATTTTCTTTACTAAGATTATTTCTTTGAGAAAAATCATCAGTTAATACCCAATTACCAATGCCATCACTTTGTTGTTTTTTTCTAATAAATTCTCTACGATTTTTAAATAGTCCCATTATATAAACATTCTTTTGTTTAATAACTGGTAACCATGCCGCCATTAAACGATACATTGTTTCAATCCCAGCACCAGATTGGCTAAGATTGTAAAAACACCCACCAATTTTTCTGTTAATTTTATATCCGCATGTATCTTCTATATTAATACCATTTCCTGCAAGTATACTGCATCCTAAAAAAACATTCCCTTCTTCTGGGTTTTCCAAATTAAAATTATCTGGTGTTCTAAATCCATAATTGTTATAGGAATATATTATCTCAGCATCTATCCAATTATTTTTTTCTAATAAAATTTTATTTTCTTTTAAATTTTTTTTATATGTCTCAATAGAATCTCTATTTGCATACTTTAAAATTTTATTTGATTCATTGTAACTATATGAAAAATTATTGAAAAATTCTTTATCAGACATTTTTTGTTTGGTCGTCAATATAGGCTAAGATTTGAAATGCTTCTGCGGGATTATCAAGACTTAAACTGCTCTTGATGTTTGTTTTAAGACGACCTTGACAACGATAACCAGCATTTAATATCTTGATGGTTTCATTACCAATTTTTTTCACCACGCCACCATTTCGTCCAAGTCTAAATTCAATTTGGATTTGACCTTCAAATTTTGGCACGGGCAGATCGTATATGTTATCATTAAGGTAGAACAGACCAGCACCACCGATCTGAATATAATATACTTTTTTCAGATTATATGCTTTAGTGATGATCGATGTATCATTAAAATTAACTTTTTCACCAAGTGCTGCGAGTAAACCAGCACTTTTGGCATTATTCCATGCTTTGCTCGTAATTGCACCAATAGGAAAACTATCAATTCTGCTATGCATTTCCACGGGTTCTTGCTTTTGAACAAATTCGATATAGTCAATGATAGCTTGCTTCTTTGATTGCACCGCATTTAGAAAATATGGCTGCGCTTCATCATCAATAGTATCACTGTTTACTATCTCAGCCAGATCGGTTGCGGGATTATACCGAATACTGGTGCCGCCCATTTGCGCATCTTTATTTTTTTTAATCTCAATATTAAACGGTGCGCCATTAACTTGCAATTCAAGATCAATACCTACGCTGCTATAACCAGCAGTGGCAAAGTTAAGATTGGTAAACTTAACACGGTCTTGAAAGTGTGGAATTACATGTTGCACAGATTTTACCACAGCACTTTCATATTCTAAACCGCCTGAATTAATACTCATTTCGGTTATGCTTTCTGTGATCTCGTGAATCTTCATGGTATGTTATTTATAGCCCTAAAGTTATAACTTGTCAAGCGTTTTCAATGGCGCTTCGGTGAAGTATAATCACCATCTGGACCACTGCCGCCCCACGCATTAACATCATTACGATCCATCGCAGTATTGGTATTGTTAAGGATTGTGGTAAAGAATGCACGTAGTTTATCCAAGAATCCACCAAGTGCAACACTTCCTAACAATGTTTGTTTGAGTGCATCAATGTTGTGCGGCGTAAGTTGACCTAACATTTCCAACATACCATATACCATTTGATCAGTAAAGAATGGAGTTTCATACTTGGTAGTTCCGATATCACCATACAACATTTTGTTAAGAACGCTTAGCATGGTTCCTACAAATAACTGGTTATTGTTTAACAGCAAACCATTTTGATCCATTGTAGCAAATAGATTTTGACTACGATCAAGTCCAACCACATAACATTTATTGCCGATTACCAAGATATTACGATTAACTGCTTCTTGTAACATGTTAAGACCGATGTTCTCAAGAACTGCAGGTGACGTTGATATCCAACGCAAATCATAATACTTCTCATCTGCTTGTGCTGGCAACATAACAGTTGGATCATAACCATTATCAATTAACGTTTGATTACGCATTTCAATATACAAATCTTGTGGAGTTTGTGGAATAATTTGGTCTACAAGTTGTGATGGTGTAAGTGGTAGGTTTCCTGTATAAGCATCCATATAGAAGCCCATTGGATCACGATAGTATTGACTATGTGGTAACTGGAATCTATCTGTTTGAATACCAAGTGGCTCTAATGCAGCAGCATTACGCCCCATGCGCATTGCAGCCTTGATACTATCACCATAAATGTTATTACTGGCAACTTGTTCAATATAGTGTCCAATTTTACCGTAACCATTATCATTGCCAGCGCCAGATAAACCTGCAGCAAACACATAAGCAGTAACAGGAGTATTTGAACTATTCTCGAACAGGTTCATGTTATAAGTTTGGATAAAATGATTTTCTTTGAGTATCTGTGCACAACTTGCAGCATGTGCAGTTTCTGCTGCTTGAATAATTGCCTGAATAGTTGGATCACTGATGTTCTTGATAACGGTTAACTGTGCTTCCACATACGTTATTGCTGCCAATACTGCAGCATCAAGTGTAGTAAATGAACCTAAGTCTGGAACAATAATAACATCAGCCACTGCGGGTGATCCACTATTTGAATCAGCAGGTGAACCTGGCACATAGTAAGTGCCGCCAACCAATGACTGTAGAACACCGATACGGCGAGTTAGTTCTTGTCCTTCTGGTCTTGCAGCAATTACTGTATTTGCATCAATAATATATGGCAAGGTATCATTATGAACATAACCACCAGCAGTTCCAATAAAATCTGCAGTGGTAATTTCACCCAGTGTACCACCGCCATAACCAAATGTTTGCATAAGACTGTTTGCTGCAGTGGAAGTAATAGGAGTTGGATTTTGGCTCAAGTATTGTAGGTTTAGACCAGGATCAACCTTAGCAAATGCAGTGCCATAATCACTAAATGTTTGTCCCTTTGTCATACCGAGAGAAATAAACTGTTGTCCAAGATCACTGAAACTTTGACTTGGACTACTTTGCGCTAGGTTGGGACACATATGAGCGAAATCTGTTAATTGTCCAAGATTTTGCAGCGGCTTGGTAATATTAAATTGTGAACTTACTGCGCCAATGGCATTGGTATCAGTAATTGAATTAAGTATGGCTTTAACTGGTGCGTCATGCAGTGGATTATCAATGCCAGCAACAGGTAGACCTGCACTCACAAGACTAGAAGTTAGCCCCGTAACACCACCCAATCCTGCATTTAGTATTTGATTAGCAACATTAGCGGGTTGTTGTAAACGTAGCAGCGATGAGGTGTCCATGTTTCCAAGACCTAACATATCACTAGCAGCACCGCCGACATCTCTGGTAACTGATGTTAGCCCATAACTTATAAGATCATTATTATTTCTTATATTAGCACCAAGACCATTTATGCCATTTCCAAATTGTTGTGCAACAGCTTCGGCAGTAGCGCCAACAACATTGTTTGCAATACCACTATAAGCACTTGCCATACCAATATTATTGACAAAGTTGTTCATGTTTCCGCTGCCGCCGCCAACCATATTTTGTGCAACAGTTTGAATCATTCCATTCAATCCGCCAGCAGCACCAAATTGCTGAATTGCATTTGGAAATGGACTATCTTTCAAAACACCATTTAGTGGACCTAATAAATTACCTACAACGCCTTGTGTAACATTGCCTACGACGCCATTTAACATGCCATTGACGCCGCCTCGCAGACCGCCAACGATTGCACTGTTAACAAGTCCGTTTATTCCACCTGGCAGAACACCAGTTAAACTTGGTAGAATGTTAGCACCCATTTGACTTAGTGCCTGAAATGCGCCGCCACTGATACTATTGAGTGCAGTTGCTATTAATCCGCCAGCACCACCAGCAAAGTTACCAACAGCACTACTAATTACGTTACTAATACCACCAGTTGCTGCATTCATCGCAGCATTAACTATATTGCCACCACCGCTCATGACAGCAGATGCTAAACCTGTGATTGGGCTTGCACCAACTGCTTTTGTTACAGCATCAAGAACACTGTTTACTCCCATTGCACCACCAACAGCAGCCGAAGCCATTGCCATCAATCCAGCAGGTGATAAACCAGCAGCAGCACAACCTGCGCCACCAAAACTAGTTCCGCCGCTATTTGTTCCCTCTACTGCACCATTGCCTTTTGGCGGTGTGCGATTAGATGTAGGTACACCGCTTGTATCTAAGCCTGCACCTTTAGCAAGACCAGCGCCACCAGCATATTGTCCTTCAATATGATTGATTGCATCGCCTGTTGTTCCATTTAGATCAACACCGTTGACCGCAAGATTATGTTGAAGACTCGGAGATAATGAACTAATTGGTGTGCTTGGATCACTGTTAAACAACGCATGCGCACCACCACTGCCTTGCTGATAGATTACATAGGCTTCGGATGGAGTATATCCTGCTGCTTGTTGTGCAGCAAAAAAGTTACTAGCAGCAGAAATGTTGTCATCTGGGTTTACTGTGCTACCGCCAGGATTCCATTGTGACATGAATCCTTGAGTTTGTTGTAACGGACCTTTAATGCCCGTGCTACTGGTTGCATTTGGATCACCACTTGGATTTTCTACACCAAGTAGCGCAGCACCAGCGCCCGCTGGTAATCCTTTGGCCTGAAAGGCTGCATCAACTTTTGAACCAAAATTTGCATTATATGCCATCTATTTTTATTCCTAGTTCTTCTGTACTTTATAAACTATAGGTGTAAATGGTGCATCAATAGGTTCATCACTTTCAACTTTAGCATTTAACAAACCTGGTATAGCAATAGGAGCACCTGTTGCACTTAGTTTCTTTAATTTTAGTGGAGGCAATCGTAAATTTTGATCTTGATTGATACCTAAGTTATTGTTATTGCTATCTTTTAAGGTATCTAGTGCAGATTTTTGATTTAGATATTGAGTAGCATCGCTGTGATAATCGGTAACTCGTGGCACATTTACACCTATGGCAGTTGCAAATTGATGAACTCTGCTATTCGCAATAAGTGCATTTGCATTGTTAGCATATATTAATGGATCGCTATCTGCAAGGTTTTGTATAAAATGAGAATTATATAAACTATTGCGAACATTTGTTGCATCTGTTCCAAATGCACGATGTTCAGTATCAAAATCACCAACGCTAAAGAAATCACCTGAGATGTTCAAGCCAGCATTGCCATATACATATGAATTTAGTAGTGCTGCGTTTGTAGTTTTAGTTGGCGCTAGATTTGGATCAAGATAGACATTTGCACGGGCGGTTGTATTCGTAAACACACTTGCTGGCAAATCAACTAATTGTCCAGTTACGCTATCACGAATTGGTGGATGATACTTGTGAACAAAACTTGCGCCTGGTATTAAACCACTCGTAGCCCATGAAAATAAATTACTGTTAAGTTGATCTAACTTAGGGTTAGTATTGACATCGCTATATGATGTTCCAAAAAGAGTAGTACTGTAAACTACAGGTGATTGTTTGTAAAATACCGTATTAGATACATTTGCCGCACTATTAGAATTTAATAGAATAACATTATTATCTATAACCATTTCTACGGTGCCAAGATATAGATTAGCACTATTTGTTGTAGAATTTGGTTGATAGATTGCATCACCATATTTTAAGTTTGAGATAAATGCCGTATTATTTCCAAATACCATGTTAGTGATATTACTTGCTGTAATATTACCAATACAATTATAACTGTATGCTATAGTATTTGCAGTAAATGCGGCTACTTTATAACTTGCACTATTAACAGCAAGATTAGCATTTGCTCGTAAAGTTATGGCAGTATTGCTTGTTACATAACCAACATAACCAATAAACACATTACCAACGTTAGCAATGATACTGCCTGGCATATAGTTTGTAAAAGTAGTTCCACTACCAATAACATTGGCATTAGTGCTAAATGTTGTGATAGTTCCACTGCCAGAGATAAAACTTCCAACAGGCATTAGGCTAAACCTACCAACACATCTGCTTCAACTGGCAACATAACGTGACGACATGCGTCTGGACTGCCTAAGAAACCTTGCGGTCTTAATCCTACAAGAACGCTTGCACTGCCCAATACAATAGGATTGGCAGGATGCAAATGTGGATGCGGAGTAACCATATCACCAAAACGGCTTGATGGTCTGCCGTTCATGATGACAGTGGGATCACCTTGAAATGATACTCCACCACCGCTGTTAAAAGTTCCAAATTTTGCTGGAATAGGCATTGACTCTCCTTTAGGCAGTAGCCAACGTCAGTCCTGTCGTTTTAGAAAGATACTGAGTGGCAATATCGCTTTCAGTTTTACCAGAAAGAACAACTGCTCTCTTATTTAACACAATCGTATCTGAGGGTCCAATACTATAAACTGCTGGCGCTAATCCAAATCCACCTTGTGGAGTAACAATCATAACCAGTGGCTTTAGCAACGTGTAAGTAGTAGCATCACTTTCACTAACACGACTAATGATTTCTTCGCCAGTGACAGTCTTAAAGGTATAGACAGTATTCTTGTCAGTCTTATTGATTAGCATTCTTTCTTTCCTGTAATTCGTTGATAGACAATTTACTTAGTCCACTGTAACCGCCCTCTACTAAAAGTTTGTCGTTGAAGTAAATCTGCGGCACAGTCTTATGACCTTCGGCTACAAGCCAATCACGAACACCCTCATCATTGATATGAACTTCAGTATATTCTTCACCCCAACTGTTTAGTAGATGTTTTGCTCCATCGCAATATGGGCAGTTATCTTTTGTATAAAGTGTAATCATTGATTATTCCTTTTCTATTACTTCTATTTTCCAATTTTTTGCTTTGCCACGATTTGGTATTCTATTATATAGATATGCGGCGTGAATGGTTGCAAAACTTAAATTTAATTTTTCACATAGTCCTTTAAGATTTCCAACCTGTTGATATACTTTACCCGTTGGAGATGTAAGTTTCCAATGGTTGCTAAAATAATGGTTTTCACCAGTTGGCATTATTCTATTTTCTTTAATTTTTTGTATAGTTTCTGGGCTATGATGTTTACCATACATTGGATTATTGCTGCCAGCAGTAAGTTCTCTAAACTTTGCACGAGTTTCTTCACTGTGCGTTTTAGGTCCATAACCGCCTCGATCTTTCTGCAATTGCGAACGCTTGGCTCTTTGGATTTCTGCACCTTCTTTGCCATATATTTGTTCATAAGTTTTTCCCTTATGATTTGGTGGTCTTGCATCTAAACATACATTTGTTAAAATACCATAAGGTTCATATCCCTTGCGACCATATCGCAATATTAAATCTTCTTCCATTTTATAAGCAAGATTTTCATCAATAATATCTTCTGCAAGATATTCAACTTGTGGTTCTAATCCTGCTTTTCTAATAGCATCAATTTTATTTTCTTTGTGAATATTATCACTTCTTGACATATCCCAAAGATGGGTTTGTGCTCTTTTTCCAGTCCCCTTGCCAATATAAAAAGGCATATTGTTTCTTGGGTCTATCAGAGCATATATATAATACATAATTTCAATCTCCTGATTATATTTATCAAGAGATAGAGAATATATATTATTTGTGATATATTTTTGTATATTATTTTTTAATTTGGCAAATACATTTGTATTTCTTTTATCAGCAAATGGAGTAATATCTATCAAGTTCCCATCACTATCTTGCCATACACTATGTAGTATTGCTTGATATCCCCACGCACTTTCTAAAAAGTAATAGCCAAGTATTTTTTTACCACCGTGTCCAAGAATATAATTTTTTACATTCGTATGGCATATATTTTCTTCACAACTTGCGTCAGGATTGGTTGGAATATTTCCCAACCAATCACAGCCAATATTACGAGCAAAGTCAGCAACACCATTTACTGACGGTATCAACCAAATCACAAACTAAATCCACTGAACGAATTACTATCAACATCTTGCTTGGTTCCACCAATAACATAACTTGAAATTTGCGTTTGTTGTGGAGCCACTTGAACATCTGCGCCAGCAATCCACTTTTGTGTCCATGGCAGTGGATTATTCTTTGTAGGATATACCGCACCAAGACCGATTGCTTGCATACGCTTGTTGGCAATAAACTCAACATATTCAGCAAGTAGTTGGTAGTTCAATCCAATCATAGAACCATCCTTGAACAAATATTTTGCCCATGCCTTTTCTTGATTGACAGCATCATCAAATAACTTGATGGCTTCATCACGACATTCTATTTCAATCTTTTCAAATGCTGGGTCATCTTTGGGAAGAAGTTTAAGAAGTGTCTGTGTGCCAGCGAGATGTAGATTTTCATCACGAGCAATCAACTTAATAATCTTTGCATTGCCTTCCATTTTCTTCAATTCAGCAAATGCCCAAGAGCAAGCAAATGACACATAGAAGCGAACACCTTCAAGAATGTTTACGCTCATAAGTGCAAGCCAAAGTGCCTTCTTGTGTTCATATAAAGCAAATCCAGGATGTTCCTTATCTGCATAAAAATTGTTCATTTCAATTAACTTGTCATAAAGTGCAGTAATATCGCCAGCACAATCAACAATTTCTTGAATATCCATCAGTTCATCAAAGATTTTACTTGGATTGGCATACACATTACGGATAATATGAGTATATGAACGAGAGTGAATAGTTTCACTGAATGTCCAAGTAGTAATCCAAGTTTCTAATTCTGGCAAAGAGCAAATAGGACCAAATGCCACTGCTGGCGCACGACCTTGCACAGAATCAAGAAGAATCTGTCGCTTTAAATTGCTTGTAAAGATATGTTGTTCATTTGCCGTTAAGTCTTTGAAATCTTTGGCATCACGAAGAATATCAACTTCTTCTGGTCGCCAAAAGAATCCTAACTGCTTATCGGTCAGTTTATCAAACTGCTTATACTTTAGCGTATCATAGCGTTGGATACTTACACCGCCGTTAGGGTCTAGGAATGCTAGTGACTTTGTGTGGTCGCTCTTGTCGTTTGCGTCAAATACCGTGCTCATTATATCACCTCAATTTTAATAATTATGTCATATTTTATAGTATATTGCAATCTTTTTTAGTTATAAATTCATATAATTCGTTGGCTAATATATGTTGACCTTCTGGTGAAATATGATAACCAGGGTCATCTTCACCTATTAATTTATAATCATGATATATTTCCTGAAATCCCAATCGTTGAGGTAAGAAATATCTATCAGTAAACCAATCAGGCATTCCCAATTCACCATCAATATTAAACCATGGATTATAATAGAATTTAATACCTAACTCGTGTAAGGCCCACAATCCTTCTTGCAACACATATCGATCAAGTTGTCGTTGCCAATTAACATCATGCAAATAAGTTGCATATTGCGCTGCGGCCTCTTTTGCTTCCTTTGTCAATCCACGCATTCTACGATGTATTGGTCCATCAATGATATTCACTAATGTTTCGCTTAACATCACGCTATCGGGCGTAGCATCATAATTAAAATCACGCAATCTTAACTTGTTGCTTGATTTAGCATTAGGATTTCTAGGTAATATAATACGGTCTGAACTAGTAGCCCCGATTATTACAACGTCAGATTTAAGTCTAATGGCTTCATCTATTTGAATTCTTATTGCGCCATTGCTTATGCCTTGCCTGGCAAGATTATGCAATTCTGCATTCATCTTGCCAGCCAATATTTCACTCCAGTGCGTATTGGGAGCCTTAGTTGCAACAGCACTAAAACTACATCCACAAACTGCTAACTTCATAATATTACCTTAATTTTAATTATTATATTGTTTTGTTAACATCAAATATAATTTTAATATTACCATTATTATCATGATAATATATCGGAGATAAATCTAAAATAAGAAAATCAATGTATTTTTTGTATTTTTTTTCTAAATTTTGTAAAACTTCAATAATATATTCGTGAGTAATATGCCAATTTGATTGATTAATGTCAGTTGTTCCAAACAATTTTAATAATGTTTTTTCATCGGTGTATTCTATCATTTTCCCAACATTGAATGTTATAAATCCTCTTCCATTTTTTTTAAAAATAGAAACAAATTTGAGAAATTGTTTCTTGATATTTGTAATTGGTATAAAATGCAATGAATTGATTGCCCATGCATATTCAACAAAATTTTTATTTTTTTCAGAAAATTCTTCAAATGTAATTTGCAAATCAGGGTGAGTTAGTAATGAATATACAGTATAATCGTCGGAAATAAATTTTTCGTTATTTTTTCGAATTGGGTATGGTTCTATTGCAACAATACTAACAATATCTTTTAACAAAAGTTTAAAATAACTATTTCCAGCGCCAATATCATAAATTACATTTGGGTTCTGTCTCACTATATAATCCAAGTAATAATATATAATATGATTTGATTTATAATCTATTAAATCTCTTGGTCGATAATCAACAATATTTTTTAAGTATGACTGAATATCAAACGTTTTAATCGCCTCATAGTAGTTACTTTGATAAAAAGTTTCAATAAATTGATCTTGATTATCAAATAAATTATTAGACATTAAATTGTACAACTTTCACAATTCTCTTGATCATCAAGAGTAGCAAATGCAGCAGCCAGTGGTTGTTCTTGAGACAACTTGTTGACATCAATCTCACCTTGACCATCATTAGTATTAAAATAATACAGTGTTTTGATGCCATATTTGTAGCATAGAAGAATATGCCCAAGCATTTCACTCATTGGAATCTTTTCATCTTCATAATGAGCAGGATTATATGAAGTGTTTGTTGAAATACTCTGATCAATATACTTCTGTAGTACAGCAACTAGTTTCAAATAACCTTCTGGTGATTTCTGATCCCATAGAAGTTCATACTTGTTTTTTAACTTACGGAACTCTGGAACAACTTGCTTCAACACACCATGTTTACTCTGCTTAATGGAAATAAGCGAACGAGGCGGTTCAATGCCGTTTGTAGCATTAGCAACCTGTGCTGATGTTTCTGCTGGCATAAGTGCCATAAGAGTAGAATTACGAATACCATGTTCACGAAGACTTGCACGAAGTGATACCCAATCCATACGCTCCACATGTGGCACAAGTTCATCAACTTCACGCTTATATGTGTCAATAGGCAGAATACCCGCACCATACTTTGTTTCATCGTTTTTTGGCGCAGCACCACGTTCAATAGCAAGTTGATTGCTTGCACGAATAAGATAATAACTCCATGCCTCTGCATATTCATCAACGAGTGCCAACGCACGAGGATCACTATAACTCATATCATTCTTGGCAAGAAAATATGCAAAGTTAATTATTCCTACGCCTAGTGGACGACGATTCATAGTGCTCATCTGTGCTGCAATAACTGGATAGTTCTGGTAGTCAAGTAGCGCATCAAGACCACGAACCGCAAGGTCACACATCTTTTCAAAGTCTTTTGGTTCTTTAACATTGCCCCAATTAATCGCAGAGAGTGTGCAAAGTGAGATTTCACCTTCTTCATCAAAGATATGATTAAGTGGTTTTGTAGGCAATGCAATCTCAGCACACAAATTACTTTGCTTGATTACGGCTTTACTTTCAATAAACGCACCATGGGTGTTAGCATGATCAACATTCATAAGATAAATGCGACCTGTATTCTTGCGCTCTTCCATGAACTGCGAGAACAAATCAATTGCTTTATAGGTTTTCTTGCGAATCTTTGGATTCTTCTCTGCCTTCTCATACAGTTCCTTGAACTTATCTTGGTCAGCAAAGAACGCATCATACAAACCAGGCACATCGCTAGGTGAGAAGCAAGTGATATCACCGCCACTTAACAGACGCTCATACATAAGTTTGTTAAACTGAACACCATAATCCATCTGGCGAATACGGTTATCTTCTGTTCCTTTATTGTTCTTGAGAACTAATAAATCTTCTACTTCATAGTGCCATAGCGGATAATAAAGAGTAGCAGCACCGTTACGAACACCGCCTTGTGAGCATGATCTAACTGCTGCTTGGAACATCTTATAGAATGGAATTAAGCCTGTATGAGAGGCATCGCCACGACGAATAGGTGAGCCGATAGCACGAATAGAACCCGCCCCAATGCCAATGCCAGCCTTTTGTGAGACATACTTAACAATGGCACTGCTTGTTGCATTAATGCTGTCTAAACTGTCGCCAGTTTCAATCAATACACAAGATGAGAACTGACGCTGTGGTGTGCGAAGACCTGCCATAATTGGCGTCGGTAACGAGATATCATGCTTAGAAATAGCATCATAATAATCACGAACATACTTTAGGCGTGTTTCTTGTGGATACTTGGCAAATAGAGTTGCTGCAATGAGTGCATAAGCAACCTGTGGAGTTTCCATAATTTCGCCAGTAACACGATTCTGCACCAGGTATTTGCCACGAAGTTGTTCCATTGCAACATAGGTAAGTTGCATATCACGTTCATGTTCAACAAACTTATTGATGCTTGCCCATTCTTCTTCTGTATAATCACTTAGTAGATTAGCATCATAGAAACCGCTGCCTACATTCTTCTTGATAATATCAATTAGCGGAAGCGGTTGATAGTCATTATATACTTGCTTGCGAAGATGATAATTTACAAGACGACCAGCAACATATTGATAATTTGGCGCTTCTTCTGAAATAAGATCAGCAGCAGCCTTAATTAACGTTTCCTGTACCTCAGTAGTTTTAATGTTATTATAAAATTGAATTTGACTTCTAATTTCTAATTCACTTGCACTTACACCGCTTAGGTTTTCAGTTGCCCAAAATACTACCTTGTGAAGTTTTTCAATATCCAATGGTTCCTTGCGACCATCACGCTTAATAACATTGATTGGCATTTTATTTTCTCTTTCAAATTTTTAAATTTTTATGTGTTACGATGTTTATGAGTTCTGCCGATTCGGGGACAGAGAGACTATTTACAACCTCGCCTATATTGTAATTAAGCGTATATAATCCGTCTTCACATCGCAATAAATTAAGGTATTCATGATTTTTTCTATCCTTGTAAATCTCTATTTTCATAGTATCACGAAACGGATAAGAAGTATAGTATAAAGTGTAAAACATACCAAGAGCACGTGCTATATCGCAATAATTACCTTCACTAACCAAGGTCCAAGGATCAGGCCAGTCTCTGCAATCATCGTATTCAAGATAATTTGGAATAATTGGGCATTTAGCCCAATCTTGTGCTATGGTTTGCAAATGGTTGCTTGCAATATTGCGACGATATTCTCGCCATTGTAATATTCTATCTGCAGAATTACCACTAAACCAGTTATAACATTTCGAGGTATCTGATAGCATAATTGAGGAGACCTGTTCCATTTCCATCTGATGTATAAGTTAAATCGGTTCCATTGAAACCAAATGTTACTCCAACATCCGAATTTTGAGTGCTATCATCATCTATACCATATACACCACTAGAAGTCAAACTAAATTTAACCATACCAGTACGAACACCGCCGTTTCGTGAAATACTATAATCTATGAACATATTGGCTATTACACCAGTAAATCCATCATCATAACCAGTACCCAACACAGCAGTAGTACTTGCAGCAATTGATAAACTTTTACCGTTGTTGTGTTGTATTGTTCCTAATCGTAAGGCTTCGCTGTAATTCCATTCACTAGTATTTGCTGTTTCTGATACTTTGTTTAAGTCGCTTCTATCATAACTATCACCGATAGTTGCGCAACCAACAGCAGTGTTATCCCAATAAATTACTGGTGTAGACGGGGTAGATGCACCATTTAAGTGATCGCCAACATCTTTAAAATAATTTGTTAAACTAGTAAAGTTATTACTATTGATTACATAAACACCATTTTGATAGATAGCATCCATGACACTATTTGCTAGTGTAAATCCTTTTGAATTTGCTCCAATTAGGTATATGCCATAATAAAGATTATAGAATGTGCAACTATCCATCAGTGTATTTGAAGCATATTGACTTGCTGGTAAGTAAACGCCACTATTAAATCCGTTGAACAAACAATCAATCATGTTTACGTCACTTGCAAATGCAAGATTGCGACCTAATATTTTAACACCAGCAGTTGTATTACCACTGATTGCGTCAGTTCCTGTAGTTACTGTACTATTTGGTCCTTGTAGACGCACATTATCAAGTGTAACACGACTGGCACTATCAATAATAATGCCATCATTTAGACTTTGAAGTGTTAAGTTAGTGATTGTAATATCATTTGGTAAGATTGCGCCATTCAATCCAATTAGGTTTTGAATCTGTTGTAGACTATCTGCAGTATACATTACCCAAGTAACATATGGATATACATATGGATTTGCAGTCTGGGTAATTTGTGTGTTATATGTGCCTTCGCCAATAATTCTAGCATGTGAAGGAACATTAATACTGCCACTTACAATATAATTGCCTGCTGGAAAATAAAGAGTTTTTCTTGCAGCAATACTAGTTGTTCTGCAGTATAATTCATATAACGCACGATTAATTGCTTCGGTATCATCCGTTACGCCATCACCATGCGCACCAAAATCTTTTACACTAACAAAGTCATCTAGCTTGCGTTGTAGACTTCTGATTGTACTGTTACCACCATAACTAAAACTTAAACTAGTCCATGCAATACCATCACTGCTGTATGAAACCTGACCACTTGCACCGACTGCAACAAATTGGGTAGTATAAATTACATTGTTTAGTGTATCATAAAGTTGCTGTGTTCCCTGACGGAAGTATTTGTATTGGCTTGTACTATGATAGGTATAACCATACTGACCAACGATTACATTATATGTTCCGCTAGTTGCTAAACTATAAACATCGGGTGTTAACAAGTTAGCACTATAATAAATGCTATTTGCAGCCCATGCACTCGCATCTTGACTGACATCATATGTTAAACCAACGTCACCTACTGTATAAAAATATGTTCCACTGTAAGCAATGCCTTGAAAGTCACTTACCGTATAAGTTGTTTTAGTATACCAAGTAGTGCTGTTTGAACTTAGTAGCAGTCTGCCGTTATCACCAACTGCAATATAGTAACTATATGTTGTAGTATTAGGCGCAGTAAACGTAAGATACATAACCTGATTTAGATCGCCAACACTTACAGAAGCACCCGTAGGATCGGTTGCACTATTGCTTAGTGCAGTAGTCCAAGTAAGACCATCACTACTAGTGATACCAATACCACCACGACCAACCGCAATTGCCTTGTATGTACCGCCACCTAAATTAGCCACCGTAACACTACGCAAATCAACTGTTACACCGCTACTACGAGTAGTCCATGTTGTTGCATTAGGACTAGTTACGATAGTTCCGCTTACGCCTACCGCAATCCAAGTAGTTGTTGACAATTTGTATACACTAAGAAGGTTGTTTGTTACACCACTGGTGCGTGATGTAAATGTTGTACCGTTTGTACTGGTTAGAATTACACCACTGTCGCCAACGACAACCCATGTTGTTCCATCGTAATATAGTTCGTTAAGACCAGTTGACACACCGCTTGTACGAGAGGTCCAAGTACTACCATTACTACTGGTATAGATTCCACCACTGCCAGTGAGTACAGTAAACAATCCTGCACCATTATTATAGATATTTGTAAAGTTTTCAATTCCACTTGCAACCGATGCAACATAAGCAAATGATGTTGTTGTTGCCTTATAAACATCGCCCCAACTGGTAATTGCCCAACCAAATGTTCCGTCACTGGTAACTGCAACAAAGGTGTCAATCAAACTACGATACCATGTAGTGCCATCGCTACTGTATAGGGCTTTATTATTTTTTCCAGTGGCAACAAATGTACTGCCTTGATAATTAACACCAAGCAAATCACTATTGCCAACAGTTTGATTGCTCCAACTTGTTGCAGTGTTATCACTACTGGTTAATATTAAGCCACCACTACCAACAGCAACAAATTTAGTACTACCAAACACAACACTATTAAGTGGGGTTGTTACACCGCTTGTACGAGCAGTCCAAGTAACACCAGTGCTACTAGTATAAATGCCACCAAGTAGGGTAACCGCCACAAATAAACTATTACCAAATGCAATATTGTTTACTGTGGTATACGAAACTGCACCACTCTTCTGCCAAACTTTTCCATCAGTGCTATAAATTATTGTGCCATTTGCACCGCCAGCAACAAATGTTCCGCTACCATACGTAATAGTAGTTAAGTTGCTTGTTGTTCCACTGTTTGTGTTTACCCAAGTAATGCCATCTAGACTGTATAAGATATGTCCACCAGTGCCAACAGTAACATATACTCCATTGCCATATGCTACGGCATTATATACTGCACGAGCATTTCCAGTTTGTGGATTATACCCAGCATCACTGTTCTTAAAACTATAAGTGTTTGCTAGATTTAGGATATCACTATATTCGGTGAGGATTTCAGTATTGCCAGTTTCTGGAGCGCCATCATTGAGCGTACCATTACCAACAAACAACTGGCGAGTGTCTACACTATAACCTAGTTCTGCTTTGCTTAACTGTGGTAAATTCTGATTTAAACCACTACGATGCGAAATGCGTGATATTTGAACGATTGACATATATATCTCTCTTTAAAGATATTTATGGTTATTCTGAATAGAACTCGGAAACCCTATCCCACCAAATTCCTGTCCATTTGTCAAACTCATCACCATTGATAATCCAACGCTGTGGCTCACAATCTTTAGAACACATTAAGATAACAATCTGTGAAATATCGGTACCAAACAAATGATTATGAGCAGCAGCATAGGCAGCACCTTGGATAAAATAATCATCAATCCATTCAGTTTTCTTTGGCTTATTCGTTTGTTTATAATCTACAATAGATGGCTTACCATTGTATACGCCAACAAGATCAGTGGTGCCAGCATAAAGTTCAGGATAATATAGCGCAGTTTCCATGCCCCAATACTCTTGCATCTGACCTTTCATATATTCTTCAATGATAACCGTTGCCATCTTGGCACTTTGTTGGTGAACTGCATTGCCACCAGTTTTAAGATCGCCAAACTCAAGCCAGTTTTCTAACTGTTTATGCATTGATGTACCACGACCAGCGGCTTCCGTAGTAATCTCTTGTGCTTTAGTTACACCTACACGTTTGCGCCATTCGTGCAATGCTTGTACTTTTTGTTTAGATTTAGTCTTATCAAGAATAGTTGTGACACTTGCTACCACATCACCTTCGGGTGTCTGATACCTACGACCAGCATTGGTTTCTTTACGTGTGATTTTCTTATAATCATACAGCGGATTGTGTGTAATGTATGGATTTGTCATATTAATAAACTACCACAGATTTGTTAATCTGTCAAGTGTTTATTACCAACTAATATTCCAGTAAATGTGCTGAGCATCGGTGCTTGCACGACTTACAGTATAACCTAGTTTCTGAAAGTTATCTATTACAGATGCCATTTGACCTGCTGCTAGGTTATTTGCTGTGATGGTTTGCCAACTCGCATAATAATTTGTATCAAGTGTCATTGGAGTCCCAACTAGGGTGTTTGCACCAATCATTGTGTGTGTATTACCATTAATTTGCACAGATGTTTGATTGTTATCAACTGCATTAATAATATTGATGTTAATTAGGGCAAGTTCAGTCTCAACGACTACGCTGTCAATACTTGCAATTCTGGCATTAGTGGCTGTAAACATATGATGACTCCACTATTATTTATTCAATCATTTGTTTAATAAAAGGTGACAACATATTTGATATTTTAACATGACCGTCTTTGGTAGGATGAAAACTATGTGGATTTAACATACCTTGAGTAATTCCAACTTCGGCAGTAGATCGTGCAAGATGTCCTTTATCAAACGGAAAATCATTAATTGTAGTAGTATCTGTTATCTTTGATAAAATATCCCGTGGAGCATGATCGTAAAATAACATATTTTCTACATTAATTGGATAATGATTGTGTATAAACGTATCAAACCAAATATTTTTTATATTTTTTAAATTAAAATAATCATTCCAGAATGTCATATCAATCGATAATTGTTCAACTTCATGTGCATTGTCATAACAAATACTATGAATAATTTTTGAAAATTTTTCATTATCGTGAAGATATTTAAAATTATACATTCTTCCATGTTTTACTGAATATATTTCATTTCTTGCAGTACTAGTAATTCCCCATATTACTATTACGTTATCATGTGTTTCTTTTAATATTTTAAATTCATCACTAATAAAAAAATTCTTAGCAAGTCTAAACTGACGTTGATTACTTGAAGCATTTTCAGCAAAGTTTATGTTAGTAAGATTAAATTTGTCCGAAAGCAGTCCTCTAAAACTAAATTTGTCGGCTAATTTTTTTTCATCTGCCAATTTTAGATATTCTTCTTTGGACATATTTTCAACATATCCAACTCCACGGCCAAAAACCCAACTACATCCAAATGTAATTAATAAGTTATTTTTCATAAGATTACTTAATTTTATTTCTTTTTACGACGACCAGCGCAGTGCGCCTTTTGACTAAACCCTTTAGGATGAGAGCAATCTATACTGCGTTTATATTTCTTGCTCCACTTTTCGCTCAACTCTTCTTCTTTAACAATTTTCTTGTTCTTTTTTACTTTGTATTTCTTGCCATCAACTATAAAATAATCTAGGTTATTATTTCTGGCAGTGTTTAATGCGCCTAAAAAAGCGTTACCTTCTGCCACATTGCCATTACCTTTAACTCCAACATAGGCTTTAATAGTAGTAATACCCAATGCTTTTGCTGCATTTGCTCTATGATAACCATCAAGAATATGTCCATCGCCTACTACAATAGGTGGAGCCTTAGTAAAATCCATGTTTTTGTATTGTTCTACTTTTTCTTTTTCTAATCCACTCAATTCAGTATCAAGTGAACTTACGGGAATATTTTTTAAAACAAACTTACTAAATGTTCTTAAATGCTTGAGATAATCCTGATGTAAGTTTGTGTCATGATATTGTCTTAGATATGCAATCATGTCGTTGGTAGACATTGCGTTAGAGAAACCTTCATCAAGACTTAATTCTTTATCAGTCTCAATAGTTTCGGCATCATATAATTTCTGAATTAAGCCAGTGTTGCGAAGTAATTTAAATGCTAAGTTTTCTACGCCAAACTCACCATTCTTTTCTAATCCACTTTGACGCATATCTTTAATGCGTTTTTTAAGTCTCGCAATTGTCTGTGGATCACCACTTTCAAGTGCTTGTTTAATTTCTTCTTCTAAGTGTTCAAACTTATGTTCAATATTAGTAACATCTGGCTTGGCAGTTATCTTCTTTGGAAAATGTACCCAATTATCATTATAAATGCTGTATACGCCGTTTGATATGTGAGCATCTTCGCTGCCTTGAACATATACTTCAACTGCGTGTCCTAAAACAGTAATATCATGTTGATCATTAAATATTACTTTTTTAGCTTGGAATAAGTCTTTGAGATTAACTTTACAAGGTCCATTACTGTTAGCAATAAGATGAAGGTCAATATCACTTTTGTTATTATAATTAAAACTAGCATTGCTACCACTTATTGTAATATCGGTAAGTTCTAAGTCTTCTACATTGATAAATTCAACAAATGCTTTTGCAATTTTAAACAGTGCAAGACGCACTTGTGGCTTTAAACGATTGCCTTCCCATAAATCTGGGTTAAGTTTATCATGGAATGTAGTTAGGGTTTCTAAATCACCTATACGCATTAAGTATTTAGATTAAAACTTACTTGCATTGCTTGCCATATTATCTACTGTGGCAGTTTGTTTTTCAGCCTCTGCTTCATCAGGTTCTTTGTTAGCAATACTTTCTTTGCCTAACACAATATGATCTTTGTTATAATTGCCAATCATGTCTTCAATCGCTGGTGTATTTTGAATAAGTTCTTGAAGATTATCATAGTTAAAACTATAACCAGCATTATTCATTAACTTAGCAATATTTGCCATTGGTATTTGTGTACCAGGTTTAGTTTTATTCTCCAGATATTGCAGAATAGTCATCAGAACACCTGCCTGACTTTTTACGAAATCTGGAGCAACCTCAAGCAATTTCATAATTATGCTCTACGACCACGACCCAATTCAGCAGTGCCACCAACAGCAGTGTCAGCAGCATCTAATTCACTTTCGCCGTCACGTGGAGGAGTGATTGCTTCTTCTTCGCCACCAAGTGGTGCATTCATATCAGGAGCAGCGACGCCCATGTCTGCACCGCCCATATCAGGAGCAGCACCAGTATCCATTTCGTTGCCGCCATAGATGCCACGACTTGCATTATCAAGTGTATCACGTGCGCTGTTTGCAGCATCTAACAAACCTTGTAAGGTTTGCTTAGTTGAATCATTAAATGAATTAGCCTGTTCCATGCCAACTTCATCTTTCATAGCACTAACAAGTGCTGGAAGTTGTTCATTTTGCATCTTGCTGATCTTCTCAACAATGTCTTGAACTGTATCAGTAAGGTCACGAGTAGCCATAGTAACACGTGCTTGTTCAATTTCACCTTCAGTTAGTGCAGGTGGTAATTCATAACTTTCATTCTTTGCCATCTTAGTAGCAGTGGCATACATAACTTCTTCGCCACGCTTACCGTAACGTTTTTCAAAGTCACCCTTCTTTCCTTTAAGTGCCTTTGCAAAGTGCTCACGCTTCTTGAGTTCACTTGGACTAAGTTCACGTTCGTTAAGAGAAACTGAACAATATGAATCAATTGCTTGTATTTTTTCTGCGATAATTTTGCGACCGTATGCCATTTCATTTTTCCATGTTTCGAGGACTTTATTAACCATAACGGCTTCCATATATTCTGGAACACGTTCAGCATAATGTGCTTGGTTAGTTCGTTTAATGTTTGTCATTTTATTTTGAATAGTTGCTAGCATACGTTTAGCATCGTTCTCATTGATCTTCTTAAGATCAAGTTGCCAATTATATACTTTGTTTAGCTGCTTATTCAGATCATGTGCTGATACAGCGTTAAATTCTTTTACAAACATTTTATTGCCCTTGCATTTAATAATATTTATGCCAACGCAACACTTTTTTCTAAAAGATGTATTTGTTGGTTCAACAAGTCTAGTTCGCTGTCAACACGACTAAGACGATCTGCTGTTACATCATTTTCTGGATTGCGTTTAAGCCGTACACGAAAGTAATTTTGATCTTCAAGATAGATATCCAATTGACGATCAATCACACTAACACTACTTGCATCACGATACATACGCTTTGCAACAAGTGCAGCAGTTAGTATAGCCAAACGACGTTGACGCAATACACTAATTATAGTTTTATCTTTAATCACGTGCCATATATTACCATTGAGTTTTACTTCAATGTTATTGATTACATATCCGCTCCCCACGGATTTTACAATCACTGCGCCTTTGTTGGGCAAGTGATCGTATTCTTCCGTGACGAATTTTTTGATTTTGTTGAGTGTTTTGCTTTCATCTATCATGCTATTAATTTAGCACAAAGCAGCACTGTTTGTCAATTAACTATGCGTTTTTGCCACATATAATATAAGTCCCAAAAGTGCCGTTAATAGTGAGCCAATAATGCCAATTCCTAAGCCAACGAGTTTTTTATAAGCCAAAGTTTCTTTTTCGATTAACATAGATTTAATATCGCTGACTATGGATTCAACCTTTGCAAGTCTTAATTCCATAGTATCCATTTTCGTATCCATTTGTTCATAACGCTCTGCACAGATATCGACATGCGCTTCTAAACTGGTTCGCTCTATTTCATATGGTTTCTTTGCCATAACAACTCCATGCATTGCAAATATTATTTATTATGACACTTATAATAATAAAAACACTATATTTTGATTATCGCCACTCATGATTGTATAGTGGTCAAGATTGCTAACCGTTTCTTCTAAACCAGTAATCATTGGTATTAGATTAATATTGTTTTTCAATTCTGTTAAATCACCATCAAAGTTGTCTATATCAAAGTCAAACATCCAAATTTCTTCATGTCCACTATACTTTGATCCAAACCCTAGACCATCTATGTTGCGAAAAAATCGCTTTGGATAGGATTGAATGGTAGGAATTGATTGTAAATTGATTGCCTGCAGCAGTGTGTGCCAATTTTTTAATTGGTTACTTGCATGATAATCACCATTTCTGGTAATATCAAATAATGTCATACATCTGATCATGTTTTTACTTATAGTAAAGTAATTTAGACAAAGAAAAAGGGCGATTGCTCGCCCTTAAACTTTGTACTATATCTAGTATATATTATACGAAACTTAGCTTGAAGCCCTTGTTTACGAACAATGAACCACTGCAATCAACTGCGTTGTTACCAGCAGCAGTTAGACTACGAACAGTTGACTGAACAACAGTTGCGATACCAGCATCAGTTGATGCAAGACCCTGTGCACCTTCAAGAAGAATACTGATGTTACCACCAGAAGTTGCTTCAATCTGATACGCAAGAACAGTCACGTTTGACTCAATTGCATTGATGATTGCAGGAATTGCATAGTTTACTGCGCTTTCACCACGAATATCTTGTGCTGTGCCGCTAGTGTTAGCGATATAACCTGCAAGTGCTACAGGGAACTTTCCGATAAAGCTAGCACCGATTGCTGTTGAGATAAAACCCTTACCATCACCAACTACACCAGCATTACCATTTGTACGATAAAAATCTGCCATTTTAATTCTCCAAAATTTGCGTCTTTACAACGCTGTAATTATTTATGCTGATATGCAAAAAATATATAGAATTAAACTTTATTATTTTAATTAGGTTTTGGTGCACCAGCTTGTTGCAACTTATGAGCAAGTTCTGTTGGTCCGCCTGGTTTGTACAGCATATTAACCAACGACTGTAAAAATTCTGGTTTCTCTTGATTTATGCCGACTGCTTTTGAAATTATTTTACCATTACGACTAGTTCCAATTGATTGAATTCCACTGTTTGTTTGATCACCAGTCATCTGCGCCCAAAGTTGTGGATTTTTTGCTTTAAGTTGGCGATTTCTATACCAAACTTGTGTTGCACGTGTTGCTAATCCATCAATTTCACGTGGTGTAAAAACAATCGCATTATTTTTTAAATTTAATACTGCTTCTTCAACCGATTCACCTGTTGCATTTTTTTGAGTTTGTTTATCAAGTGCGGCAGACATTGATGCGTATCTAGGATCACTTGGTTTAATTGTTTCACCACCAACAGTTATAGGTTGCGGAGCATTATTTGCAGTTTGTGAAGGTTGTGTAGCTGTTTGTTTTTGTGTTCGTGACCCACTGCTAAAGTTAATTTTATTTAATCCAATATCGTTTAAATCTCTTTTAGTAATAAATTTATTACCTTTTGCTATCAACGTGTTTGATAATATTTCTTGAAAATCTGTAACCATTTTGTTACGATCTTGTATGCGTTTTTTATATTCGGTAGGAGCCATTTGTTTCATATCATTGAGATTTTTACTGTAGTCTGCAATAGTTTGCTGTATAATTTGCACAAATGTTTGTTTACTCTTCTCAAATTCAATATCACCTGCTTTCGGTGGCGGAGCATCTGGTTTTGTTATTTCTGATAAAAATTCAACGGCTCTCATTGATCTTCCTTAAACCACGTACGAATTTCTGTGGGTCTTGTCCACGAATAGCGTTAATAAGTCTGCGCTCTAACTCGTCTGCTTCTGGAGCATCATAGTTTTCACGTATTTGATTGATTAAGTTTACTGCACTGTTGATAATATGGTTAGCACGACTTTCTAGAACTAGACCAGCGTTTTGTCCAACAGGCATTGAACTTAATTCATCCAATATACTACGAGTTTGTTTACGCAAAATAGTTACTCCGTACTTTTATTTATTGGAAATTATGCTTGCGGAACATTTCCACACATTATATCGCATGTCATGATAGCACCCTCTTCATAACTATCTTTTGTCCAGGCACTTTCAACTTTGCCAAACCAAGCAATGCATGTTTCTAAATCATACTCATGTAAACTATTTTTTTCTAGTAGTGGTTTAATTTGACGATTCATTTTACCATTCCAACCTTTGTCATAGGTCTCTGGACTAAATCCAAAGAAACAACATGGATATACTTTGCCTACTGCAGAAATATAAATTGATTTTTCATTTTTCGTAAAGCATGAATGGGTGGTGCCAACAACATGTGGGTTAATATAAAATTCTTTATTCTGATTACTTTTATCCGCAATAATATTTTCAATAACTGTATCACCCCCCCATTCGCCCATAATATGAGATAGGGTGCCATCACGATTGAAGACTGGTCCTATATTTCTACCATGATCTATGAGGTCAAATCTTTTAAAACCACAATCCACGGACATACTGCGACATTCTTCTAGTTGATGTGCATTATGGTCAAATTTTATCATTTTCCAAATTGCAGTTCCACCGCCATCCATATATGTCTTTGCATTTTGTAAAATTTTATTAAAATCAGTATCTTGACGATAAAGATGATGTGTATCCTGTAATCCATCCAAACAGAAATGCACTTCTGTACTTGTTAATTTTCCTAACTCAGACCAAAACTGTGCGTTTCTTGCGCTACCATTTGTGCTTATTTCTATTTGCAAATTTTCATTGCATGACTTAAAATATTGTAGTATTTCTAGGGATTCTAAATTAGATGTAAAATCGCCAAAGTTTCCATTAACCAACAACACTCGCAATTGTGAAATGAATGACGGACTAAAAGATTTTTTAACAAGTTCTAACGTTAAGTTTGTTTCCACGTAACCCATATTAAATGGATAACCAAATAGGTTACGTGGACATTGTGGACACCTAGCATTGCATAGCGAACTAAATTCAATATGCAAATGTTTTATATTTTGTAGGGAAATCATAGGGTATTTAAGTTTTTTTAATGTTGGCTAGCATTTGTTTTAGTTTACTGCTGTTAACATCTGCCACAATTTTGCCACTTTCTTCTGGTTCCGTACTTGGTATAACCGTGCTTTTATTCTTTATACCATCAAAGATGCTACTAACAGGCTTCTTAAACTGGTGAGTGTCACCATCATCTGGCAAATCACGAATACGCAAACTGTCAACATCAAACTCAAGTTCAACCTTTTGACCAACACCACTAGATGAACGAGTCTTCATAATCTGCAACTGGTATTTGCCATGTTCACGCATACTACGAGAAGTAAAGATACCAAATAGATTATCAGCAGTGTTAATCTTGGAAATACCACCCGAAATATGGCTATGGTCAAACTCTACTTCTTCCACAGATGCACGATTCAACTGCGATGCAGTAACTAATAGAATTTGCATTTCTTTGGCAAAGTTACGAATTTCCTCACTTACATACTTGTCTTTAACAAACAAATCACTTGGACTAACTTTGGCACTAACAGGCATAAGCAAGTCAAGATAATCGATCATAATAAAATCAACCTTACGACCAGTGCGGATTTGAAGTTCCTTTACATAAGAACGAACATCGTTGATGTTGCTTTGGGCTGGCAAATACTTAATCTGTAATCTACCACTCTTCTTACCCATCATGACAACCTTCATATCAACATTGTCAATGTCTTTGAAGATATCCTTACTGGCAATATTGGTTACCATACTATCGATACGCATAGAGGTAAGTTCTTCGCTCAATTCTAGCGTAACATATACACCATTGAGACCAAGTTGCATCCAATTAACTGCAATGTTCTGCATGAACAGTGACTTACCGCTACCTGAACCACCAGCAAAGATATTCAGTTCTCCCTTGTTGAAACCGCCAAAGAGTTTCTGGTCAAGTGCATTCCACCCCGTCGAAACCTGACCATTATTATCTTTGATTTTCATCAAACGTGCTTTGGGATCAGCAAAGTAATCGGTTCCAAGGTCTTTAGTCAAACTAATTTGAACTGCATCCTTGATAAGTTTTTCAACTGGACCAAAGTCACCTTTCTCAAGCAAATCTGCGGCGGCAAGAATGGCTCGTTCAAGTTCTTTTTGCTTAGTAAAATCTTCAAACTCTTCCAAGAACCAACTAGTATGATCATCAGTCATGCCAGGAACTTGAGCAAAGGTATTGTTGGTAGCAGCATTAATCTGCTCAACAATAGGCATAACGGTGTGCTTTTCACAGTGTTCTTTAATAAACTCTGCTGCACCCTTTAAACTACGGTCAAAGTTGTTTGGATTAAAGATGTTTTGAACACGCACATAGCTTTGCGGATCACTCAACATCATCTCAACGAATAACTTTTGTATTGCGCTATCGTATGTTTTTGCCATTAGGTAATTATATACTTTTCATTTGAGATTGTCAAAACCATTTTTTAGTATGGAGTTGAATTTTTAACTTATTAGTTTGCACACTATCTAAAATACTGCGCATCGTGAACAATGTGCCATATTTTGCAACGGCATCAGCTACGTCCTTAATACCATCGCCCCAATCAGGAAATGCCACGCTCCACCCATACCTTAGCGCAGCATCAACCATTGCTCCACCAGCCTTATCACGATCAGGTACAACAATGATATCACGGTCTAATGTTTCAATAACTTGAGCCTGACCATCATTAATTTCATTCGAACAAATTGCAAGCGCACCGATAGCAACCGCATCAAGCAATCCTTCTACAACAATACAAAACTTTGCATCCTTGTGTTGTTTGTCATATCCCCATATCATATTGCTTGGATAGTTAGAGAAGTATTTTATCTTCTTCTTACCATCTTCAAACAACCGACCGCTAAATCCCATAGGTTTGTTTTTCCAAGTAAATGGAACTAACACACGGTTTCTTAAAGAAGGGTCGTCTGTCCAGTAAAAATCAGATAGCTTATCGCCAAACCCTCTAGAATCAAGATAATTAATAGCAGTTTCAAGAGAATTATAATCGTCTTCATTGATATACCCATCATTTAACCAACTTGTAATAGGACGACCAGGACATGGCTCACGAGGTTCATAGGTAGGCAATTGCCGTGGTTCTGGCGCAATTGGTTCTGCAGATGCAGTAGCCATTGCAAACAAACTAAGACGAGAAATAGTATCATCGGCAATACCAAGCCAAGCCATCCAACGGCGCATCTTATATGAAAGACGATTACCTGGTTGCCAAGCGGCAGTGTAATGACAATTAAAACAGTGAGCAGTAATACCGCCCTCTGGTGACGGCATAACACCACCACGACCACGAGTATCTACACCGTGACCATTATGATGGCAGCAGACAGCATTGAAACTTATCCAACCGCTAGGTGTGGATTTGCGTTTCCATGGCAGATGCTGCAGGATTTGGTCAGTTATTTCCATACAACTAATATAACAGATTTATGGCAAAAGTCAAGGACGATATGCGATATAATTCACTGTGCCATTAACTTGTGTGATTTTAAAACGAACAGCGTTAAACTTGCCTTGAAAGTTAAAATATCCATTACCGCTAAAGTTGTTAAGTGCAACAGTGTTAATAGTAATATAAGAGTTTGGATTTAACGTGGTTGGTATTTCTTGCGTGATTTGTAGATCAATATTGCCAGTAAATGCATTAGCGTTGTACTGAACCGTTTGTTGTACTGCTACACCCTTAACACGATCAGCAATGACACTGGTGCCAGTGTAAGCAACATTCATATAATTTGTATCACTGTTATTGCCATATTGTAAAATAGTAGGCAGCAGCGTTGGCACAAATGCAGGATAAACATTTTCGTTTACTCGTGCTTGTCCTTGTGCATTATAGTTGTCATCACTATAAGCAATCTGTTGTTCACCTTCACCATTGGTAACTACAATGCTATAATTGTATAAGCCAGCATTAATATTGTCTAACAGCGTCTGTTCCATTGTGGCGGTTGCAGTGCCAGTATCGGTATAAACAACGACTAGGTTTCTGCTAAACACTAATTCTTGAGAGGTAGGATCAATAAGGTTAAATAAAACTGTACTATCTAATAAACTCACAGGCTTTTGATCGGCATTTTTAATTAGAATCTGAAATTTATTATCTATACCTTTATAAATTTGTAATGGACGAGCATACACTAACTGATTCTCCCTGTGAGGTGCAAAGTCATTATTCTTTACAACTGTTATAACTTGTTTATATAAATAACCTGAAATTGGCTGCACAACAATGGACTCCGCATATATTTATTATGATTTCAATTGAACAAATGTTAGAAAAATATCCCTTCCTAAGTTATATACGATACACGCATAGTGATTACATTGGTGTCATTCAAAACTTTGACAACGATATCATTAGCATGTATGCATTTAACAAACTACGAACAGATAAAGATAAGATTGCTTTTTTAGAAGCAGCAGAAATATGGTGGTGGGAAAGTAACCGTCTTATCCCAATAAATATATTCTTAAAAGATACTTGGAATCCTTTCCGTTACAGCACTGTAACTCTTACATGCAAAGATATCCAAGAACAGCAAGGCCATGTTGTTTCCATTGCCAAACTTGCAGAACGCAGAACCAAACGTCGTGTAGTTCAGTTAGTTAAGCGTCTCGCTTAATCAATAATAATAATTCCTCAACACTTATTATACTTTTAGAACCTTTACTTGAATTTTTATTTGCTTCTAATACCTGTAAGTTTGCGGGATGGTTTACTACATTTATTGGCAAGTTTGCATTCCACGCATCTAAAATACTTAACTTATGATCTACATGATAGGTTTGGCGTCCCAAATTATATCCTTGATCTTTAGCCCATATCTGTGCCGCTGTTCTAATCTTTCTTGCATAATGACGAAATTCTTTTGCAATTTCTGGTGTTATTAAACCAGATTTTTTTCTTCTAACATTTTTACTTTTTTCAATTGCATCTGTATTGTTTGCACAAGTTTTTAAAAATATTTCTTTTGTTCTCTTCTTTCGTTCTATTGCTTCGGGCCGTTTCCATTGTTCTTTAACAAAATTAGAATGTTTTTTAATATATTCAGGACAATTTTGTGCAATTGGCAAACACGTATATTTTCCATGTGTGTTTATAATTGTAGCCAATTGACCACATCCATGATCACACAACTTTCCCTCTGGTATAGGGTCGTGTGTTTTTTTATGATATGAATACATTGCTGGATTATTGCTTATGTATTCACAATATTCACATTTTCGAGGATAATTTTGTTTAACCCAATTATCATAATTTTTACTTTTCGGCATAATATTATTTATGCTTACTTCAAAAAATCACACGTTTTTTTCGCAAAGTAGATTCATGTGAATCATAACCAATAATGCGTAGGAAAAACTATGCGCACGTTTAAAATAATAACCTTCACTAGGTTTAATCCAAATTTCTTCTGCAATCTCTCGCCATCGTTTGCCAATAAGATATCGCTTACTTGGACGAATCAACGCCAATACCATTGCTAATTTCTCTAGCGTATCGGGAAAATGTTTCTGCACCGTATCAAAATGATTGTTGAGATGCATCAACTTATCAACAAATTCTTTATCTTTGAGCAAATTCCAATCAGGTTCTTTTGCGACTAACTCATCAAGATGCTCATTGCTCTTGACTAAATTATAGATATGCACATTCAACATATCTAATTTCATATAACCTAATTCTTCGGCTTCATTATAATCAATATTGGATAATCCTGTTAGCGGATTATAAGGAATAGTATTGACATAGACTCCAGTGTTATGCTTGACAACAACACCATCACGAGTAATACTCGCAGGAATATGCTTGATAAGTTTCAAGATATCCTCACGGTTTCCAAAGTCTATGTCAATGTCCATTATTTGAATCCCCAACGCAAAATAAACAATGCTGCATCTTCTTCATCATAAAATCTAATTCCCCAGCGATACTCTTGACCATTGCCAATAAACCATCTTGGGCTTTCATCATTTGGTGGGTTGGGCATATTCTCGTCAAGCCATATTCCAACTTCAACAATGTCATGATTCCATAAATCTTCGGAAAATTCAATATCGATATGACTCACGACCATCTCATCAAGAATAACATTCGATCTTCTTCATCGGCAAATACTAATACCATGCCAGTTTGCCAACTTTTATTTCCCCATTGTTCCCACGCAGGTGATACTTTTTTTAAACTAGCATTTACCCATGTTCGAATTTCAATTTCATTTGCTTGCCAAAACTTAACATCAGAAATAACTAACATACTAAGACCTTTGCCACAATTAATACCTGGTATTGGCGAAGGAACAACAAATCTTTGTTTTTCTTTAGTCATTAGAAACCTGCTTGCGCCATAATATGACGAGAAAGTTCAGCATCAGCCGTATAATCTTTTAACTTACGTTGCCAAAATTCAAAATCAATCCATGTTATTAGCATTGTAATTTGTTCTTCGGATAGCGTTTGCAACTTTTCAATGCCACTATCACAGCAATAGATTGCCCATGGTGAAATACGACCATTGGTAATATGCAATACCAAGCGATTGTTGCTTATTTTATTGAAATAGTCGTTGATTTGATTGCCAGTTTCTTCTGCCCATTCTTGCATAGTAATTACACTGCGCTCTAGCGCATCAGTTGAACTTTCACTGCGCAACAATCCATATAGGTATTCTTCATAAACCTTATCTTTGCACCAGTTATCAATCTTGATTTGATTCTTTAGCACATAATCCATAAATTGTTTAACATTAATTGCACTAATTGCAACACAATGCCGCCCAAACTTTACAAATGCATTGTAGAAGTTATTGCTACAAAAATCTTCATAAGTCTTTAACTTTGCTGAACCTTGAGTAAGTTCATAAAACCGTAACCAAGTTTGAAATCCAATGATAACACCTTTTTCACCTTGCTGCAAATCACGGCGCTTTGGCTCACATTGATGAACTTGAAGGGTGCTTTCACGCACAAAACCTTGACCACAATATTTGCATTTGTGTTCGCCTGATTTCATATCACGCCTTGCTTCTTCTGCAATCTTTTGCAATTCACTCATAACCATACTTTAACACACCAGTTATTCGTTTACAATATCATTGATGATATCGGTGGCAATTTCAATATTGCATATGCCAGTATCAACCCAGAAGGCAATAATTTGATTTCGTAAATCATCGTTCATCTTAATAATAGCACGACGATGTATACCAGACACTAATATATTACTGTTTGTCATATAAGATTGTGTTAAAAATTTTGATAAGGACATATCAGTAGTAATTAAGTGTAAATCTCTATCCCATAAACTGTTGACAAAATCATTTGTTATAAAATAATGATCTTCTAATTTGCCATGCTTAGATATAATATGCGATTGCATAGGATAAAATTCATTTGTGTGTGCTGGCACAAAATTTCCAAAAAAACTGTCAGGTGTTAAATTAAAATCAGATAACAGTACTACTTCCAACTCTTCAAGAAATTTTCGCTTAATTAAAAATGGTGTAACTATTGGTAATGTTTTAACAGACATATCAATATTAAATAAATCAAATACATATTTTTTCAATGGATAACATGGCAAATCACCTTCTAATATATCGTTGTCATATTGCGCAATAAGTTTACCATCATTTATAAAAGTATGTTCATTGATTTCTTTAATAAAAAAATTCTTTGCATCTAATATTACTATATTCTCGGCGTGACATGCTTTATGTGCAATAAGTTTAAGAACTTGTTGACGCACATATCCATCTTCGGTAAGATGACCGCTATAAATTTCCTGCCATCTAACAATTTTAACGAACCTTGCAAGATTGCCAAAGTGTAAACTAATATCTTCAATATTATATGTGGGATTATTAGAATTTTCAACTATTACAATCTGATTAATTGGTAATGATTGGCAAAATTTACTAACACTGTGAGCAAGTATCTTTAAAAGAGGATAATCATTTTCATAAACAACAACAAATAAATCAAACATAATTTTTTATACCGTTGATAACATCGGTTGCCTCGCTATAATTACATAGATCAAGTTTTATCCAAAACAATTTTAACTGTTCAATAACATCATCCGTCATAAGTCTGATAGACCTACGATGCACACTGCTACAAAAAATATTGTCACCCACCGCCCATTCCAATGTTAATACTTGTTCTAAATTTCTAGGAACTTTTGCACCATCAATTAAATCCCAATGAAAATCATTCCATCTTTCAATATCTATTGGCCATATTCCGCTATTATAACTTCCGCACTGTGGGTTGTCATTCGTAAAGAAAAAATACGATTCAAAATTGCCATATTTTTTTAAAATAAATGATTGTAGAAGCATGAACTCGTTTGTTTTATCTTCTTTATTATGTCCAATAATATCTTGCGGTAGATAATTGAAGTGTTCTGCAATATAATCAAGACATTCTTTTAATGTTTCTCGTTTAATAAAAAAAGGAGTTCTTACCATTATTTGACGGCTATCAGATGATAAATCAAATAGGCTATGTGTAAAAATTTTATTTTCTAACCAAAATTCTGCGGTAGTATCATATACTGCTCGTAATTTATTGCGTTGAATTATCGCATTTAACTCAACAGGTTTGACAAAGAAATTCTTAGCATCAAGAATCATAATATATTTACTGTTACAAAGTTTAAATGCATTTAACTTTAGTATCTGTTGAACATCATATCCATCATGCCATGGACCATCATATATTTCATTGTAATTATGTATGCTTACCTTGTTTGCAAATGAACCAAAGTAATGACATTGATTGGTTAACGCATCATTTATATTTTCATGATGATCATTGCCAACAACAACAATTTTGTTAATTGGAAAATTGTGACAAAATTTATCAATACTTCTGGCAAGTATTTTTAGTTGTGGAAAATCATCTTTACATACAACAACAAATATATCAAACATTTAATTTTAACTCTGGAATCGTATGATATTGACTAATAGTAAGATCAAACCCATTAATAATATCTCTATGTATTGGCAGTTCACTTAAATCATACGATGGATTTCCATGTATAGCATAACTGCCATATTCAGGATGATGACCAAAATATACTTTAGGGACATTAATGTGTTGCACTGCCTGATTAATGAATAAATGATGTGGATGACCATATTCACCAAAGTGATTATGAGTTAAAATAGTATCTGCTTTATAACAATGATAATCTATAAATTTCTTTGCATCGATATCATTGAATCCTATTTCCCCATTCTTTACCGATTTCCAATCGTCGATAAAACCACCAAAATTAGTTTCAATTCCACGAGATGTCCAGAAATTTTTCATTTCTATGGCTCGTTCATGTGGCAAGTTGTATGTAAGATAGCATATATTCCAATCCCAATCGCTGTGTTCCATTATATAGTGGTAACCAAAAATTACACAATCATCAGGATGTGCTACCATACACAATGCTTTCATATTATATTCCGTTTTTTTAAATAATTTAGCCAACGTTCTTGTTGATTAGTTGTTAATAATTTAAATGCAGTAGGATGAATACTGGCAGTAAATACTTTTCCTATTTCGGTTTCATCTTCTACTCGTTGCATCCACTCTTCAAAATCTTGTGCCATTGATTGTTCATAATTATAATTAGTAGTAAGTTGCTTTCCATTATACAGTATCTTAAATAAATTTTCTTTAAAAACCCAAACAGAATAACACAGAAATTCAGAAATAGCATCAGAATCAGGAATATTTGGATCATAAAAAAGACAATGTGTATGAAACCATTCAATAAAGTTTAGATTATCATCAACCATTGCTCGCATAGTAGGCACATGCGCCATAAATGGCACACCACCTGGACTTACCCATGAATCTAATTCTAAAACATTGTATACTTTTTTAAGATATGAAAATCCAGGTTGCCAATATTCACTAACTTTAACTTTTGAAAATCTAGCACGATTTTCTTGAAATACTAAATTTATATAAAATTTGTTAACCATAAAAGTTTTAGAATCGAAAATAAAACACCAATCACTTTCACAATTGGCAGTTCCTAAAATTTTACATAATTGCTGTGTATACCAACCCCATAATGTTGCTGGTGGGAAATAACCAATATCATTACGATGAATTACTCGCACTTTATCTTTATTGGTATTCCACCAAGATATATCAATATCGGCATGTGTTAAATTATCATCGTTTAAAATAACATAAAGATTTTTTACATTATCATCATTAACATAAGTTGAAAAACTTTGCGCTTGTTTTTTTAAAAAATCAAGATCATTACGATATACAACTGTAAGAAAGTCAATATTCATTTTGTTATTTCATGCAATACTTTGACACTATTAAGTGCATCCATCACACTAGTATTATTACTCTTAAACACTGGTCCCCATTCCTTCCAGAACGCAACCAATTCCATCATTTCAATAGAGAACCTAATATCAATATTTTGTCCACCATGTGTTTCTTGGATGTTAATAAACGCAACATCACCTGCATTAGTAAAAGCACTTTTAAGTGTCATTTCATTGCCTCTTTGATTTCTTTGATGGTTAAATCAAGTGGCCCAAAATTTGCATGTTTAACTTTATCTGCTAATAATTCTCCAAAAATTTTATTTGTAGTAGTATTCATATGATTTTTCATATCTTGTCCCTTTGTAACTAATTGATTCAATGAGAAGTTAGTATACATAAAATCATTATTCCAATTTTTATTTGCAACGTTGATTGAAATTAAACTATCAGAAAAACTTGGTAATAAAATTATTTTAGTGTGTTTATGAAAATATGTAATAATATGTGCTAATATATTGTCATAGAGAAATTTATGTACTTCAGTATTATAAAATTTTTCATAATAGTTTAAATGAGCAATGTTATGTTTTTTTTCTTCTGTATCAATTGGTTCTTTTTCAACTTTTCCTGTATAATATGACATATGTGCATTGCTGCAATATGGTATTCTTCTATAATTTGTACATGTGATAATTAAATAATCATAATAATTATTTAAAATTTTATGTTGCTCTAAATTGATTTGACTGTATGCCGACCATAAACTACTTCCTTCAATACTTGTATTTTTAAAATCTAATTTAAGTTTGTTAGAAAAAAAATGTAACCATGTTTCTTTATCATCCCATGCACTGAAACTATCACCAGCAAATAAAATCATTTCAACGCCTCTTTAATTTCTTTATCATTCCAACCTAATTCTACCAACATTGCCTTGAACTCAGGGTCAGGAATACTTGCTGCCAACAATTCGCAATCATCAAGTTTATATTCTGGATATAATTTGGCAATAATATCTGCTCGTTTGTTCTTTGACTTGCGAGCACTAAATGCCATCCACTCATGACGATGTTTGCCCATGTTAGGGCTTACAGTAGTCAGTAGCAGCCATTGTAGTTTAGGATGCTTACCAAGGTCAAAAAAACGCTTATTAACACGCTCATTCATTGCTTGCAGATAGTATTGTTGTAGTATTGGCTCACCCGTTACGGCACTTCCCCAACGCAACATAAGATATGTAGAGAACTTCTTGCGTTCTTCATCGGTAAGTTCATCATAGAAGGCACGATTCTTGGTGTCTAACTGTGCCATTTCATAGCCAATGTCAAGTTTATTCATTTTTATATTATACTACACTATGTTCTGGATGTCAATAGTCTCACTTGCACGGCTGATTTCTTTAACAAAGTAGGCACATACTGGCTTTGGTCCATCGCTTAGCGGAATGCAAAGTAGTTGACCATTCTTTAGTTTAGGAAAATACCAACGCACATCCTGATAAACATCTGTAATTTCAATATTCATAAATGCCGCACGGAATGAACTCAGGGGATTAAATGTAAATGCCTGAAATCCACGATCATTTAACTTGGTCAGTGGTAAGGCTTCCAAATCACCAATTTCTGCTTCACCAATAAGAATACGCCAATTATATGGCATCATTATCTTATGGTCGCCTATCTTTAGCATTAGTGCAGGATCATTAAATGATTCTAAAAATACCAATGGTAAGAAATAATAATCTGCTTCACTTGGGTTACTATTATCCAATACACAGAATCGCAAATCATCTACTTGATCTGGCAAGTTATTCATTTCAAATACGGTATTGTCTACGGTTAGTATTCTCATATTAAATTTCTACCTTTTAAGTTATCTAGAATAAATTTGTTTATTTCATTGTTTAATTCAACACATTCTAGTGGATGTGCTGATATGTTCCATTTGTTATCGTGCATGTCTGATTTACGAAAAGGAATATTACAATCATGCAAATGTTGATTCATGCACCAGTCAAATATATTATAAAATCCACTATCGTTTTCTATGTCTGATGCCACTGTAAATTTAAATTTTTTAAAAAGTGAAAAATCTGTAAGTGTTTGATTCCAAATAAGATAGTCATGATTTACACTGGTCAACCAAGCAGCAGTAAATTTAATCTGCTGCAAACTTTGTTCAATAAACAATCGGTTATTTGATTTAATGTTTACAAGATAATCTATAAAAATGTTTAGTAGTCGTTCATTTTTATCTATGTCAGAAAAATCATGAATACCATCATTGCCTACTAAATGATCATTGTTAAGCGTTGCCCACATACTGACATTTGACTTTGGATTATTATATGGAACATCAATACGATGCGGATGACTTAACCCCCATATTACCAATGCCTTTGGAAGTTTTGCAACCGTGTTATAGATATGATTTATAACATATTCATGAGCACTGCCACTACGATATAACATAATAGGTTCTGCACCAAGTTGATTGCATAGGTCTAGGTGTCCACCAGCATCAATATAACATCTCATATAACTATCACCACAAAATACTACATGACTATAACTCATTTGTAGATACTCTTTTCTTGTGTAAATGGATAATTGGCTTCTTTATAAAATTGTTTACGCTTAGTTAAGTGTCGTTTGGCAAACTTACAATCAGCAGTCAAGTCCCAGATTTGAACAAAGTCTTTGTCTTCTGCCTTACGAATGCCACGACCGATAGACTGAATGACACGAACGAATGACTTGCCAGGTTCAATAAGAACAAGGTTAAAAATACGAGGAACATTAATGCCAACCGCAGCCACTCCATAAGTTGCAACAATGATTTTGTCACTGACGTTAGCAATCTCATCATAGTGTTCTTTGCGTTTTGCATTCTTCATGTCTCCTTGAACAAACACACTGTTAGGCAGTCGTGCAACCAATTCATCGCCGCACTCACGGCGATCAACCAACACAAGCGTATTTCCTGTTTTAATAACTTCACTAAGAAAACTTGCCATATGGTCAAGACGATCTTTATTAGTTGTTAGATATTTTAGTTCTTCTTGATAATTTCTAAAATCACTGTGCTCAACTGTCTGAACAATGTTTACATGACAGTTAGACAGCACACCAGCCTCTTGTAAGGTGCTAGCACTGAGTTGACTGATAACATCACCAATTGCTACTTTAAGCGCAACTTGTTCAAATGCTTCTTTTGGAATAGTTCCAGTCAATCCCCAACGGATAGGAACATCGGCAAATTCAGTGGTAAGCATTGATTTGAGAACTTCTGCTTTTGCCTGATGTACTTCGTCAACAATAACTGCTGCAACATTAAGCATCATGGTCCATTCATTGCCTGTGCCTTTAGTGCTCTTGTAAAGGCTATTAAGGCTCTGCCATGTGCAGATAGTATGTGTGCGACCTAATTCTTTGCGTTCACCAAAATAAACACCAACATCTAACCCAAGATTTTTATAATCTTCTTCTGTTTGTAGAACTAAACTCTTGCTAGGAACAATAACAATAGAACGACCATATGGCTCAACCATAAGGCTCAGGGCTGCTGTCATGATAGTCTTGCCCGCACCAGTGGCTACATTCTGAACACACTGAGTATTACCAAGAAACTTATTGATGATTTCAATTTGATAATCACGCAGAACAATTGGTTGTCCTGCAACAGGATGACCCTTTGGCCATGTCTTGTGTGCAAATGTGTTTTCATCTACTTCATTAAATTGAAATGACTGACGAGATGAACGGTTATCTTCTATCTCAAATTCCCAATTGCGTTCGGTGAGATATTCAATAATATCTGGAAGAAGGTTGATGTAAGTAGAACCACCTAATTGAAAGTATGCAACCTTACCATCCCAACGACCTAATCGCACACTTGGCAAATGACGAGCATACGGAACTTCATACTTGAATTTTGCAACAAGGCGGCGGCGAGTGTCCGCATCAAGTCCTTCAAGTTTACAATTTACTTCGTCTCTGATAATTATTTTGCACAACATTTATCTTAATATACAGGGTTGTTTGGTATAATGCAATAAAAAAACAGGGTGTTACCCCTGTTCAATAAAATTACTTTTGATTTTTAAAAATTTCATTCTTTTTTCTAATAGGTTTAAATTTTTTTCTAAGAAAATAATATTGTTATTATCTCGAATGGTATAACCTAAATTCTTACAATGTTCTGTTAAGATTTTTATACGATTTAATCTTTCTCGCAATGTCAATGTTGGGTTATCTTTATTAAGCCAATTATTTTCATTTTTCTCGTCTAAAATTAAATTTAATAAATCAGATTTATTGTATAAAAAAGTATTAGGTAATACCCCAAGACTTGAACCCGCAGCTATATTTTGGATAATGCTCTTAAATGGCAAATACCTATTAAACATTTCCAATGTATCCTGAAAATCTTTTTCAGTTTCAGTTGGATATCCAACGATTAAAAGTATCTCACATGCTATATTAAACTCAAGAAGTCGTTGTATAGTTACATCAAGATCAGCATTAGTAAATTTTTTCTTCATATGCAATCTAACTGTATCGCTACCAGTTTCTACACCAATAGCCAACCAAGATGCACCGCTATCTTTTAATAATTTCCAATATTCAAGATCATTATTTGTATCACGTCTTACTATATATTGACCAGTCCATTGAATTGGTTTATCTGCTGTCAGATTATAGTCTGCAATTATTTTAATAAATTTTTTAAATTCTTTTATGCTACCATTTACTAAACTGTCAGTAAAAGAAAATGTTTGTATATTATGTTTTTGGCTCAAGTAAATTATTTCATCTGCAATACTTTTACCACTACGGTACACATATTTCCAATGTTCATGTATATCACAAAACGTACATTGTCGCACACAGCCACGACTTCCAGTAATTGGTAGTCTATTCCTGTAACTTAAAAGATTATAATCGTCATAATTTGGCATCAATGCATTATCTAAATCAATATTTTGTAAAAAGTTATCACCATTAATGCCAGTATAGTCAGTATTTCCACTTAGTAATTCTACAATTGCTTTTTCACCTTCACTAACTATCCAATAATCAATTAGCCCACGGTTATATAAGCTATTAACCCAAACTTTTTTCCCTTCAATACCACCATCGCTTATGCCTTGTCCACCCAATATAATTTTACTATCTGAATATTTTTTTAAAAATTTACAAAATATTTCAGTGGCATTTCTATTTTGATATGTAAAAACACTTATTCCGATAAATTTAGGTTTATACTTAATAATTTCTTTAACCCAACCTTCAATAAGGTTCTCTGCTTGTTCAATTAATTCTGGATTAAATCCCTGTATAAAATAATTTTCTAAATTTGAAAAGTTAAAAATATTTGTTTTTTTAAAAAGAATATTGAAGTCAAACGTCTTACAAGTATATCCTGCATCAATTACATAGGATTTTAAAATTGCAGGTGCTGCTGGCAAAGCATATGATGTTTCGCCAGGCACTGACAAGATTATTAAATCCATTATTTTGTTTTCTTTTCTAGCAGTTTTTGTATGGTTACCTTAGCACCAGGTTCAGCACCATACTGCATTGTAACCAATCGTCTAGCACTTGTTTGATCATTGGCATTAACAGTTAAACTAAAATTAACCAATGGCATACGTGGACGTTTAATGTATCCGCTTATATCGTATGTCTTCATGCACCGTTCCTCATAATCGTTACTTCTGCAACACGCTGCCAACGGTTTGGCTGCGACTTACGAAGGTCTGCCAACTTAAGTGCAGTACGCAGTGACATTTCACGGAACCGCTTGGCATTGTCCTTCATAAACTGCAGAATTTCTTTTTCCTGTTCTTTGGTCATATCATAACCGCTAAACAGTGCACCGCTTTCTGCAATCTGCCGAATACGAAGATATTTATCGTGTTCAGTATCCATCGTCAAATCAATATAATGACAACGAGACTGCAATGCACCAAGATGGTCTTGCAGTTTCTTAGAACGAATGTTCTCGAACTTCAAGTTAGTGATGAAGATAACGCCACCCTTGAAATCAAACTTGTTGGGGATGCCTTGCTTATGTAGCAGATTGCTATCGGCGTTCCAATGGATGGTACGGCGTTTGCCACTGTCAAGTGCGGCTTTGAGAATGTTAAGTGACAGTTCATCCATAAGAACACTATCACAATCATCAAATACCAACACACTACCAGCATCGCTGAACTCATACAACTTAGCGTATAGACCAAGCGCAGTCATAGCACCCTTGACAACCTGATACTTGACCTTGCCAGCAACTTCGTCATAAAGTGAATGCTCGTCCAACTTTTTATGAACGCCATAGGATTTACCCACGCCTGGCGGTCCTACCACAATCATGGCACGAACATCACCTTCCTTTACGGCAGTGGTCATGTCTTCAAGGATTTCAAACCGCTCGGCAATACGAGCCATAATTGCTTCATCTGTCATGCGAGTCATGGGAACACCCTCTGTGTTTGAGCCTATAACTTACAATAGCATAAATATCCATGTTGTCAAGCATTATTTTTTATTAAAAAAAAGGAAAGTTAACCATGTTAATTAAGAGAATTAGAACAAAAACTCGTCCATCCATCAATATTGAATGGAATTGGGTAGATGAAACCAATGAAATAGTTATACAAATGGATACGCTTGAACAGGCATTGCTTGATAATGGAATCATACATGCAGTATTTTCAACGGTGAGTGAGGATGAATTGACTAACACAAAAGAATTACAATTCACATCCATTGAAAATTATGTCAGTTACGAAAAACAACATTCTGAGTTGCAATACAGCAACGGAGATTTTATTAATAGTGTGCAGTACATGATAAACAATGGAATAGCACATACTGCATCTTATACTTTTAAACCGTAATTTTTACTTTACGTAATTTTCACGTGGATAACGTTCACGATAATGACGATCACCTGGTTCCAGGCTACGAGCAAGTTCTACGTAGTCTGGATTTTTGCTATGTAACCATGCTTCATGATCAAAACGCCAATGCTGTATAGTGGGATGCGGTTTAAATTGAGTATAGGCACGGTTTAACTTATCTTCTGGATGATGTAGCGCATCAAGTGTCTTGATATAACTTAACTTAGCCCACCAGAAATTGCCAGCAAAGTGTGGCCATGGTTCTGTACCATAGTTTGTGCCTACTACTTGCGCACCCTCATCAAGTGCCTCTACATTATCCTGCCACTTTTCAATGGTGAAGTAATTCATAAAGTTGCGCCAATCACCAACATTTTCATCGCCCCAACGCAACAATCCTTTTAGATGGATATAGCAGACATAACATTCACTATCTGTATTATTAGCAACAGTATGCAAGAAGTTAAGTGTTGGGTATTCATGGAAGGCAGCATCTTTGTTAACATTTACTAACTTAATTTTGCCATCGGTATCAACGATATTTTTAGATGATAACCATGCTTCAAAAGTCCAAGGTTGACCATTCATACAGATATTAATTTCACTGGCAGCGTCCCATAGTCCAGATTTGACAATCAAGTCCCATTGTTGGTCCATTACATTGTGGTAACCATTTAGTTCGTTTACGTGCCAGAAAACTTTAATCGGGGTCATATTATTACCTTGTTGATGTTAGGGGAGAATAGCGGAATCGAACCGCTGAATTCTGCGTGCAAGGCAGACGTGTTACCACTAGCACTAATTCCCCAATAGATAATAATATATATCATACTGTATATGCTGTCAATAAAAAACCCCCATTGTGTGAGGGTTTTTAACAGCATAACTCCTGAAAGTTATGGACTACTACTACGAATAGTAGCAGGGGGTAAGTTAGTTATAGGCGATACGGTCCTTTGACCCATTCCCTATGATTTTATTTAGCGGATTTGCAATCCACCAAAATTTCTTTTATCCATACCATAGCCACGGTCCCACATCTGTAGACGATATTCTACATCACGAATATCGTGACAGTCAGCCATAAACGCTTCAAACTTGCGCTGCATCTCTTCTTGAGATGATGGGAAAAGATACTTCCATACCTTATTAAGTGTGTTCATTGTTTTCTCCTTGCACTGCACAATTACTTATAATATATATAGTGCGTTGCAGCATAAAAACAAGGGATTTTTAGGAAACTCTGGTATGCGTTTTACGCAGAGGTCTTGACACTCTTGACCACTTCTATGAATAATTGCTTGAACTCATCTTTGGCTGGTAAAAACACTTCTTCTTTAATTTTATTACGCTCACGATAGTTAGAATACTTTTCTTCTTCCCACATATCATCTTGGGCATCAATCATTTTTTCCATTGCCAATAGCATTCTTTCTAGCAGTTCATCAGTTGTGGTCATCATTTTACAATCCTAATATGCTTTGACTGCGATCAATCCATTCTAGGACTAAATCACCTTCGTTAAATTTGTCAATACCATCTAATACAGCATCAAGACAGTATGGAAGTCTGCCAGTTTCTTTTAATTCATATAGGCTGCTGTACAATCGTGGTTCATCGATGGTTTTGTAAACTGCCACACGTAGCCAACCGCTTTCTTTATCCAATTGGAAGTTAGCCTGACGACAATCAAAACCTGCACTTGCTAATTGAACAATAAGACTACTCATTGTGTAAACATGATACATTCCGCTTACCATAGCAACGTTTACTGTGTTATGTTCAATATGACTATGCACAGAAAGTGAATAAGGTATTTCTACAACTAGCAAACCATCTTGACGCAGTAATTTATGCCAATGGAATAGCGTACCAACAGGATTCATACTATGATGTAGCGCATTGTGACACCATATAAGGTCTTGTGGCGGCAGTTCAACTGTACTCATATCCTCAAATTTCCACAACATTTTACCAGCAGTTTTAATTTCTACACTTGGAGCAACTTCAACCGCAGTAACATTAAAGTTATAAGGACGACCACCTTGATCATGTAGTGTTGCCCACCACACAGCATCTAATCCGATACCAGCACCCATAACAGCAATATTGCTCATGCCCGATAGATAATCATCAAGTAGTGCAAGATGGTTTAGGGTTTTAAGACTGTGTTGATGGCTTTCTTGAGGTGTCATTGGGTTTCCATTAAATATTGATATACATTATATATTAGGATATTATCATCATATGAAATTATTAATCACAGGCGGCAGCGGTTATATCGGCAAGTATCTTGTCAAGTATTATGCAGAGTATGGTCATCAGGTTTTAGCACCAAGCAGTAGTGAACTTGATTTAACAGACTTGGCGGCTACAGAACGCTATATGGCTGAACATCCAGTTGACTGTGTAATTAATGCTGCATTTTATGGTCGTGAAATTATTCACAATCCAGATGATAATTTTTATATTATAAACTCGGCAATGTTTAGTAACCTATTGAATCAATCACAACATTACAAGAAGTTTATCCATCTTGGCAGTGGTTATGAATACGATAACGAACGTAACATTGACTTTGCGGATGAAGATGATGTTCTATATGTAAAACCAAAACTGCCATATGCTGCGCTAAAGCACGAGCAAGCAATGCAGTTGCTTGAACGAGACAATTGCTATAATATACGACTATTTGGATTAACGCATTATAGCGAACCAAGCAGCAGGTTCTTTCAACGATTGTTAAATGATGACAGAGTAATAATCAGTGAAGATCGCAGACATGATTTTTTTAATTTGGAAGATTTACCAACTGTTATTGATTTAGCATTGAACAATCAACTTAAACACAAAGCAATTAATTGTGTGTATGAAAACAAATATACCCTAAGCCAACAAGCACGGATATTCTGTGAGATTAAAGGGCTAGATTATAGCAAGGTTATCGTAGAGAATACAAGCAGCAGAGGTTATACTGGTAGTAATTTGCGAATTAAAGAGTATAACCTGCCACTGCTTGGATTAGAACTTGCGTTCTTACGGTATTAATTTACGTAGCATTGCGGCATAGTCAGCAAGAACGCTCTCAGCACTATAATCACGATATAGTTTTTCAAGCGGAGCCGTGCCTTGTGCAATGATTTCACGGATGCTCTTATCTTCAATAAAGATACTTGGCTCAACATTCCAGAAATTACGGAACTGATGACTCTTTGTCATAGCAATAGGACGACGAGCAGCCAACGCATAGTCAGGTGAACTTGCAATACCACAACCATCAAGATAATCATAGAAGTAGCAGTTAATAGTGTTATGTGCTAACCAATCAACTACTTCATCTGTTTCCATAAGTTCATGACTAAATTGCAACTCAATGCCTGGTTTAGTAATGATACTCTTTACTTCCTGAACACGAGCATTAGCGTTGCTGCCAGCATATCCGTGAATAAGGTCTACATAATACCCAAATGGAATATGCAGACGCAAGATAGCCTCATCAAATTCTTCTTGAACCTTGTGAGCAAGACGAGCAATGCCTTTATGCGGCGGTCCAAAACCTTGGAAGCCAATGATAGGCTTGTCACCATCCTCATAAACATGAGTTGTGGTAGGCGGTAACAAACGATTAGTAATGAATACATGATCATTTCCTACTACGCTTGGATCGTCTGCAAGAATATATTGCCAACCGTAATGATTATGTGGATCATAATTGTCTGCAAGTGCCTGATACATATCATGCATAATACGAACCTGTGGTACCGTAATTTCACTGCGTGGATGTGGCTGGTCCATCCAAGGAGTAGTGCCTGGTGCATAGTTATAGATGATTGCGCTTGGTTGCCAAGAGTTATAAGCAGCCATTACATCGCTCCAACCATCGGTATATAGTACCTGAAACTCATACTCTTGGTGAGTAATGAGCGTGTTTCCAATAAGGTTTCCGATTAGTCCAATACCACACGCAGCCTTGTCGCCAAGGGTTTGTGTTACAAATAATACTCTAGGTTTCATTTTACTGCCTTTACTTGTTCTTCAATCCAATTATATGTTTTAGTTAATCCAGCATACAAATCTTGAGTAGGCACCCAGTTTAGTTTTTCCCTAATAAGATCATTATTGCTGTTGCGACCACGAACACCTTGTGGTCCATCTATGTGCCTAATATTGATTGTCTTGTCTGCAATAGCACAAACTGTTAGCACAAGATCATTGATAGAAATAAGATAATCACTACCGATATTAACTGGACCTTCAAAATCACTATCCATTAGACGCATTACGCCTTCTACGCAATCATCAATGTGAAGGAATGAACGAGTTTGTAAACCATCACCCCACACTTCAATTGATTCCCCATCATTAGCCATTGCTACTTTACGGCAAATTGCTGCTGGTGCCTTTTCTTTGCCACCTTGCCATGTTCCATGTTCACCAAAGATGTTGTGGAAACGTGCAATGCGATTACGCATACCATACTGACGATTATAAGAAAGATAAAGTCGCTCACTAAACAATTTTTCCCAACCATATTCAGTATCAGGATGAGCAGGATATGCAGTATCTTCACGACAATCTGGATTCTGTGGGTCTACTTGATTGTATTCATTGTAAACGCAAGCACTGCTGCTAAAGAATACTTGACCAACTTCTTGACGACGAGCAGTATCTGCTACGTTAAGATTAATCTTGGCACTGTTGCCCATGACATCAGCATCATTGTTGCCACTACCAATATAACCAACACCACCCATGTCAGCAGCAAGTTGAAATACACGATCAACCTTCTGGTCAATGATGAAATCAACTACCTGTGGGTTGCGACAATCGCCAATGAAAAACTCATCACATGCACTAGGTGCAAATTCAGGTTGTTTCAAGTCAACACCCCGAACCCAATATCCATCTGCTTTTAATCTTTTAGCAATGTGACTGCCGATAAATCCGCCAGCACCAATAACAATTGCAGTTTTAGTCATAATATCTATCCAATACTGTTTCAAAATCTCGTATATAATTTTCGTTACTGTATAATTCACGAAATTCGTTTGTTGGTTCTAATCCACTTGCAACTGCATCACGAATTGAAACGCTTTCAGCAAGCAGTTGCGGTTTCCAATTCATATGACGATACATGTTACTGTCGCTTAGTAGCATAGGTTTCATGGCAGTTAGTCCGCTGTCCACACAACTACTAATACCACGACCAGGTTGGGTGGCATATAAGAACATGTTGAGATCGTTATTATTCAAGAACTTTGCCAAACTATAGCGGTCTGGTATAAAATCATGAGTAATATTAACCTTAACATTTGGTTTAGCGATAGCACGGCAATGGTCGGCAATGCTGTGAGCAAGACCACCTGTCATATCAACATAAGCACCATATGAGATGTTAATGTTTACTTCAACACGTTCATCAAACTGAGCGTTGACTAGTTCAATAATACGTAGAAAGTTCTTGGTATGCTGACCAAAGCCAAATGAACCAATCTTTAGCACTTCACCAGGTGGAGAATACACAATATCATCATAGAATATAAGTGGTCTGCCAACTGGACTATGTGTTTCAGTTGCCACAAAGGTTGGATCACAAACAAAATGATGATCTACATGAGAAAATACATTATAATTGTCATGACCAGTGATAACAAACTGTGGTATACCAGTGCGTTCAAGAACATAATTACCTAACCAAGGCATTGTTGTTGGATGATGATTCCAAATAATACCGTCCACAATGGATTCTTCAAAGTAATTAAAGAATCCATTCTGGTGATCAACTTCGACAAGTTCAAACTTATACTTCTTGCTTTGTTTAAGAATATTATAAGAAAACAAACCATAGGTATGAATCCCACAGTTTGTCTCACTATTCATTACAATTGCAATTTTACGCATTCTTAAAACCGCTGACCTGTTTATTGTTATAAATGTCATTAATAGCAGTTTCAATAATTTTTACTGCTGGACTTGCAAATGTCGTGTTACTAAAACGAAAATCTGCCGCAATATCAAGACCATATGGCAACAAGTCTTCTGACTTATGACTAAAGTTTACAAATATCTTGCTCTTATCAAGAAGATTATCCTTGGTATTAGCATATGTAAATGGTCCACTATTCTTACCAACCACTAAGTTTACCTTAGTCGATAGATAAGAGATATCACACAAATCACATGCATCGCTAAAGATATCGCCAGTAAAGATAACGTTGTCAAGTTTGGTGTCAAATTTTTCAGTAGCAACAAACGTATCATTGGTATGGTTTGCGGCAACATATTCAATAATCTTCTGCATATTATCCATACTGCTTTGTGCACTCGCAACAGCACTATTGCAGAATAGATATACATTACCTGAAAATTTATAATTATCTACAGCAGCACGATTATACTTACTATAATCAATCTGCGGCACATAATCCCATACATCATCACTTAGTTTGAGGTCGATGCCAAATTGCTGACGAAGATTATTGTAACACTCGCCCACAATGCGGTGATGGCTAATGTAAGAAGGATGGGTGTTAGCCCATAATCCCATATATGATCCCACCCATGTATTAATAAGAATGGTATCGTCGTCACTGCCAAAGCGGTTCCACTGATTGATGCCATCAAGAACCGTCGCATTGTTTTCTTCATCTAGCGTCTCTACAAGGTCAATAATTGCACGAGGATTTTTCTTATGTGCATAATAGAAGTTTGATTGTGGCATCTGTCTCTTGATATCGGCAACCCATCCTCTTGTGGAGAATAGGTCACCGTAATGCCAATGATTGAAGAATACTATATTCTCCATAGATTATCCAATAACCTGAAAGGTTGGACATGGAACAACTAGTTTACCACCATTGGTGATAAAATCTTGCTCACGCTTGACAAACTCATCAACAAAATGCCAAGGAAGAACAAGCAAGTAGTCTGGGTTTGCTGCTCGCATCTCTGCTTCACTTACGATTGGAATATTAGTTCCAACAGTCTGCAATCCAAACTTATAAGGTGAACGTTCAGCAATAGCCGTCATTAGGTCTGGTGTGATACCAAACAACTGTAGGAGAGTATTACCCTTAGTTGATGCACCATAACCATAAACCTTCTTGCCTTCTGCCTTTGCCTGATGCAAGAAATCAAGAACCTGTGCCTTTAGCGATGCAATATTATCACCAAATGCCTTCCAATGTGTTTCATCAGTAATATCCCAAGCCTGTGCTTCATAAGCAAGAGTAGAATTGATGCGGAAATCACAAACATCACGAATCTGCTGAGTTGCAAAGGTCTTTTCATCGCTATCAGCCTTCTGGAAGGTAACACGGAATGAACCACCATTAGTGTCATTAAGTGAGCAATCACGTAACACAAAACCTTCGCCTTCGAACAACTTC